ATGGAAAACTATATAGAGAACAATATTAAGCTTATCACCAATTCAAAGGCTACTCCTTTTGCAACTCCTCTTAGGACGGTTAAAGGGCTAGTAACTGTGCTAAAAACGTTGCACCATGAAGCATTAACAAACCCTTCTCATCAGTATGTAGATGAGTCAATGGTAACAATCCAGATAAGTCCAGAAGAAGTTTGGAACATTTCACCTAAGCGATTCAAAAAGGATTACTCAGTCAATGATACTCGTAATGCAATTCGTATGCTATCTCTCGCAGGAATGCTAGTTCCGTGCACATGGACTCTTCTTAACTACGGTGCCAAGGATGAAAAGATGGCTATTGTCCATAAAAACAATGATGAGTCGGGCTACATTGGTTTGCCCTCTGTTTATATGATTCCAGATTTATCATACTATGATAATCTTCATTGTGATAGAATAACCCGTAGTTTCAATATTAAGACACCTCTGACATACTTATCACTCAGTGCCGCCTATGACTACAATACCGCTAATTTTGTCTATGGTAATCTAAACAACTGGGGCATCCCGTCTCCTACTGTTAACCAAGCCGAAAAGTTAGTCCATTTAGTTGATGTAAAGGGTGTAGTTACACTAGAAGAATCTAAGAAGTATCTAGTTCCGTCTAAGTTTCCCAAAGGGTATGTACCACCAACTAGCAACTCCTATTTTGTTTCTCAGCTAAATGCACTAAAAATGACGGGATGGCTTCATAGCCAGGGAGTGTTCTTTGACACCGCTAGCAAAGTTAATCCTGTGTTGACGAAAGATATATCTAGGAACAGTAAGGTTTTATATACTCGTTCGTCAATTAAAAGATAACAAATAAGCACTTACCACAGCCTTAATTGCCATGGTAGGTGCTTATTTTTATACATAATAGTAATAAAATTACATCTTTGAGAATACCCAACCAACAAAAGCTGATAACAATAATACTAACAATTGCTTAATCCAATCAGAACTATTGTTTCTGATAGCCTTAATATCGTCATCTTGCGCTTGTATTTGGTTATCAAGTTTATCGCTTACCTTCTCAATTTTAGCCTCCAGTTTCTCAATGCTAGCTTTAACTTCTTGTTCGAGGCTGATTGATTGCTTTTGTAAGTCATCTATCTGTCTCTTAATCAAATCAATTTCACGGCTGTTGGCTTGACTGTAATATTTACGGTCAACCGTGATAGCATTAATTTGGTCTTTAAGAGAGGTTAGACCCTCAGAAAAGGCTTGTAGTTGTTCGCTGATTGATTTAATATCCTCAAACTCAGTTCCCCTAGCCATCCTTGCACCATCTGCTTTCATATATTATTTTGTAAGGTCGTGTTACTAATAATGTATTAATCACGCAGTCAATACAATAAGTAGTTACCTCAATTAATAATATAGATTACGCTACACGTTTATAACCTCAATATTCATAAATGTTATAATAGGCTCTATAAGGTGGTGATACATTGGAACACAAAGAAATTTTGGAAAGACGCCGAATAATTCTTAGCAATAACCCGGGGTATCATTTAATTAAGAAGGGAAATCGAGCTGTGGGCTACCTTAGGCATTGCTGTATTTGTGGGCGCCCTTTAACTGCTTATATTATAAACGAGAACAGATATGTGACTATTTGTAGACATTATCAAATCACAACTGTAGCTTCCTTAAAGCTGAGTATGTGTGCCGATATTCGTTCTTGTGACAGATATGAGAAGAAGAAAGGAGAAAAGGTTAATGAGCTCAATCATAGATAACTTAAAGGCTGGTTTGAATGACACTGATAAAAATGGTGAAGATTTAGATAGTCAAACTAAGACTAACCTATTTAAATCAGTGTCAAAACTATCAGAAGGATTTCTAGATGCCGTAAACGCTGGTAAAATTGAAGTTAGGGATATTAAAGATATGAAGGATGTTGCTTCTATCTACAATATGATTGTTCAGGCTGGTGGTATTGAAGGCTCAGAAAAGGCACCAGAGTTGAGTAAAGGTATTCGTAATTATTGGGTTATCAATAATAATACCCCTGTTGACAACGTTGAAGGCGCCGATGTAGTAGACCAATTGGAAGGAATGAGTAAAGAAGATATTAATAAAATGCTAAATGAACAGGAAAAGATTAAGAATAATGAGAATGCGGGTGATATTTAATGGTTAAACTTGAAGAAGCCGATATTAACTTCTCAGGAGCCGATATTGTTAAAGTTGCTAAGGATATGTTTAAGACTGATAAGCCCACTGTTGAACAGATACAGTATGTCATACCTATGCTAAGGCCAACCAACTATCTGCTGGAGCATCATACTGTTAAGGGACATCCCGTAACTTATTCGATACCTAACTATGGTAATCATAACCAAATGAAATATTTTTCGCATAGACCATGGCAAAGAGCTGTGTTAAATGACCAGTATCAGTCTAAAGTCATAATCAAGTCACGTCAATTAGGCTTTAGTGAAGTTGGTATAAGTGAAGCTTTATGGTTTTGTGATACCCATTCCTACGATTCTGTTAATGCATTATACACATTCCCAACAAATAAACAGATGAAGGACTTTGTTAAGTCTCGTATCAACCCAGAATTTCAAGCAGGATATTATGCTGGTATAATTGATAAGTATAATGACTCCTTAGACCAAAAATCAATTAGAAATTCACGAATTTTATTCCGTAGTTCTAGTAAAGGTAGTTCCATGGAAGGTGTTGATATCGACCTACTTTCGCTCGATGAATACGATAGACTGAATCCTACTGCGGAAATATCAGCACTAGAATCATTGTCATCTTCTAAATATGGATTAGTAAGAAGATGGTCAACCCCCACAATACCAGATTATGGTATTCATAAGTTATATAAAGAGTCTGACCAGCGAAAATGGGTATACAGGTGTCCTCATTGTGGATTAGTGCAGCAGATGAACTATGAAAAGAATATCAAACTTATAAATCCTGATGGAATAGATTTAATTGGTAGAGTTATTCAAGATGGCACGTATCAGTTTGTATGTCAGAAGTGTGGTAAACCTTTAGACCGATGGTATAGTGGCTTCTGGGACATTACTGCTCCTAAAGCTGGCCGTACTCACGGATACGCTATTTCTCAAATGGATGCAGTCTGGGTAACCCCCGACTCGCTGAAACAGAAAGAGTTACAGGCTCCTAATAAGCAATTCTTTTATAATTATACACTAGGAATGCCATATGAAGATTCAACAAATAGATTCTATCAAAATGATGTGTTAGACCATCGTGATGACAGACCTAGAGTAGAAACACGAGTAGATTACCGACTTATATCAGCAGGAATTGACTGGGGTGAACATTACCACCACGTAGTAGTATTAGGCATGACAACAAGTGGACGGGTAGATTTGCTAACTTTAAAGCGATTTGAACGTTCACAAGGTGTTGAGCACCTAGAAGAAGACTTGCAAAAGATTATTCTAGAGCTTGATAAATTCAGACCTAATATTATAGTTCCAGATATCGGCTTTAACGGAAACTACGTGGATAAGTTGACACAGCACTTTGGTAAGCAAGTTGTATATGGCTGTATTGTTAAAAGCACTAAAAGTAATGGCGACCCTATTGCACATTTTAACGAAACAAGTTCTAGGGTAACTATTGATAAGTTAACTCAAAACGTTATGATGATGGCTGATATGAAACGGGGAGACATCCATTTCTATAAGAATGTTGACCAAGACTTGAAGCTATTTATTTCTCATTGGATGAATGTTGTTATTCGTACAGATGAAGACGAGGATACCCAAGAATTAGTTAAAGTTATTAAACGTAAAGGCGACGACCATTTCGCCCAGAGTTCAGTCTATGCCAAAGTTGGCATGAACAAGTTGATTGATGTATTACGTGAAGAACGTGAGACGCCATCAATAGTGACAGCACTAGATTCAGATGTCGGGGCTGTATTAAACCAAGAACCTACTGACTTAGCTAGTGAGTTCGATATAATGTAGTCTACAAGAGAGTATCAATAACGATACTCTCTTTTTATGTCTATTATCTTCTTAATTTATTTTATAAAATGACATAATGCTATACTATAAATAGGCCACTTCTCTGTATGATATTTCATTATATTAGTAGTGTAGAAGATACGAAAGGAGGCTCTTATTCATTGGGAATTAGAGATTTATTCCAACGTGATACGCTCAACGTACAAGATTACGTAGACGTTGATGAATATGCCAAGGAAGACTTACAGAAGTCCTTTAGAACTGGTAAGTCTAACAATCGTGGTAAAGTTGATGCTCTTGATATTAATCAAAGCAACAACTATGGTGGTCCTTTTAGTGCTGTTAATAAGAATGATGTTTTGCAGAAGAAGAAAATACTTAACCAGTATGCCTCTAATGTTATTGTGCAAGCAATCATTCGTACTAGGACTAATCAGGTAACACCTTATTGTATTCCAGCTAGGCTATCACGTGATGGGATTGGCTATGAAGTTGTCCCCAAAGAAATTAAGGGTGACAAGGTAACTAACAAGCAGAAAGAACGCTCTAAAGAATTAGAAGACTTTATATATCATACTGGTAAAGATGATAACAAAGAGTGGCGAGATACATTACCAGCATTTGTTACCAAGATTATTAATGATATCTTGGTTCAAGACCAAGTTAATATTGAAAGGGTGTATGAATCCCCTAATTCAGCACAGCTTAATCACTTTAATGCTGTTGATGCAAGTACAATTGTTATATCTAAGCTTCCAGCAAGTTTAGACCAACCTCGCTCATTTGAACAAATTATTGACACCAAGAAGATAGCCAGTTTCAATGAAAAAGAAATGGTATTTGAAACCTATTGGCCTACAACTACAGTTAACAATCGTGGCTATGGCTATGGGCCGCTTGAAGTTGTATTACCTCAATTAAGCTATGAAACAAACACTGAACAATTCAATGCTAGGTTTTTTAGTCAAGGTGGTACAACTCGTGGTATATTAGTTCTAAATCCTAACGGTGATGCTCAGCAACAGCAAATGGCAATTGCAGGTATTCGTAGACAGTGGAACAGTCAAGGTGCTGGTATGAATGGCGCTTGGAAGGTTCCAATGATTTCAGGTCAAGATGCTAAGTTTGTTAACATGACACAGACTAGTAAGGATATGGAATTTGAAAAGTTTTTGAACTACCTAATTTATGTTATTGCTGCCGTTTACCAAATTCAGCCAGAAGAAATTAACTTTCCTAATCGTGGGGGAGCTACTGGGCGTGGCGGAGGAAACTCTGTTAATGAAGGTAATACAATGCAGAGCAAGATTAGTAGTAGTCAGAGTAAGGGACTACAGCCATTGCTGTTCTTTATCGAACGTCTGATAAATGAAAAGATTTTGTCTAAGGTTGATAGCGACTACCAGTTTAAGTTTACCTTAGGTGGTACTCAGTCAGAGTTAGAGAAGCAACAAGTTATTGAAAAAGAACTATCTAATGGTATGTTGCTAAATGAGGCTCGGGCTAAAAACGGGTTATCAAAGCTTGATGGTTTGGATATTCCGGGGAACGTTGCTCAGGCAGTTCAGTGGAAGCAGTCAGAAATGAAGCAAAGTGATTTACAGCATTCTAAGGATTACAAGAAGTCACCAACTGACCCAAAGTCACCACTTCCAGTTGATGATAATCAGACTAACAATCAAGAAGATAGTCAATCTGACCAAGATAATCAACCAAATAACAATAAGCCCACATAATAGTTATATTATTATTGAATGAAGATGACTTAAGGTGGTGTTAAAGTGTTAAAAGACGATTTCGACATTTTCTTACCCTTTGACAGAGTTGAAAAAAGTGATTCTGGTAAGAAAGGTAAGAATGTGTTTGTTGCTGGTTGGGCTTCTACTCCAGCATTGGACTTTCAAGGTGAACGACTAGATTCATTCGGTCTAGACCCTAGTTATCTATTTAATAATGGGTTTGTTGATTATGAACATGACCAAGATAAAGTAATTGGTTATCCAACTGATAAATCATTTGTAGACCCTGAGAGAGGCTTGTATGTAGAAGCAGAATTGTTTGGTGATATGCCAGAAGTTCAAAACATTGTTAAATTAAATAATAATTTAAAGAAGGCACAAGCCAAGCGTAAGTTAGGATTCTCAATTGAGGGTAAAGTTCTTAAGCGTGACCCCGTTGACAAGAATGTTGTTAGAGAGGTTATGGTTACAGGAGTGGCCGTTACAAAGAACCCTGCTAACCCAGAAGCTACATGGGAACAGGTACAGAAATCAAACAGTGCTTTGGTGGCTGGTACCGGATACTCTCCTAGTACCCAGCGTGGCGGGGGTGCCTTACGTCCAGAATCAATGGCCGCTGAATTGGTAAACTTAGCGGCTCGCATTCGAGAGATGGAAACTAGCGTTCCTGACCTTGATGTATTTGCTAAGGATACCGCTAATGCTATTGAAGACCGCGGTGTTGACGATGTATTAGTATATCAGTTATTCTTACAGTTATTTTCAGGTAAAAGCGCTGAGGCTGTTATTCAGGCTTTGCCTAAGAACCTAGTTACTCATAGTGCAGAAGAAACTGGTAATATTGATGATTAAACCAAGAAAGTAGGGAGAAAATTTGAAATTACAAGAAACATTGGAAGCTCTAGAAAAATCTACTAAAGATTTAACTAAGAGTGTCGAAGATGCTAAGCCTGTTGAAGATGATAAGCCAGAATCTCCGGCAGAAGCTCCAGTAGAAGCACCTAAGGAAGACGAACAAGAAGCACCTAAGGAAGCAGAACCAGAAGCTCCAGTAGAAGCACCTAAGGAATACGAACAAGAAGCACCTAAGGAAGACGAACAAGAAGCACCTAAGGAAGACGAACAAGAAGCACCTAAGGAAGCAGAACCAGAAGCTCCAGTAGAAACGCCTAAAGAAGACGAACAAGAAGCTCCAGTAGAAAAAACTGAAAAGTCAGTTAATATCGACCGGGACTTAGTAATGAAGTCATTAGACACGCTAAATTTAGCACTAGATGTTATTAAGTCGATGTCTAAGCCAGAGGCTCGCCAAGACAATATGTCTAAGAGCGTGGTTGAATCTCCTGATGCTAAGCATAAGGAAGATGCTAATGGTGGTAAACAATCCTCTGCTGTTGTCAAGGGTGCTGATTGTGATGACCCTGATATGAAAGATGATAAGAAGAAGGATAAAGTTTCCAAGGATGATGACGAAGTAGAAGAATCTGCTAAAAAATCAGCTGATAAAGATGATAGCGATAAAATGTCAGATGATAAAAAGAAAGACAAAGAAGAAGATAATGCTACTAAGTCTGTAACTGGTAAGGCTGTACAATCAGATGATGCAGAAGATGATGTTGAAAAGTCAGAAAAGGCTGACAAACCATCTAAAGAAGAAATCATTAAGTCGTTTAGAAATCAAGTTAGCGAAGCCTTAGAAGAATCAGATTCAGATGTAATGGCTGGTCCTAATAGCGCTCGTTCTAATAGACTACGTGAAGTATTGTCAGAAGCTAACAAATCAACTGAATTATCTGATACTTTGAAGAAGTCATTCTTGGATATCAATTAATTTGTACTAATTTGTTACTAAATCATAAACTCGTTATATTATAGTTGTAAGCAAAATGACTTTTAATCATTTAATCACATAAAATGAGAAGGGACGAATTAATTTGTCAGATAATAAAGAAAAAACCTTGTTCGGCAAGAGTTTGGATTTAAAGAATGATGTTGCCGAAAACATTAGTAAGGCTTTCGTTGCCGGTACTGGTATTACACCACAAACACAACCAGACGGTGCCGCTTTACGTCTTGAATCAATGGACAACAACTTAAAGAACACTACTTGGGGTACTGATGACTTTACCATTTATAATGATATTTTCAAGCAACCAGTAGACCAAACTGTTCGTAAGTATGTACAATTCTATAAGCATGGGCGTGTTGGTCATGCCTTGTTCCAACCAGAAATTGGCATTGGTGCTGTTAACAGTCCACGGTTAGACCAAAAGACTATCTCAATGAAATTCATTGTTGATACTAAGCAAAGCTCATTGGCTATGCAATTGGCTAACACCATTACTGACCCTGTTCAAGTTTTGGAAATGGACGGCGTGGAAAACGTTGTCAAAACTATTGAATGGGCTATCTTCTATGGTGACTCTGACTTAACTGCTGGTGAAAAGGGCGATGGTCTGGAATTTGATGGTTTGCAAAAGCTTATTGATGCCCATAACCACATTGACCTTGAAGGTGGAGAATTAACGCCACAAGTGCTTAACAAAGCCGCTGTTAAGATTGGTGAAGGTTTCGGTGTTGCAACTGATGCTTATATGCCTATTGGTGTTAAGGCTGACTTTATTAACCAACACTTGGGTGCACAACGTATTATGCTTCCCGGTCAAACTGGTGGTATGGAAACCGGTTTAGACATTGACCGTTTCTTATCAGCACGTGGTAACATTAAGTTGCACGGTTCGACTATCATGGACTTGGATAACAAGTTAGATTTAGTTAACCCAGATGTTAACTCAAATGCACCATTAGCTCCTTCATTGACGGCAGAAGCAGTTACTGACCAAGCTGGTAAGTTCCATGATGCTGATGTTACGGATAAGCAAGGAAATGTATTACTTCCTAAAGAAGTTGGTGCTAACTTGGTATACCGTGCTACGACTTCAAGCCGTAACGGTGACTCATTATCATCAGACCCAGTAACTGTTAAAGTTGCTAATGCTACTGATGGTGTTAAGTTAACGGTTACGAACCAAGCATTACAAAACGAACGTCCAGACTTTGTTACAATTTATCGTCAATCATTGATTGATGGTGATGACAACTTCTACTTGGTTGCTCGTGTTGCTACTCGTGATATCCAAGATGATGGTACTATCGTATTTACAGATACTAACTTGCGTATCCCTGGTACTGGTGATGTCTTCGTTGGTGAAATGAACCCATTACGGATTTCATTGTTAACCTTCGCTCCATTATCAAAGCTTGACTTAGCTCAAGTAACCACGGCTTCACAATTTGCCATCTTATGGTATGGTAGTTTAGCTTTGTATTACCCACGTCGTTTTGTTCAAATCCATAACGTTCTTTATAGCTCAGCTAAGGGTAACTTAGGATTTAACAACAACATTTAATTAGACATAATAAACTAGGGAAGCCATTGTGCTTCTCTTTTTTATTGCCATCACATAATAATGTTATAATTAGTACAGATATGTATACAAATCGAGATGGCTAAATGCCTATATTATACTATGTAGGAAAGGAGATTTTATAATGAGTACAGAGAATGCTATGAATTATTTTAAGACACCAGATAACTCTAATGACCCCTTAGCTAAAAACTACTATGGTAACCCTGATAACTCTGATGGAGTTGACTATACTAAGATTACATTAGAAGACTTAGGATTTACTGTAGCAGCAGTTAAAAATCAGTTAACAGGTATGGAAGAAGATTTAACAGACCAAGTAACTGGAGAGCCATACCCAGATTCTTACTATCAAGCATTTATGGAACAAGCGGTTGCTATGGCTGAAAAGGAATTTGATATTGTTATTCGTCCTAGGCTTGATTATGACAGGCTTGATTTTTATCGAGGCGACTTCGATTCTTTTATGTATGTTAGAACTTATGAGCGTCCCATTTTGCATGTTAAGCAGGTTAAAATGTATTTGAATGACCAAACTATTCTCGACTATCCAGATAGGTGGATAAAAGTAACTAATCGTTTGGGCCAGATTGAGTTACAGCCTAGTTTATTAGCTGGTGGTTTTAATGCAAGTATGCAAGTGCCTTATTTATCAATATCAGGATATCCTTTTGGTGTACCACCAGTATCACAGGACCAGTTTTCTCCACAAATGTTAGGTGTTAGTTATATTGCTGGTATGATTCCACAACCAGCAGACCAACACGGAATAAATAGGGATTATTATCCTCACCCCGACTTGATTGCTTATTGTGCAAAGTATGCCGCAATTGAAGTTCTTGAACGCTGGGGTCGTACCGTTATTGGAGCTGGTATTGCTGGTTTCGATGTAAGTATAGATGGAATTAGCACAAATGTCAATAGTACTCAGTCTGCTGAAAATACAGCATCGACCGCCGATATTAAGCTAATGCAAGCAGACATGAAGCATATTAAGAATACTCTAATGGAATATTATGGTGGTAGAAATATTGGGTTTATTGCCTAATGCTATTATACAATAGTATATCTTAAAATTAAAGTAGAAAGGGAGAGTTAATTTGGCAGATAAACCAGTAACTAATATTGACCCTTTAAAACGCCGTAATAAGATGCCTGAGCTACAGGTTGACCAAGTATTACAAGAAATAGAACGTCTGGGTAGGGATGTCTATTGGGAAAAGTCCTTTCAGTGTCCCTGTATTGACCCTAAGACACATGCTCCTAGACCAAATTGTAAGGTTTGTCACGGTCAAGGAATTGTTTTTAAAAACCCTTATCAGTTAAAGATGCTAATGCAATCTGATGATAGAGGAGTCTATAACGGTCACTATGGTTCACAAGAAATTCGTAGTGCTATTGCAACTCCACAGTTGACTGAGAATGGGATTGAAAATGGTATTTCAGCTAGAGACAGAATTACCATTAAGGATATGCAGATTACACAGACATACACGTTTAATGCTACGCCACTCAGAATGTCTAAGGGTGTGTTCATTCCATATTCAGTAGATAAAATTGATGAAGCTTACACCCTAGATGATGGTGGCCTACTACTGACAATTGACCCAAAGACCCTAGTATATAATAAAGATAGTTCTACCATAGCTATTACTGATAATACTTTAGCTGGTAAGAACATATCGTTAGTGCTATCAGTAGATGCTCGTTATTATGTGGCTGACATCACTAAAGAGACAAGATATGCTTATGTAACTAAGGCTAAAGGAAAACTTGCCATGGTTGGAAATTACAACACAAATCTTAAGTATCAAGACCTTTATGGGGCAGACTTTAGTGGACTAAAGGGTAATGCCGTCATTCCAGTTCGGCTACCCAAGAAGTTAATTATTCGCAGAGAAGACTTCTTTGTGCCAGACTCAAACATCATTATTAATGACAATGACAACTTATCTAAAATAACGGACCCTAAGGTATCAGCAGATATGTCAGATTTCTTTGGTGATTCTAATGGCTGATTTAACTAATCAATTTAAAGACCTATTTACTAGGACAATTAACCCAAATGTAATTGAACGCAGTATGCGTGACGACCTAAGCCAATGGATTAAGACTAAGGATAGTTCTATTAATGTGTCTAATGTTGGTGATAATATTCTATCATTATCCTACACATTGATTGAAGATGAAGCTAAAAAACAAGGTGCCCAGTTTATTGACTTAAAGCCATATTTTGCCCGTTCGTCAAAGGTTAAGCATACCAAAGACGGCGGTTGGTACATGGTTATTCCAATTCAGAGAGGTGCCCCCGAGTTACGTTCTGCGTATGGTAGAAGCTTATGGGATACCATTAGTCATACAAATTATGGCGAAACTTCTAGCCAGGGAGACGTTTCTAGGCTACAAGAAAAATTAGGTGTTAGTCCAAGTGCGACCATTCCAGAATTGGCTTATAAATGGAAATCTAATAATGTTACCCGTGTAAAATGGGGCTCTTCTGGTAAGCGTGGACGCTATATTCAGTTTAGAACAGTTTCAAATAAGTCTGACCCAAACTCATGGATAGTTGGAAGGCAAACTTTAAATGAAGAAACTCCCGGAATTGAACAACTAGCTCCATATATTTCAACCATCATGAAGAACCATGTTGATGAATACCTAAGCCAGACTAACAATATTCTATAGAGAGGGGGCAATTGAATGGCAATAAACTCCGGTGAAATTTACTTACAAGACAAAATACAGTCAATTATGAATGGTTTTCTATCCAGTCGTTATATTACTAGTGAAGATATATTAAGTGAGCTTCCTGATGACATTAAAAATCCATTTATGGATACTTATGGATTATATTCTGGTGCAGAAGGTAAAGAGATTCCAGTAACTTTTACATTTCCAGATGTTAAGCAACAAGAAGCATTTATATTAATTCAGTTTAAAGGCGCCGATGAAGACGTAGACAACTCATCTATCGGTAACGTGCAAGCCAATATTGCTAGCTATCAAGAAGGCAATGAATTAAAAGAACGCTTGCCAGTGTCGGTAGATGAAGTTAATGGTACTAAATCATACTATGTTGAAACATCTAAACCAATATTCTCACTATCTAACATTCCAGAAATATCTGGGTCGTCAGAGTTTAAGTTTTCAGGAAACAGAATTGAACTGCCCCCTTTACCTTTCCTAAATACTAAATTTATTATTACTGTATATTATTCAGCAATGAGGACAGATAGTAATGGAAACATAATGAAAGATAAGGATGTTGTTCGTTATGGGGTTAACCTGATTGAAGGGTACACAATTGATTTCTGCTCAACAAATCAAGATACTCTAAAATGTTTAACGGTACTTTTATTGGCAACTATGGTATATCTTAGAAAAACATTGGAGGACAATGATGATTTCTATTTACCTACCATTACGCTTAATGGTTCTGACTTAATCGAAGAAGTAACCAGTGCTACAAATACCTCTTACAGTCAGCAACTGTTCTACCGTAGAGCAGAGATAACCTATAAGACCACACAATCCATCATGTCAGACGCCGGTGATAGGTTAACTGACATTAATATCGAAGATTAAATCAAAGGGGGCTATAATAATGGTATCAAATATTAAAAAGGCTAAACATAAGCGTTTGTACTCAGTGGATGATTTCATTAAGTCGGCGCTAGAGTCTAAGAAGTTTGCAAAGCTTAACCGTATTAGTGCTAGTGGTTTCAGAGCTCAAATGGTTAAGGAAGACAAGGTTCTTGTTGAAGATGAACATATCTTCTTAGACAAATTGAAGAAATATTTAGCATAATAAGAAAGGCAGTGTAAATTAAATGGCAAAAACAGTTTCTGTTTCAGAAAACATGAAGCGCATCTATCCTAAGTTTAATGATAGTCGTCCTCACGTTGAAACTAACTATGATGACAGCGCATTATCAAATTCGGCATCAGATTCGCAAAAGAACATCTTTATGATTGGCTCGGCATCTGATGGCGACCCTACTAAAGTATACACACTTAATACTTTATCACAGGCTAAGGGTACCTTTGGTTCAGGTGACCTTGTAAACGCTATGGAACTAGCATGGGACCCATCAAACGATTCATTAACTAGTGGGGGTACTATCTACGCTATGCGTGCTGAGGATGCAACCCAAGCATCTTTAACAAAGGGCGCATTATCTTTTGTCTCTAAGGTATTTGGTGACAATGCTAACAGAGTTGGTATTGCACTTGACAACGATGTAATTACTGGAGCTCCCCGTATTACTGTTACGTATGACCCTAAGAATTACAGTAGGGTATACACAAACATTGGCTCAATGTTTACTCTGAGTTACAAAGGTACTGCTGCGGCTGCTGGCTATTCAGTTGAAAAGGGTGCTGATGGGTATGCTTCTAAGTTCACGTTAGCTACCGGTCAATCAATTGATGCTTTAGAAGAAGTTAAATCATTTGACTTGCATTCAAACTCCTATCAAACAATGGCAGACTTATTACAAGGCATTTCCGCTGTGTCTGGTTTTAGTGCTGGTGTTGTTGGTTCTACGGTTGTTGAAACCAAGTATCTTGATGTTGTTGACCCTGCCGTAGATTGCAAGACTGCTCCAGTTACGGTTACCGCTAAAGTTGGTGATGCTGTTCATGCTTTACGTTATGACAGCTATGTAACACTGTCAGTTGCTTCACCAGTTGCCCCCTCAGGTGTTGAAGTAGGAACAACAACAACAACTACTACTACGGTAACTGCTGGTTCATCAACTCAGGCGTTTCCAGAACCGTTTGAAAAGACGTTCTTGACTGGTGGCTCAACTGGTGAAGTTCCAGTTAGCTGGGCTGACAAGTTTAAGAATGTTGTTGGTAATGACGCCTACTATATTGTAGCACTTACTGACCAAGAAAACATTCATGCCGAACTAAAAGCATTCTTAGATGAAGAATCCGATTTAGGTTATAACTACCGTGGTTTTGTTGGTGGTGGTTTTAATGAAGAACCCGAAGAAATGATTTCTCGCCAGATTTCCTTAAAAGACGAACGTATTAATTTAGTTGGTCAATCAGGGTATTATGCAAACTTGTCGGGTGCTAACGTTCATATTCCAGCCTACTTAATGGCCGCTTATGCCGCCGGAGTCGCTTCTAGCTTGCAAATTGGTGGTGCATTAACCAACAAGTATATCTCATTAGTTAGTCTTGACCAAGAACTTACTGGTGACCAATTAGATACTCTTAACTCCAATGGTGTTATCTCTATCGAGAAGGTCGTAAACCGTAACGCTACCGGTGGTTACAGATTTGTTCAGGATGTTACTACTTACAATTCATCTAACGAACCAGTTAAGTCCCGCTTAAGCTTAGGAGAACTTACTGACTTCTTGTTTGACGATTTGAAGCTATACTTGGAACAAAACTTTATTGGTACCAATATCAGGACTACAACTGCCGATGATATCAAGGCTGGGGTTTCTAGCTTCTTATTCAATGAAGCTAGTTCGGATAATGGTTTAATTACCAGTTACAAAGAATCAGATATCACAGTTTCAATTAGTGGTGACGTTGCCTACGTTGTATTCTCAGCAGCACCTAGTCAAACAATGGATAACATTGTTGTCTATGGTACCTACACTAACTACACGGCATCAAGCACAACTGAAACAGACGCTACAAAATAAGGAGGTTAGGACTATATGGCAACACTTGCAAAGCAAACGGTTGAAACCGGTAACCGTATTTATATTATGATTAAGAATGAAGTTATTGGCCGTGCTCAATCATTAACTGGTGACCGTTCATTTGGTACCGAAGGTGTGTACGAACTTGGTTCAATCATGCCACATGAACATGTATTTTTAAAGTATACGGGTACTGTATCAGTTGAACGTTATCGGTTACGTACTGGTAATATGTCTGATAAGAAGATTGCTGCTCTAGGTGAAGATGTTTTGAAGATTGATATCTTAGATATTAATGTTAAGGATAACCAAACTGGTGCCTTAATCATCTGTTATCGTGGATGCTCAATTAACACCTACTCAGAAACTTATCGGGCTAACGATATTACTGGTGAATCCGCACAATTCTACTACTTGACTTCAAGTAACTTACAGAATGGTGGATACTCAACCTCTCAATTCAATACCGCTTCTGGTATTTCTTAATAGCGACATAATCAAGAAGAGCTACTTAGTTGTAGCTCTTTTTTATTGCTAGTTTCTTTTATATTAATGTTTGAGAGCAGGGCTCTGTTAGAATAGAGATATAACTTAAATAAGGAAGAGGTAATTATACTATGGCATTATCACACGAAGAAATTATTAAGAAAATGAAGGCCGAAGAAGCTGAAAAGGAAACCAAGAAAGGTAACAGCAAAGTTACTGACTTGGGAAGTATGGAAGAAAGTCCCGAAGTACTGGAGCTAAAGAAACAACTAGCTGAATCAAAGGCACAATTAGACAAAACCGAATTAGAGCGTCAAAAGCTTCAAAATCAAGTTCAAGACAATTTTGATACTCAGTCGTTCAATGAAAATCAGAATGCTGTTAACACTATCTTAAATGGTGATTTAAAGCAGTATTTCAAGAAGCATTACTCATATGATGTTGGGGGCAAAAAGCTAGAATTTGATGTAAGGATGCATTTACAGTCCATTCAAGAGCTTACTAAGATTGAAGTTTTAGCACAACAGATGACTGAGGGAATGCTTGATAACTTACAGGATGGGTTAGCTTATACCTATAGAGCATTGGCAACATTTAAGATTGTAGGTGATAGTGTTCCAGACTGGCTAACCGATGACAGTGGTTACCGTTTAGACATTGTTCAAAATGTGTATGGTGATTACCTGGAATGGTCGGAAACGTTTCGCCAACAACAAGTACGCTAATTCTGGTGGTCATAAGAATCCTTACTATCCAGAACAGGTAAATGAAGCCGGTGGGATGCGAAAAGTTGCTCGTAGCAATATCGGACGTAATATGTTTATTATCATGGATAGGTTTCACGTTCTACCAAATGACCCACTCATTCAAACACTAACGGTAGCCCAAAGAGACTTCTTATTTGAAAGCATCCAATATGATAATGATTTGAAGCGGGCACAAGCTGAGGGTCGAGAGATTGACAGTTCATTTGAAGATGAATCCGAAGATTACCTTAATGATATTTATAACAGCAATGAACATGTTGATTTGGTATCAGAGGGCGATAACATGGATGACCTCTATAACCAAGTTAAGGAAGCAACTAATGACCCAGCATATGAAGCTAAGATTGACAGTGCCATTGATATGGAATTACACGACAAAAAACTTCATGATGCTAGAGTTGATGAAGAGATTAAACAGAACTTTAAAGATGCTTACAAACGAGCAGAAGAACTTATGGACAATGATGAAGAGGATGAATAATCCTCTTTGTGTTACATAGCTAAAATAAGGGGTGAAGAAAATTTGGCTAATAAAAAAGAAGAAGTAGACGTAAATTTTAAGTCCAACCTTAAATCTGTACAGTCTGAAATTAATGGTTTAATGGGTGATATAGCTAAGCTAGATAAGATGACTGACAGACTATTTAATAAGGGTAAAAATAACAACTTCACCCTTACTGATAGAGATGCAACTAATCTAAGAGGTCAGGCTGGTTCCGTTCAGAGTCGGAACAATGAGTTACAAGATAAGCTTTCAAATAGCATTAAGCAGTATAACGATATCAGAGTTGGTAATAAATCAGTATCAAATCAAGATATTACTGCCCTTGAACAAACAATATCAGCACTAACATCAGCTCTATCAAGGAGCTATCAAGCCGTTGGTGCTAACAGTATCAATGGTCGCCTTAATCCACAAGGCGAACTTGGAGAAAAATTTAGGGAAACCTTGAACATGCGTACCAAGGCCACAACTAACTTTTCTCGTCCATATTCTGAGAGTGCTAGTAGAGAATATGATAACTTTAATTCTGGAATAAAAGACCAATTAAAAGATTTTCGTTCAACTGTAAGCAATCTAAGCCATCAGTATAAACGGACTGATAACCGTGTCGATGACACAATAGCCGGTGGTCGAGTATCTTATGAAAGGTTCAAACAGTATAAGACAACATTTAGAACTGGTACGGATAAGGTCGGCCAAACAAATGATGACATTAACGGTTACAAATCTAGACTACAACAGCAATTAGCTGATAAGCAAAGTCAATATAGTTCAATTGAGGCCAAAGAGAGAAGAGGGCAATTTAGCCCAAACGAGCGTGATGGGATTAACTCTCAGAAGAACGTTCTTAATTCTGAAATTAGTACCCTTAAGTCTTCAATCGACAAGTTAAAAGAATTTAATAAGACACTTGACAAAACTCAATCAACTATTGACTCCAGCAATTCTAAGTTAAAACAAGCCACTACTAAAGACGAGCGTACTGGTAGAACACCTCTAAGCGTGGATGATTCTAAGGATAGTATAGCTGGGATATTAAAGTCAAGAGCTACTGCTAATATTGGCGCTGGTATATCAGCGGCTGGCGGACAGATGACATCAAGACTGTCTAGTGGTAAGAGTGTTAGGTTATCCTCACAAGATGATATTACTCCAATTATGAATGCTGAGGCTAACACCAATGGCGTTTCTAAGAGAATGGATAATACCATATTAAACCGTTTACAAAAAGCCGGTAATGGTGCAGGTTATACTGGTAGCCAAATGTCACAATTTGCAAGTACGTATACAGGAACTACTGGAAATACTAACTATGTCACAGGAGCCAATGCAACAGCAAATCTGGCACGTTATGCAGGAATGGGTACAGATACAGCTAACAACCTTGTAAGTACGTTAGGGAACGCCGGAGGTGCCTCTACAGGCATTACAGGGACATCTAATGTAATATCTGGCTCAGTTGTTAACTCAGGAATGTCAGCTAAGGCCCAGACACAAGGTCAAGCATTAGCAAGTATGTACTCTGGTATTAGCAGCAGAGGTTTATCTTTATCTACTAATCAGGCACGTTCAATGTCTTCTTTCCAAGGAATTATGGCTAAGCATGGCGCATCTATGCAGGGAGCAATGGGTGCTAAAGCATATAATCAGCTATCTGATGGGATTGCTAATGGCTATAATGACCCAGTTACTCGTGCATTGTTTGGTGGGAATAATGCTAAATATACTGGTGTTGAGGGTTCTGCTCGCCTTAAAGAAGACATGCAAAATGCTGGTAAGCAACCATGGAAGTATAATACTTTTATAAAGAACTCTTTGGACCAAGCCGGAGGCAGTACCGAAGTTGCTGCTTCAAATATTAGTTCACAAACTGGTATGAGTATGCAACAAGCCAAGGAATATATTAGTATGCAGAAAAAGGGTCAACTAACCAAGTCCTATATTGAGAAAGAAAATAAGAAAAACGCAAAGACCGGAAACAAGAACGGTAAAAAGGCATATGACAAATCTGGTGCTAGAACACTAAATCAACAAGATACTTACACTGAGCAGACAAATACCGCTGGTAGTGAAGCTGGAGATGGCCCTCGTGGTGCTGGTAATAATATTGCTGGTAGCACTAATCCTTTAGTTAGGTTCGGTGGAGACGTTATTGGTGGGGCTGCTATTGGAATGGGTATTAGTGGTCTAAAAACTGTCCTCGGTGGTATGGCTAAGCGTGGTGGTGTTAGAGGTCTTGCTCGTGGAACAATTAGAGGTGCAGGTAAGTTCACAAGAGGCACGGGTAAATTTGCAAGAGGAACCTATAACACAATTAAAGGGCTAAAGACTAATGGCGTTAGAGGTACCGTTAAGAATCTATGGGAAGCTACCAAGAACTCTAAGGCTGCTAGCAAGATGTCTAGTGGTTGGTCAACAGCTAAAGACTTATTTAAAGGAACAGAAGGTGCTTCCGATGCGGCTAAGGGTGCTTCCGATGCGGCTAAGGCTACAAAAACTGTATCTGGAGTAGCAGAAGCTGCTGGTGATGTTTCTAAGTTATCTAAGTTTGGGAAATTTGGAAAGATGGCTGGATTAGCCCTTGGTGCTATTGACCTAGGAAAAGGAGCTATTAAAGGCTCTAAAATAGTTGGTAAGGCAACAAAGGCTGGCTCTAATGTTATTAGTAAAGCAACAGGAGCCGTTAAAGGCGTTAAGGGTTCTAAAATAGTTGGTAAGGCAACAAAGGCTGGTTCTAAAATTGTTAGCAAAGGTACAAAAGCTATTAAAAGTGTTAAGGGTGGCTCTAAAGCATTAGGCCTTGCTAAGGGCGCTGCAAAAGTTGGTGGTAAGTTTGGCTCCAAGATTATACCCGGCGTAGGTATAGTTGCTAGTGGTATTTCTATGTCTGACCACGTTAATAAGCATAATTGGGTTGGCGCTGCTGGTGACGCCGTATCTATGGCTGGTGATGGTCTTAGTGCCACTGGTGTCGGTAGTATTGCTGGTGTTCCACTTAGTCTTGCAGGTGCAGGTGTTTCTGCTGCTTCAGATTGGTTCAGTGGTGATAACAAGAAATCTTCCAAGAAGTCTTCTAAGAAGTCTTCTAAGAAGAGAGGCTCTGTAAAGGGAGAAGACAGTACTACTAGTAGTTTATCTAAGTCTGCTAAGGGGAAACACGAAAAGAACAAAAACAGCTTAGCATCTCTATTAAAGGGATTTAATGACATGCTTGACAAAGCTGAAAAGGTTATTGCTGATGCTAAGTCAATCAAGGGCGGTAGTAGTAGTAAAAAGTCCTCTGGCTCCGGTTCTGTTGGTAAGGTTTCTGGTAAAGGCGTTGCCGCTATCAGGAGCATGGCTAAAAAGGTAGGTAAAGCTACTGGTATTGACCCGAGCTATTTATACGCTCAAATGATGACCGAATCTGCTCAGGGCTCCTCACATGAAGCTAAGGTCGATAACAACTATGGTGGTATTACTTGGTCAGACTCAATGAAGGGAACCAAAGGTCTTTCTAAAGGTGATGCTAGACCATCAGCAGAAGGTGGGCACTATGTCCATTTTAACAGTGTTCAAGACTACGCTAATTACTATGCTAAGATGCTCAACGGAAGTAATTATAAGAACTTGAAGGGTTCTAAGAGTTTATCTGACTTTAATCATAATTTAAAAACAGACGGATACTACACTGCTTCTGAGTCTTCATACTTGCCTCTTCTACAAGCTCAAATAAAGAGTTATAAAGCTACTGGTGGTATTTACTCTCTTAACCATAATACTAAATTACATGCTACTGGTGGTATTTATGACACCCCTACAACTACAGACGGTACTAATGTCTATGGCGAAGCAGGGGCCGAAGCTGCTATTCCTGTAAACTCAGCTCACAAGTTTTCCGGTGAAGCTGCTTTGAAAAATCTAGCGGGTGTATTTGGCAAGCAGGTTATAGATGCTGGTTCAAGAGGTAACACTTCTAGCAACTTCCATCTTAACCCAAGTTATCAAGTTAATATCAAAGCATCAGATGGAATGAATGAGAAAGAGTTGGCCCAACAAGTTAACTCACAATTGCAATCAAATCAAGATGACTTCATGAAGAAGCTAAATAGCTTTTATGCTAAAGCCGTTGCTCAGTAGGAAAGGATGGTGATTTAGAAGTGTATGCAGATATGCCTAGAATGTCAGCAAAAGTTACTGTAACGTTCTATACAATTAAAGGTACTTACCCAGTTGTAGCTCGTACTACCAGTGGCTCAGTACCTAGTAATTCAACGTCACAGTTTAATAATGGACTACTGGCATTTGAAACACAGAATGATAGCTCACAAGATATGCCATCATTTACGATTCAGCTAACAGATGATTACGATTGGTCAACGCTTTTAGTTCCAAATGATTATGTTAGGATTGATGTTAGTTACTATAGCAATATATTTAGTACCGAAGCTAAGAAAGTAGTTAATACTACTTTAGCTTGTGGTCTAATATCAAATATTAACCGTGGTATTGACTCACAATCTAATAGTCGTATTTATACTGTTACGTGCCAAGGTGTTGCTAAGATTATATACAACATGAATCTAAGCACATTTTCAGAACTGACATCAACACTTACGTCATATGTACTATTACCAGATGACGCTAAGAAAGGTATTAAATTTGGTAATCGTTCTTCTGGTGATATTATTGAACAAGTATTTAATCGTTTTATTACAGGTAATAACGGGTTTACAGATTACGCTTTTAATAACGCTAATTTGTCAGTGCCAATGAGTAATATTCTTAAGCTATCAATAATTAAGAACTCAGATGAAGCCATGCAAACAATGGCCTATAATAGGTTTTCTAATTATAACGGAACAATCCTTCAAATGATTGGTGATATTGCTGCTAAGCCTTTTAACGAAATTTATTGGACGCATGAGGATGGCGTAGCCACTTTCAACTATCGACCAACTCCATTTGACCAAGAACGTTGGGAAGCTCTAGAAAGGATTAGTCTATCTCCATCTGACATTATATCAGAGCAAGTAAGTATTACAGATACTGACCAATACTCTATTTTTAAACTTTTAGCGTATTCTGGATTGGGTTCTGAGACCTATTCTGGCGGTTGGTCTGGTCATTTGGCTCCTTTGACTAATACACAATTGATAAGACGGTATGGATATAAGATGCTTGAAGTACAAGTTGATTACTTCAATGGTGACACTAAGAACCAAGATGATGATTCAACAGGTGAAACCAACCAAAACTTATCATCATGGGCTAAGAAATATTCTAGTAAAGCAAAGAGTATTTGCAGTAAATTAAATGCCTCTGATATGTACCCATACCTAATGACAATTATCCAATTGGAGCATGGTAGTAATTCAGACCCCATTAATGCTGCTAGTCATGGCGGAACAAACATTAATGGTGAAACCGCTAGCTTGACATTTGGTGCAAAGTTTTTAAAGAGTATGAACGGTAAGGCATCAGATGAATCACACAAGGTTACTGACAAGCTTGCCTTAGTACAAGCATACAACTTTGGCAAAGGATATATTGATTACTTATCTGATAAGAGTTCTAGCTCAATGTCCCTATCATTAAATATGGCCTACTCTGCTAAGATAGCTAAGCAAAAGGGTAACTCATCACTAGCTACAATTCCATATAGCACTGCTGTATCAAAGAAATATGGCAAGAATTATTTATATAAAAATGGTGCTAACTTCTATTATGGTTACGAAGCAAAGACCTATTTAGGTGGGTCTAATGACAGTTCTAGTTTTACAATACAAAACTCAACTTCCCCTTCTACGGAAGGAACCACTGAATCAGAAGCAAAGAAGCATTATCCTTTATATGACAACCTTGAAGACATGTTAGCATATGCAATGGGGAACAAAACTAGTAGTACCGCCACAATTGCTAGACAGTATGGTGGGGAATCAGAGTACCAGAAAGTATTATCTATTCTTAGAGGAAAGCCTTCCCGTTCTAGTTTTTCTAGCCAAGTAAAGTCCTTATCATATCCAATTAGTAAGGTTAAGGCTGATGCAATATATACAAACTATAAGGAAGGTAAAGGTTCTGTTGAGAAACGGGTAAGTAGGACATCTTACTTAAGCATTATTGCTCCAACCCAGAGAATAACAAATTCAAAAATATCTTCTAACTATTCGTATTTAAAAACGCTTAAGAAAATGAAAGCACACCCAAAGAAGGCTGCTTTACAGTTGATGGAAGTATCTAGTTATTCTCTGGGTAGTAAACAGGCATATGAGATTATCAAAAAATTTGTTGCCAATAAGGGTAGCATATCTGCTGCTGAGTATAATGCTATACTTAAGAAGTATGCTTTCAATGATACGGAATCCGGAGTTAACCCTCTTACTGGTAATGGCTCTATCAACTCAGTTCCTTATCTATTTGTAAAATATACCGAGAAACTGTTTAACTGGTTTGCCGATAATAGTAAGTTTCACTCAGGGACAATAACTATTAATGGTACTGCTGGTATTGAAGTTGGTAAGCGATTATTAGTAAAAGATGACAAAGATGGTGTTTATTGGGAATACTATATTGAGTCAGTGTCCCATAACTGGTCTTTTCAATCTGGTTGGACAACTGCTATTGGTGTTACCAGAGGGCTACCGCTATCTTCTGAAAGTGATGATAGACGTTTCACATATCCAAAGAGCTTCTGGGGGTCTTACGAAGAATTTAAAGGTGGATACTTTGGGGAATATGATTTAGCAACCTCAGAATCTTTGTATGCTAACAGCGACTCTGATGATGACGATTCCGATGGGGGTAGTGGAAGTGGTACTGCTGAGAAAGCTTTAAATTATGCTTTAGACCTAGAAAAGAAGAAAGGAAGCAGTTCTGTTTATGACCAAGGATACCATGGTTCTAATCCGTTTAACATGGGTACCGTTCGTGGTGACTGTTCACAATTGGTTTACTTCGCATTTAAAAAGGCAGGTGTAGACATCTCAAGTGGTGGTAGCTGGACTACTTGGAACATTGCAAAAAGTAGTAAGTTGAAAACAGTAAGTAAAGAGGGCGGAAATAAATCAAGTGCCTATAAGAAATTAAAGAAGGGCGATATTGTCTTCTTTAATACAGAAGGCTCTGATAGCCACATGGCTATCTATGCTGGCGATGATACCCTTGTAGGTTTCCAAAGTGCCCCAAATATGCTATCAACATTCAAATTAAAAAGCAATTCCTACTGGTGGGGTTGTTTTAGAGGTCATATTTGTAGACTTAAATAGTCATATAAAAGAGTAGACTTTAACTAGTCTGCTCTTTTAGTATCTATATTAAAGTTTGAGAACAAACAATTAATGGTAAAATGTAATTATAGAGAGGTGAGAAAATGGCTGATATTAGTATTCCAGAAGGTGACAACCCTGTACGCTATCAAGCATCATTAGGTGGTAACCAAAAATATCGTAATATGGGAAATGTTTCTGGTCAAGCATATCTTGTTAGAGGACAAGTAACTAATGTTTATTATCAAAAAGGTACTCTAGACTTTAATACGTATGGGTCTAGTGTCACTAGTGGTGTTACTGATGGTTCTGGTAGTGCACCTATTCCAGTTGATTTCTGGGGTAAAAATACAGATGGAAAAGTATTTGGATGTTATCGCCCTGTGCAGAAGGGTTCTCAAATACTGGTAGCCTATATTGGCGGTGATACTTCTCGGCCAATTGTAATCGGTGTTTACCCTGATAATGAAGCTTCATACGAACTAATTTCACCAGTGCATTATAATACAGGTGACGATAGCACAGACGATGTTCAAAATGATGCTTTGGGAGAGAGGAAAATATACCCTAACCAGCAAATGATGTATGAGTCTGGTAAGGGAGACATCCTAAGAAGTATGGGTGGCAAGTCTTTCTTATATATATCTGAAAACGGTAGCGGATACCTAGATGATATAAACTATGCTTATGATGAAATTAGAGATTTCTATGATGCTGATGCAAATGAAATTGAGCCAACAATGACTAAGGCTCAGTCTTGGCTGTTAGTTCATGAAGACAATGATAGTGATGAAGCAGCAGATGGTCACAGAACAAGATTCTATGTTAATCGTTCTGGGGAGCTAATGGTAACATTTGCAAATAAAGATGACCCCAATGAAATTGTTATTTTAGAGGCTAGTAAAGATTCTGGATTTAAGCTAACAAAGAGGTTCGATAGTAGTAATCTTAAAGAACAATCAGAAGATTATGTTCAGTTTGGCATAGGAAATGGAAATAATGTTAGTATCCAGAGTGTTGACAGCGGGGATGCTACTTCTTTTTATTTAGATAACGGAAATATTAAACTTGACACTCCAAAAGAAGGTTCAATAACCTTTGATGGCATATCAGTAAATGCCATATTAGGTAGAGTATCAGATGCAGAAAACGCTGCTAATAATGCTAGTGATAAGGCAGATAACGCTGCTATTGCTGGAGAACGTGCTGAGTCTGCTGCTAGTGATGCAGCAAGTCAGGCGCTAGCAGCAAGTCAGGCTGGTGAAGATGCTAAGAGTGCTGCTGTTGAAGCTAAAGCAGCTGGTGAAGACGCTAAGAATCAAGCTAAAGATACTCAAGATAGAATAATCTATTATGCTTCGATTTCTAACGAAGAAGATGTAGCTGTACCCGGTAAATATATTATAGTTAACACAGATACCTATATTGCAAACGGTACAATCAAAACTGCACATATTGCAGATGCCGCTATTACAACTGCTAAGATTGCGTTAGCAGCTATTGGTACTGCACAAATTGAAGATGCCGCTATTACTAAGGCAAAGATAGGTAATCTTGCAGTTGGTACTGCACAAATTGAAGATGCCGCTATCACTGATGCAAAAGTTGGTAACTTAAGTGCTAACCATTTGAATGCAGGAACCATAGATTTTAGTGTTATCAACGGTACTAATATCAATGCTTCTAACATTACTGTTGGAAAATTAGTTGCTAACCAGCTTGAGATAAAAAGCCTTGATGAACTTTCTAATAATCTAGGTACTATTGATAATGGTACTTTAGGTAACCTTAATAATTGGGGCTCAGTTAAGCTATATGCAGATGTATATGCCCATACTTTTAGCAACCTAACTGGGACATTTACAGCTGACGCTAACGGTGGAGTTGTAGCAAGCAACCTAACAATCAGGGGAGTCACAAACTTAGTATATAATGCTTCATTATTAGGTGGTAATGGCTCTAACATCCCAGGTTGGGGTATTAGTAATAACGGATACTACTCAAATTATACTTTGCATGATGGTGTACCCTCAATTGGTTTTAATGCTTCTACTGGTGCTGGAGTTTGGAATATTTTTGCACAGTCAAAGTTGTATCCCTTGAATGGACTAACCGGTCAGCCCTATAGTGCATCTGTGTGGTTTATTGAATACGGTAGTGACCCAAATATGTTATACCAGTTTACTCTAGCAGCATTCGATTCTAACAAAAACCGTATTAATGGTTTCTCTGGGGTAACATGGAGTGGTATCTCAACCGCTCAGCCTTGGAGATATATTACTATAAATAATTTTATTACTCCAAGCAATGCTGCCTATATTGGAATACAGTATTGGTCATATAACGGCACTGGTCATGCGCTATTTAGCTCACCTATGCTAACTCAAACTGCTCAATCAACGGGTTACCAGCCAGATACAGGTAATATTGTTAACGCCGGTATTATTAATGGCTCTACAATTAATGCTGGTAGCGTGATTAACAATAGCAATAACACCTCGAACTGGTATCCTTTAACGCTTAACCCTAATGGTGACATAACTTCTACTCACATAGATGATAACGCCGGACTACAGACTTATATCTCTGGTGGTGCTGTTGAAACAAGATATAACGAGTTTACAGCCAATGGTTATGGTAAATACTCATCACACGTTGTAGGCATGGGAGCTGACGGTAGCATAATGGTTACTGACGGTGGGACGGATAACAAAGACACTGCGTTTAATGCCCCACTTACTAGTACCTACGGAGCAGTTTATATCAATGCATCAGGGATATCTTTATACGGTGCTAACCAGAACTTTCTGTTTAACGGAACATCTAGTACCGGTACTAATGGAATAAGGATGGATAGCTACGGTAACGTCCATGGAGAAGGAACTTCTACTTGGTGGCGTGTATATGATTCTTCTGGTAGTCAAGTAGCAAACTTCGGAACTGCTCCTGGTAATAACACTACGTTTCCTAAACCAATATTTACTGATGAGATTGGCGCCCTAAGTTCTTCTAATAGTGGACAACTTTTAATACATGACTTAAAAGGTACTGCTCAGATGGGGTTTTCTAATGATGGAACTCCTCGGGTATTTTCTTCCTCTATTTGGAACAGAACCTATCCTAGTGGTTCTACTGTAATGGTTACTGAATATGGGACTTTAGGTAGAATAAATTCTTCAAGTAAATACAAGCTTGATATCGTTAAGGAAACAGACATTAGCAGGGCTGACAAATTATTAACGCTCGACATGTCTAGCTGGGTAGACAAATCATCAGCAGAGAGAATAGCTGATGCTAAAACTAATGGAAAAACTCTTGGGGAGCCGGAAATAAATGTATTTAGAAACTATGGTCTAATAGCAGAAGACCTTATCAAGGCTGGACTAGAAGATTTTGTTATTACTGGAAAAAATGGTCAAGCCGAGAGTATACAGTATGATAGGCTATGGATTACTCTTATTCCGAAGATAAGACAACTTTCAAATGAAAGCATTCAGAATAAGATGACAATATCAAAACTAGAAAATGAAATTGAAAACCTAAAACAAGGAAGGTAGCTAAATTATGAACGCAATCCAAATAACAGGAAACAATCCTCAGGCAGACGGAACATGGAAAGTAAGTTATAATGCAACTTATGAGGATAGTCTTCATATTGAAGGGTTTGTATATGTTCCTCAAGATGACATAAACAATATGATGATGCGAGACTTACCAGACTACGTTAGCAATAAAATTGTCTCAGAACTATCAAAAGGGTCACCTTCTATAGATTCTGTGGATACTGATGATGATAGTGTTACTATTAAAGCAGAATAATTATTAGGAGAGTGCCATTAATATGAAATTTAAAATTAAAAATAAGTATTTAAAAGAATCAATCCAATTGTTAAATGATGCACCATTATCAGGAATGCAATCTATTGCCCGTACAAGAATGATTAAGGTATTAGAAAATCCGTTCAAAGATTACTCAGAATCTACTCAGGAACTTATTGAATCTGTCGTTGCCCGTGATGACGACGGTAATCCAGTTAAGAATGACCAAGGACTAAAGATTCAGTCAGGTAAAGAAAAAGAATACTTCGATACAACCAAAGAATTAGATGAACAATATGCAGAGATTGATGAAGCTACCTATAGTGGTCACACAGAAGATATAAAGAAGCTCCTAAAGAATTACACCAACCCATTGTCAGGAGAACGTGCTGACGCTTATATGGCTCTCTGTGAGGCATTAGATGTATTTGATATTAAAGAAGAATAAAGGGGTGATTAAATGGCAATGTCAGACGGCTCTAACAACCTAACTAGAGTTGCTTTTGAGATTAAGAATACCGCTTCTGGTGGAACTAATGAGTATTTAAAATTTGCCATTAACCCTCAGAGTATTCAAAAGAATATTGCATCTCGTACATTTCTACAGAATACTAGAACAGCAAACACAGTTCAGAATTTCGGTGAAGGAGTAATTACCTATACCATATCCGGAACCACTGGATGGGGACGTGGAGCTGGATTCACAAGAATGAAAGCTTTAGAGAAGTTCTTTGATAAGTATATGAGCTTAAACTCTGATAATATTGGAAATGATTACCAATTAATATTTCATGATTTTACTTCCGAGTATCACTATCAGGTAGAATTTCAACCTAATGGGCTATCAATTAACCAAGATGTATCACAACCATTGCTTTATAACTATAGCCTATCATTCTATGTTGTTAATGATGCCACTAAGGCAACCTCAGATGAAATATCAGAATTAACCTTAGGGAATAAAAAGCCTTCTGGTTCTTCCGGCACCGTTTCTGGTAACGGCAGCTCAACAAAGAATGCCAGCTATGTAAATCCAAAAACATCTTCAAGTGCTTCAAAAATTAGTTCATCTAGTTTAAACAAACTATACGGTAAACCCGTTAGTGCATAGAATGGAGGTTAATAATGGATGTAAGCATTGTTGTTTATATGTTCATAGGTTCAATTACAATTGACAGTAATCACAAGATTGAAATTAGTGATGATACTATAAAAAAGGACTTCACCAGTAACCCGCCTACTTATGCAGTATCGACTGGTGCTGTTAACTTTCAAAAACTAGTTGTGACTAATGCAGATGTTAACTTTACATTTGATTATGATACTAGTCCATTAATATATGATATTGTTATGAATACAGACCTAGAATCAAATCATAAAGCTGTTTATAATGCATTAGAAATGGTATGTCTAGAATCAATGACTATCCAGTATGCTCTAAACAGTGATGAAACTTACTTGAATAATATCTATATTGACGACCTTAATCGTGTTCGTAGAAACTTAAGAATACTGGCTGATTGGCTGGGTGGGTATGATAGCTATCAGTTCTTAGTAGAATTTTTAAGAGACAATGAGATTGCTCTAGGATACGCTCAGAACAAGATTGATATTCAACTAAACGGAATAACGTTAAGAGAAGACACTAAATAGTGTCTTTTTTAATACGTTTGTATCTTTATATTAAGGATTGAAGAATGGTGGTGTTTAAACAATGGCAACATTTTATAAACAGTATGTAATTAAAAAGGATGACACAGTTCAAAGTATTGCATTCTCACAGTTAGGTAGTACCGACTATTGGACTGATTTAGTTGAACAGAACAATTTAGTATATCCATATATTGTTGCTACAAATGCTGATAGAATGAAAGACCCTGAGCATCTACTAAGCTATGGTGACCGAATGTTCTTACCGGTGTCAAATAGTATAGCAGACCTGAATTTGTCAAATGTTAATGCCTATAACCAAAATCAAATTTATGACGTGGCTATGGGTATGGATTTAGGACTAGGTATTGATGCTACTAATGGTTATGATGAATCAATTGCTAAGTTAACAAGTGATGGTCAAGACTTAACATCAGTTTCTGGGGTTAACAATTTAAAACAATCAATTGCACTAAGGCTTCTAACTAGACGTGGAACCTTGCTTAACCACCCAAACTATGGAACTGATTTAATGAATTATATTGGTGAAAATATTACAACTGAAACATTACAGTTATTAAAAGTAGAAATAAAGAGAACTGTATCAACAGATGAACGTGTCAGTTCTGTAGCTATCAATAAAGCTTATCTAAATGGCCCAAAAGCACTTATTGTAGTTGAAATTACCCCAATAAGCAGTGGGGAAGCCTTTAAATTATTTGTTGAGAGGTCTGAAAATGGTACAGTTAAGATTAGATAGAAGGAAGTGATTATTTGGCTGATTCACTCAGATACAAAAAGGCATCAGAAGTGTTATCTACGATGACCGATTACGTATTAACACACACAAATAAAGTAAACGACTTTACAGAGGGTAGTGCTATTGAGACCCTACTTGAAGCTAGTTCACTTGAAACGGAAATGCTATATTATTTAACTTTACAAAACATTAAGGCTGGTATCCAAGACGGTACTATGCAGGCGTTTGGATTCACTAGAAAACAAGCTACCTATGCGTATGGTACAGTAAGGCTTACCTTTACTTCTGAGCTTACTACAAGTTTGTATATACCCAAAGGAACCCAATTCACCTGTAGTGATAACAATTACTCACAAGTATATCAAACACTAGATGAATATCAAATACCATCAGGTACTAATTATGTAGATATTCCTGTATATTGCACTACTATGGGCGCATATGGCAATGTTCCGGCTAATACCATAGACACCACAACTGACATAACCTACTTAGACACAGTTACAAATATAGAAGCATTCCAGACTGGAACAGACGAAGAAACCGTTCCCGATATGATTGTAAGATTTAGACAGATGATTCAGGCGCTACAAAGAGGAACTGTTCAAGCTCTTCAATATGGTGCAAAGAGTGTCGAAGGAATTGCTGGTGCCTATATATTTGAAAGTACCTATGGCTCTGTAGTTGTATACTGTCATGATGCTAATGGTGATTTGTCAAATGATTTGCAAACCGCAGTAACCAATGAATTGTATTACTGGAAAGCTGCCGGAATTAGAGTATCCGTGCAACCTGTTCATAAAACAACTGTTGATTTAACTATTGGAATTAATGTTCCTGATACTACTCTACACACAAATGATTTTCTATCTGCTGTAAAGCTAAGAATGGAAAATTACTTAAATTCATATACTGTTGGCCAACCCGTATACACAAGTGACCTAATTCAAAATGTAATGGATATTTCTGATTGGGGAATTGTTGATACTGAGATAGAAGCGCAGGCAAATATTGATGATACTCTTAGTGGTAAAACAGCTGTTGATGAAGATTCGTACATTAACATAAATGGTATGGATGTTAAGTCACAAGACTTACAGCCTATTGACATATCTAAGGACAACACCTATGGTATTATCACACTAAATAAAAATACTAAAACAAATAATGACAATTCAGTATCATACGCTAATGCCGTTACCGATACTGATGCAGATACTGGTGAACAAACGGTAGAACCAGTTCAGATTGAATCTAAATACACTACGGCTGGTAATGAATTAATCAAAGCTGGAACTGTAACTGTTTACTTTGTAGACAATGAAGATGCTTCAAATGTTGATTTTGGTAATGACGAAACCTCTACCGGAGACACCTTCTTAGACATATTTAATAACTAGAAAGGGGAGAAGTTAAGTGTCACTGTTATCATTTTTACACCCGCTATGGAAACGTAGCCTAAATGAATACGATGATAGCGTTAATAGCGCTGTTATTGGTGCCTTAAATCAATCCCTTTCTAAGTCGGAAGAAGATATGGTGCAATCAAAAGTTGAGAGTTATCTCTCTACGGCTGACGCTAAGTGGTTGGACTACTGGGGGTATTGGTTTGGCGAGCGCCGTAAATCTGGTTGGTCTGACGATTATTATCGTAGTCGTATTGTCAATCATGTTGAACATGCTAGAGGAACCGTTGATGCTCTAAGAGATGCTATTGCAGACTTTATAAATACTAATAAAGACAATATTTATATATACGAGCCTTATCGTGATATGTTCATATGGAACAGCTCTAAATACAATACAAAGAAATACTTTTCTAGCACTTACTACCGGTATGCCGTTATTGATATTCAGATAAGTGCAAGCTACCCTAAAGAGATTGTGTCAATAATCAATTTATTTAGGCCAGCTGGGGTGTTATGGGTTTTGACAGAAACCGTCAATAGTCGTAACTCTGATGCACCCATAATTGATATTAAGAATCCTAAAGATGTGTTTGTACCAAAGATTGAAAATGATTTTATTTTTGGCTTAAGGAAACGTACAAGACTGGTTATCAACCCATCAAAGGATGAGTATGAAACGGTTACTAATCCGTTTACTTATAATAAGAAAGACTCCTTGTTTAACAACCGAAATTCATTATTTATGGGAGCAACTCAGACAAGTAAAAGATATTCTTTTGTTGGTCAGCCTTTATTTGACTATACTCCAGATGCTAATGATACCTTAGAATATTCAAGCTATAATGTCGAACAACTAAGTAACTCAGATATCGCTAGTGTATCTACTAAGAATGGTCGAGGAAAAACTTTTGGTTTTAACCCAGCTAAGGACAACCTAATTAGTAACGCTAGTGACTATATCAATGGTGTTAAATTAAATAGTAATACAGGTAATCCTAACCTGTTAACAGGTACTAGCGGAACATTACAAACTGTGACTAATGCTTCTGGCTGGAACGATAATCTTCCGGTGATTACTAAAGTATTGACAACAATTGATAGTGATACAACTTATACAGCTAGGGCATGGATATCACCAGCTTCACATGACGTTAATATTCAAATTGCATGGCAAGATGCACGAGGTACCCGGCAATCTGGTGGTGGTAATGTTATATCCGCTGGCACATCTGGCTACAGCACTTGGACAGGTACTATTACTGCTGGCAGTACTATTAAATATGTCACAATAGCTTTTCGTGAATATCAATCAACACCTTCGAGTGTATCGTATAAAGGAATGAAGTTTGAAAAAGGAAGCGTAGCAACACCATACTCCCCTGCTCCATCAGAGCAAACTACTAGTCAAAGTGGTAGCTTAGTAATACCTATTGTGAATGTAAATCCAGATTGTGCATATAGTTTTTCTGCCGTTTCAATGTCAGATAAGGACTCACCAAATGCTAGCCTTAGTTTAACATTAAAGGATAAATCAGGAAATGATATAACTAGTAATATAACTACTAGCATTTCAAGCGGGAAGCATATATTACGTATTAATCCAAAAACTAGCGCCAGTTTTTCTAGCAACGGATACGCTGTCATAAGTTTCAGTGGCATTAGCAATACAGATAACATATCAATAAGTCTAATGTGCTTAAAGTTGTCTAAATCACTAGACGTTCCTAATCGTAACCTTTTCCTAAATTCTAAATCAATTAAAGATGTCTATGGCATAAATGAAAACGCTAAGATAACATTAGAGCCTTTTGATAGCACCACTAACATGTGGCATATTGTAGCAGAAAAAGGTTCTGGAAGTCCTGCTGGCATATATATCTTTAATTATGCCGATGGAAAATTACCAGATAATTCAGATTGGTCTTATAGTTTTGATGTAAAGGGTACTGGTAAGTTTTACAAGTCCGGCATAGAATCTGGTGTCCGTAACCCAGTAGTAGGTAATATTAGTAGTGAATGGTCTCGTATCAGCCAAAGCGGGTTGGTTGGTAACGGTTCAAAGACAATCATCATGTATTTTGATACTAATATCAGCGCGTTAGATGTTTATATCAAGCTACCTAAGTTAGAAACTGGTACCACGCCCACACCTTGGAGCCCTGCACCAGAAGATAGTATAGGAGAGAGTACAGCTAATACAAATCCTATGAGTTGGGCACAATCTGCTGATGAAGAAACAAATACACCAACAAAATTGGCTGATACAATTGACCTAAGAGGATTTATAAACGATAATTATAAAACTTTAAGTACGACTGTAACAAACAAAGAGCTTAATGATTTGTTTGGTACTAAGAAACTTCATCTGGTTATTAAGACTGTTAATTCTCCATCTGGTTCATTAACAATTAGATTCTTTAATTTTAATACTAACCTATGGGTAACATATGGTAACTTTGAAGTTATTGGTAGTTATACAGATATATTTGTTAAACTAGACGATATTACGCCGTTAATGAATAAAAATTCTTTGATATATGTATCTATGGAATTTTCTAATGATAAGAGCATATCTGTTAGCTTAGACTATATTGGGCTATCATTATCTAATAGTGAAGATGGATACAGTATTAAAATGTTTGCAGACCAATCTTCATACGGTATCGAAACTGAGGTTGCAATGGGCCCATTTATAATTTCTAAATCTTCTGTTTCTAGAGCATATATTAGTCCATCTAGGTATAAGATTGGTGACCCTGAATACGGCAAGATTGGGCACTACCCATTAGCTTAATTTGAAGCTAATTAAATTTATTATATGTTAAAATTATATAAGAGGTGATAATTAATGGCAATTGCCACTGAAACGGCTCACGTTAGCCAAGCTATTGCATTTTCTAAAAGAACAGATTTATGGCTTGAACTAGCTAAGAGCTCTGAATGGACTGATGAAACAGAACCAGATGCTGAATCATCTTCAACGACAGCACTAACAGAACCCTTGGTATATGCTAAGGTAAACCAGATTAATTTAATTTACAAGAAACCATCTGATGATACAAGTGATGACCCTTCCGACGTTATTATATATGGTGGTCAGAAATGGCTACCGGTAGGTGAAGCCGATGCATATAAAAATGATGCTAAATTTGTATTGTTTACTGTAAGTATTGATGTAGGGGCTGTTCCTACATTTTCATGGCGCCAGTCTGGAATTGTAGATGGCGTTGTACTGGCAAATGGTACTACTGGAGTAATTGCTACAGCAGATAAGGTTACTAGCGTAGGTAATTTATACATGTATGATAACCATGTAGTAAACAATTACACTGATGATATGAAACTAGTAATTAGTTATGTAGCAGAATTTTAAAAAGGGGGAATTAATTAATGCCAAAATATGATGACTCACAAAGTCCATATAACAACGGATTTGATGCCAGCAAACGTTTCTCAAAAGTATTGTTCAGACCTGGTCGCCCTGCATTTTCGCAAGAAATGCTAGAGATGGAGTCAATGCAAGACTATAACACAACTATGCTAGGTGATACTCTTTTCCAAGAAGGTGCAATTATATCTGGTATGGATGTTATCCCAAAAACATTCACAGATGATGGTGGGACAACTACTGAGTACCCTAATAACTTCTCTGTAAAAACGGCAGAAGCTATTAACAGTGCTTTAACAACAACAACCTATACTAGTGATGGTGTTATTGGTGTTAACTCTGTAGGTGCACTTAAAACTGATTATCCAGGTATGTCATTCACAACTACTATTACAAAGGGATTATATTCAACACTTCATTTTAAGATAACTAAAACAAGTGGGACTCTTAGCAAGATTAGCTTTAACTATGATGCTACACAGATGACACCCATATCATATACCATTGATAATATCGCAGTTGCTACAGCTCTTAATGATATGACTGGCACTCCACTAGTTGACGCTAGTGGCAACCCAATCACATTAGACACAAACACTGCTCATGATGTTGTTATTGTATTCCAAACTCTAACTTCTGCAAACCCAACATTAAGTTTAATGATTAATTCTGGGTACAATGCTTTAACGACAGGAGTAAATGTTAACATTACAAACCTTATGTCAGAAGACGGTAAGGTAGCCCATGATTGGTCAATTAACTCTAATGATGGGGATGCTACAAGCTCCGTTAATCGTACTAAGGTTTATGGAGTTTCAGCTGGTCGTATCTGGCTAGAAGGTGCTGTTAGAAGCTTTGATGGGGATGAGATATCAATTACGGGTATCGGTACTGAAACTATTGGTGCTGTGCTAACGGAAACAGTAGTTACTTCTGCTGATGATTCAGACCTGTTGGACCATACTTCTGGTTCAGATACCTATGGTCTTGCTGGTGCGGACAGAACAAAGTATCAGGTAACACTTACTTATAACGACCCAACGTCAACTCCAATATTTGTGTTTGTTGATAACCATCTAAACTCAGATGAATTAAAACCAGATTATGGTTCTCTAGGCCAAATACTTGCAAAACGTATGTATGACCAATCCGGTAGTTTCAGAGTGTCAGGTTTCGATGTATCAGTTAGAGACTATTCACTTGATTCAAGTAAACTACAACTAGTAATTGATGCTGGTCAAGCTTATGTTCGCGGATACTCAATTAATACAACTGAAAATACAAATCTTTTGATTGATAAGGCTGAACAAACTGACGAAACCGCTAATGAACAGTATATCTACAATTCTGATAACGGTGTATATACTTTTGTACAGCAACCAGTTCAAACAGTTGCTAGCGTAACTGCGTCTGTTCAAGGTTCAAACGCTAGTGTTCCTCGTAGCTCTACCAGCATTACTGACCAATTCTCAACAGAAGCCGTTTATAGAATTGAATCTGTTACACAAGGTTCGACAACCTATATTGAAGGAACTGACTTTGTACGTATTAGTACAAACTCAATTCGTTGGGGACAAGATGCTAATGGTAATGTTCTAACAGGTGCTAAAATACCTGCTGCTGGCTCAACATACAGGGTTGTGTATGACTATACCAAGGTATTAGTAGAGGATACTGATTACAAGGTTATTGTTAATGGTGGTACAACTACACTTGATATTGTTAACCAGACTGGTGTTAAGCCGATTGCTGGTTCAATTGTCAATGTAGACTACGTATATTTCCTAGCTAGAATTGATATGATTCTAATCACTTCTGACATTAATAATCCGTTCAAGATTATTAAGGGCACACCAATGACATTTTCTACCGTAACTCCACCAGTTGTTAATGACCCTTATACTCTTGAACTAGGATACGTATTAGTATATCCAGGTACTGGAGAGAATTTAGCTAATAAAGCATTATTCACTATGCAAACTGTTACTAATATCCCATTCTCAGGTCTTCAAAAGTGGAGCACTAGACTAGATAACCTGGAATATAACTTGGCTGTACAGCAATTATCCGCTACAGCAACAGAGGACGAAGACCCAACAACAGTAAAGGACGCTTTCTCAGACAGTTTCAACAGTGTAAATACCGCGGATACTTTCCATGATAATTTTGATGTCGACTACGCACCAGAAGATGGCGAACTTAGAATGCCAACTCAGTATACCTATACAGTTATTCCAAAGGTAGCCGAAGACGTAAGTACAAGCGCAAAAGTATGGCATACTTCTGATATATCATCGCAGGCATTAGCCTCCTCCGGATTATCAAATACCAGCGGTATAGTTGACCAACAGCAGTTATTGTCTACCGGTATTATAAATGTTAATGAGTATCAGGTGTTCAATGTTAACGGTACACTTAAGTTAATACCGGATACAGATAACTGGGTTGAGACAACTAGCACAACTGTTATTGATACTAGTTCTAGAGTTAAGAAGCTAAAGCTCAACCAGTTTTGGAAAAGGGATGCAGCCCATGCTCAGAAGTATTACCAAGGGGACACCCTTAACTATTTTAACCAAATAACTTTGGATAAAAACCAAAAGTGGAGCACTACAAAAACGCACACATCCTATTCTGGTTATATTATCTCAAGTGGTGGTACAAAAACTGTCACTTCTGCTATTGAATATATGAGACAGCGTAAAGTTCAATTTGTTGCTAAGAACTTTGAACCATATACTGATAGTGTTCAAGCAACTATTACCTCTATCCCAGTTGAGCAAGTTGGTTGGGGTCCTGACATGAACGTTGATGGGGGTAGTGGCCCATACAGAGGTTCTGCACATAATTCATGGAAGGCTGACGGGAATGGTATGATTTATGGTAGCTTCATGATTCCTGCTGGGTTAAAGTGTGGTACTAGAACGGTTAGTTTGTTCAATGCAACCAACCAAGCAACCGCAACCTATACTGCGCACGGGACATTGAAGAATGTTGAAAATATCATTAATAAGCAGAGAGTTGCAGTTACTCTATATGACCCATTAGCTCAAAGCTTTACGTTCACAGAAAATAGGCATTTACAAGGTGTTGACTTGTTTTTCCAAAGCAAAGCAACAACAAATGTTTCTGGTCATACCTCTGATGTTGTAATCCAAGTTCGAGAACTTAGTGATGATGGATATCCGAATAAGACAATCAGGGCCGAAATAGATTTGTCTCCTAGCCAAGTTAACACAAGTAAAGATGGTTCGGTAGCAACGCATATTGATTTCGAGCGTCCTATCCAGTTAACTGGTACTAATGGGTATTGTATTATAATCATTACAGATAGTAACCAGTACAACGTTTTCAAGGCAACTCGTGGCGAACGTCGTCTTGATAATAATAACGTTATGCAATCACGTCCTAGTGACAACGGTAACTTATTTACTAGTTCTAACGCCCAAACTTGGGTTGCAGACCCTAATTCATCATTGAAGTATAAGCTTTATACCTCTAGGTATAATACTAGCTCTACAATTACGTGGAACCCAGTTTCGCTTAATTCAGTATACTTCGATAGTGATAGTAAGGTGCCAGTATCAACCATGGATAGGTTTACAGTATTAACGTCTTATTTAACACCAGATTCAACAGCAATTAACTTCTATTACAGGCTATTACCTGATACTGCTGCCTCTAACGCAAGTATTTCTAATATCCCTTGGAACCCATTAGTCGTTGTCAACGATAACACTGATGCTTCTACTAATAGTACAAGTACAAACGCTGATGATATCACTGGTGAATATGCAATGTCGTCTAATACCCGTCAAATCCAGATAAAGGCTGATATTGTATCAACTTCTACCGCTTCTCCATTGCTAGAATTAGATGATTTAACTATTGCATTCATGAAGGCAAACACAGTAGGAAACTACTATAGTGTTAACGTTGATGAATCTGGTAGCGCTGAGTTTAACACAGTTAAGATGCAATATGATGCTTATATTCCTACGGGTACTTCTGTAACCCCGACTTATAGTGTTGACGGTGGTAACACTTGGTACACACTAACAAGTACAGGTACAGGAACTGCTACCCCAGAATCATCTGAACAAATTAGCCCGTTATTCAAGCGGTATATCTATAATGGGACAGTCCCAACTGCTACAGATATAAACCATTTAGCAAACCAGATTATGTTTAATCTTAACATGAAGACTAATAGCAACTTTATTAAGCCTCGTGTTCGTAAGCTGATGACAACAATGAGTAACAAATAATAAATATATTGGGGAGTTCATTCTCCTCTTTATATTACATATATGAGAGGGAAACCTCTAAATAAAATACAAAGGAGTCTTAATATATGGAATTTCTAAAGAAAGAACTAGCTTCAATTAAGGAAGGATTCAAGGAAAATATTCATAAGAAACAATATTGGGTATATGCTTTGTCTATCTTAATACCAATAATTGTTGCTGTTTATAATGAATTAGGACGTTCAGTTGACACTAACACTTTAGTTGTATTAGGTAATGTATTGCTTGGTATTTTGGGTATTAGTGGTTTATTCTCCGCAAGTAGTAGTGTTTCAGATGAAAAACTAAACCCAGATGAAATTGCTGCTAAAGCCCAAGAATTAACTGATGCTTTAGAACCATTGACAAGCGCTTTAAAAGATGCCGGTACAACAGTATCAACAACCACCGCTAGTCTACAAAAGACCAAAGCAATCGTTGATTCAATTGATACTACTGATTCTAAGGCAACCATGGATGTATCAGAAAATAAGGAGGCTGGCAAGTAATGAAATTTAGCCTTAAGAAGGCCATAGCGGGCGTTTCGGTGTTATTTGGTGTATTAACCCTAGGAGTGTCTGTAAAGCCAACACAGGCTTCTGCTGTTTCTACTAGTAAGGGTGCTGTCGTTAAACCAGTTATAGATATTTCAGAATGGCAAGGCTCAGTTTCACTATCACAAGCCAAAGCTATGAAATATGAAAACTCTTTTGTGATAGTTAGAGTTCAATATGGCTCAAACTATCAGGACGTTCAGTATAAGAATACAATATCTAACTTAGAAAAGGCGGGCACGCCATATGGTGTCTATTCATATTCTAGATATGTAAACGCTAGCGATGCAAAGCAAGAAGCTAAAGACTTACACAACCGAGCAAAGAATGCAAAATTCTATGCTAATGATGCCGAAGAGCTCACTACTACTAGTGGAACTTATTCTAGTGCTGTAACAGCTTGGGGTAAGAAAATGCAGAGCCTAACAAATAAACCTGTTATCCTTTATTCAGGTAGCTGGTTCTATTCAAGATATATTGGAACTATGTCATATTATGATGCTTTCTGGGAAGCTAACTACAACAACACGTACTATGGAGACACATCATTATGGCAGTATACCGATTCAGGATATTCAGCTGCTCTTAAACGAGGAGTTGATACTAGTAAGGTAATCACCTCTAAGCATCCAGTTAGTTGGTGGATTGGCTCTAGCGCTGCTGGCAAACAACAAGTAAATAAGTATAACGTTGGTGGCTATAAAGTAGGAGATAAAGTTAAGATTAATTCTGGTGTTGCTAAATGGGATGATGGTGCTACTACCACTCCAATTAACAAATCAGTTTTGAGTAAGACTTACACTGTATCTCAAATTAAGACGGTTACTAAAGGTAAATCAAACCAATTGGTATTATTGAGTAGTAACGGAAAGACAGTTGGCTGGGTATTAGCTGAACATATTGCTAAGCAAGGCTCAACTGCTAAGCCAAATACCTCTACAAGCTCATCTAAGGCACAAAGCCAGACGTATAACCAGAATGGTACCTTCTACCCTAATACAACTTTAAACGTTCGTACAGGAGCAGGAACGGGCTATTCTAAGGTAGCTACTTATTTCAGTGGTGAAAGTGTTCAGTATAACCAAGTAATTATTAAGTCTGATTATGTTTGGGCTAGATATTTACGTTCTAATGGATATTATGGATATATTGCTTTAGGTGTAAATGGCGGTGAAAGCTATGGTAAGCGAGTAGTTAACACCGCACCTTCTAGAGTTTACTACACCGTAAAATCTGGTGATAGCTTCTGGAAGATTGCAAATGACCACGGAACAACTATTAGTAATTTAACTAGTTTAAATGGCCTGTCTATGTATAGCACGATTTATCCGGGACAATCATTAAGAATCAAATAGCATAATAAAAAGACCTTACAGAATTAACTGTAGGGTCTTTTAGTTTACATATTTTAGTCCTTATAATATTTAAAACTAAGTTCTGCATCGACTTTCTTATACTTATTCCAATCAAGATATTCTTTTATTTTTAGAGAGTTATCAGTAAAAACCAGTATTTTACCGTGCGACAAATCTAAAATAAAGTAATTAGAGTTATCATCCTCAATAATCATGATTGTATAAAATCCATTGTAAAATATATTACCTGATTCAATTTCATTATCAGGGTATTCTTTAACATTAATTTTTAATTTAGACATCCTAATTTCCTTCTTTATTTTATATAATAAAAGCATACTAGAAATAGTATGCTTTGTCAACACTTATTTATTACTAATGTTTCTGAACTCTTTAATCGCTAAGTTAGCGGCCGCTGAATGGACTTGATTCTCTGCGGAGTTTAGAGTCACCCATTTCCAATCACCGATATATTCATCATCATCAAAACTAGTATTGACCTTTTTATAGTTTGAACCAGTTAGCCTAACAATAAATACGTGTGAACGTTCATCAGTAAACCCTTCTGATAGAGTGTAAATTCCAACTCGTTTAAACGCTTTAGGGTCAACTAGCAATCCAGTTTCCTCTTGTAGCTCTCTACGAGCAGTTACATAAGGGTCTTCATCCTTGTTGATTAAACCAGCAGGGAATCCAGCTACAGTTTTATAAAGAGGACTACGATATTCATATTCAATCAGAACTTTATTGTCCTCATTGACTACTAGCATTGTAATTGAATCTGACTTTTTAATAATCTCACGATTGGCAACTACCCCATTTGCTAGTTCAATTGTCAAACGGTATAAATCAAATATAGCCCCTTTAAACAGCTTCTTAGAGCTAATAACCTTTGGCTTCATAATTACTTACCCCCGTTTTTAATTAGCTCTAAGGCTCTCTCATAGCGTGCTAGGAACCCCTGTGGGTCAGAGCTATTCCCTTTATCATCTAGGATAACAACTTTATCTGCAAACCCTTGATTTGATATTTCCTCCATTAGATTATCATGGAACTCATTCCTAGTATTTTCCCAATCCATATTTCTAAAACCATCATCAACATACTTGGTTACAGGAGGGATTACAATAATCAGGTCCCAATCTTCATGTTTAACAACATTAGCATAGATTTGAGTTAAATTCTGATAATCTTCTTTAGGAAGATACATCTTTGCATATACGTCAGTAACCATCGCATCAGTATCACAGATGACAGTGCCTTGGTTAGAAGCACTATGCATTTCAGCCTTGTTAGCATCATATTGTCCTTGGAAAAAGTGAGAATAGTCATCAACGGTCAACTCATCATCGGTAAGATTATATTTCTCTTCGTAGTCACGTGCGAACTCAGTCGAAAATGGTGCATTAATTGAGCGAGCAACATGCTTAATTAAAGTTGACTTACCAACAGATGCGGAACCGGTAACTAGAACCTTATAGGTAAAGTGACGGCGGAACACACGGTTAATATAATTCCAATATTTATGAGGGTCATTACGAATCATTGTTGCTGAAATTGGAATAGTTTGGCGATTCTCTAATTCAGTTTTCCATGATGGTAATAATTCATGAAACTTGTCATCATATTCTTTTTCACCAGTATATACTGTAATATCAGCATCTTGATTAATTACAGCTTTATTAACAATTGACTTTAGTTTTTCTAGCCAAGGTTCCCAACCGTTAGGATAACGAGGAATTTTATCCTCATTAAGCATGGCTACCACAATATTAGGCTCATCTGCAAAAGATTCTCTTAAATATCTAAAACGCTTGTACAATGAAAGTCCAATCTTATCTCCACGGTCACCTTTATACCCACTTACAACAAGCACAACACCATCATTAACAGCTAGTGCTCGGTAAAGGTCTTGTTGGTGTCCAATATGGAAAGGTGCGAATGTTCCAAAATATACGCCAATTTTCTTACCTGAAAGCTTATTCTTTGTAATCAATTCTAAATTATTCATTATTAGCTACCCCACTGTTGTTTTCTTTTGTGTACCAAACGTATGCTCCATAAATTGCATTAATTGTCATGATAACCTGTAGTACAAGCATACTTAATGCAGAAGCGCCACCACTAGTTAACCTTGTATACCAAATATAGATATTTAACACGTCTAGTCCAATCCAAATGACCCATTGAGAACGATACCCATAAGTCATGAGAATTTGACCAATAATACCAAGTGGCAATACAGCACTATCTCTTAGAACTTGATTACCATTAAATTTGAATCCAATATAAACATTTACGGCGTAAAGTGCTAGTAATCCTATTACAGTTAACGTAGCTAATAGTGGGGTAATCTTTTTACTGATAACACTATCATCATTTGAGCTATTTAACGTTTTATACCAAACGTAGATACCAACGAACTGCATGATAGTATAAAATATTTGAGAAGAAATATCCCCAATTAAACGGTTATGCAAAGAAGCAATTAGCCATGCTAGGCTACCAATTGTTCCCCACATGAAATTGGTTAGCTTGCCCTTATCTACTAGTATTAAACTCATAGCAGTAGCCACACTAGTAATTACTCCAGCATAACCTGAAAAAGAGAAGTCACCTTGAAACATGAAAGCAACAATTGAAGCACCAACCATAAGGAACATTAGTAAATATTCTTTATAATTAAACTCTGTTAATTCCTTGATATTACGCTTAATTGAAAATGTATCTTTAATACCAGTACCTAATAATTTATAATCTATATTTTTAGTCATAATTTTATCTCCTATTGTTTTTACTGTGCCGTGGGCGGAAAGAAACGCACATTTTTATTTAATTTTATTTTCCGTCTATATGATATTTAATACCAATCATATCTTATGGCGGAGGTCTAAGAGTTATATCCATATAGTCTAATTCTCCCTTCTATATAAAAAGTATACCACTAAATATATCATTTGTCAATATAATTATTACTAATATTTGTAAATGTATGTTTATTCATTTAACTATACTTTATTCATCCAATCAAGTATTGTCCGAAGGGTCTCGGCTTATAACCCGCCTTGGCTGAGACTATATCAACTAAGTAGGATGTCTTCGTTAGTATTTAGTTCTTAACGTCTTGTGGTCTACGTCACGCTAGTAGATGATAAGCACCCTAGTTTATCAAACCCGATTACCATCAATAGGTAATCAAAATCTCTTAAGGTCAAGTTCAAATTCTTTATTATGTACTAATCAATCAAGCAATCCTAAACACACACTGTCATACTTAATCTGTAAAACGGTTTTGACCTTGACTCTCCTGCTGTTCAGAGAGAGGGAGTAAGTGAATGATATACAGTTATTCCATAGATGGATAGTTTAGCGTAAATCTATTACTAGAAATACAATACTAAGCTAAGCTCTATGGACAATAACTGCATAATAACTAATTAACTAATCCAACTGTTCGTCGGTCGGTCGGTCGGTCATTTCAACAGGAGTTGGTTATTCAAGTCACTACGTATTGCTATCCTAACATTGGTTACTACATTGAGTGTTAAGCGATTGTTTTCTTCATCATGAGGACTCATCGTTTAGCTTTATTATAATCTATTAGGACAGTTCAGCATCTATACTTGTAATACTAACCTAGCTACCAGCATTCCAGCCACTGGTAGGTTATTCGCATAAGCAGGTTAATATCTCCACCCGTTTTCAGGGCACTGGAAACCTCTTACAGCATTTATTTAACGACCTGCTACTCGGTCAAACCCATCACTGCAACTCCTCAACGGTGGGTTCCTAGTCACTTTTATAGAATCGGAGGGACTGTTCAAATATGCTCCTGTCTCTTTTTGTTTGGTATCAGTGAATATTACCTTTAGGTGGTCTCGCCTATTGGGTATCCCTATTAAGTTTTAAAGTTATCTTATAGCTCTGCGCATTTCGGTAACTCCTTTTGTAACTAGGCTATTTAGTTATCCTCGGTTAGCCGTGTAACCTTATTTGTAATTCTAGTATACCATACTATTTTCAAAAGTAAACCCAATTTATATAGAAAAATTTATTGACTACTAAATTATATAATGTTACTATAGTCTATAGAACAAATACATTTTATAGGTATCAATAAGGAAGTGATATAATGAATTTAAAAGACCCAAAATTTAAAACAGACGATACACCTGTTAAGTTTGCTGATTTTGATGCTTATGTTATCAGCTTAATTTATGACAAATATGTGCAACTTTTTAGACAGAAAGATGCTGACAATAAGGGAATTGATGCTAGTGTTGAATTAGAAAGAACCGTTGACTCAATTGTTGATAGCAAACTACACTATGCACTGGTTAAAGCCTCCAAGTATTTTAGGATTAACCACATTAATCCGGTATATTATTTGTCTATCGTTTTTAGTAGACACTTATATAATGACCAAAATAAGAAGAGGCTTATGAACGTTCCTTATGAGGTGGGCCTTGTGTCTGAAACTTATCAGTCGTACTATCAAAATGGCTTAAAGTACGATAGAACTTATCATAAAAACATAAATGGAGTTCCTCATGAAACAGTAATGTTTCTAGATAATCCATATATTTCATTTATGTACCAATATTATGGGTTGTTGCAGAAGTGCAGATATGATAATATAAAGATGTCTAAAGAGCTAAGAACCTACCAGTACAATAACTCAATTAAGATTATGACACTGGATGAGAACAAGCTTGATGGCATGTATAGAGAGTACGTAGAGTATAGTCGTAGATTAGTAAAGGCATTAAATGTTAGGCACCCAGAGATGTCATTATATGTAATGCAACTATGTAACTATCGTTACCTAGGCGCTATGAACACTCCTATTTTATTATTTGGAACGTCAAGATATTCTATGAGTGCTATTTCTGATATTAGGTCTGATGAGACAGACAATGAGTTGTATCTTCATTCTCTATTATATGGTTTAAAGAAGACCTATGACTCTGTGTATGCAGCAACTATTTCAGATGGTGATGAGCTTAAAATAATTAGGGACAACTTACAAACTGAAAAAGTGTCAGAGTATTATGATATTATCAATATCGGGCGTAAGATTATAGCTTACTTTAGCTCGGACTTGGTAATTAGAACTAAGGCTCGAAAGGTATTCCCTAAGGATTTAAGAGAACAGTTGTTGGACAGATATGATATGCCAATTATTAATATTTAGGAGGAACAACCGTGACAGAAAGTACAAAAACATTACAAGAACAATTATTAGTGAGAGCATTAAGTAGTTCATACATTACTAATGCAGTATTAGCTAGAAACACACCATCACTATTGACTAACCCGACTTATCAGGTTCTAGGTAATATATTAGTTAGATACTACGCAACAGACACAAAGCCGATTTCAGAAGCAAGTATTAAGCTTGGAATTGATAGATACTTTAAAGATGAAAACAGACGTAGAAGCCATAAGCATGAAGACCCGTTAACACAGCAAGAAGAGCTAGATATTACCCAGACTATTAATGATGTTATGGAAACTAAGCCAGATAGTTCTGATGAAATCGAAGAGTCACTAGATAAATATGTTAAGAAGACTTTAGCTTCTGCTGCTATTCTAGAGGAAGCACAGCGAGACTCAGATGACTTATCTAAGAGAGTTGAAGAAAAACTTGATGATATCAACTCATTAGACATCAATGGTAGTGCGGACACTGTTGTTGATGTTTATCGTGATGTTCGTAAGAAGGCAGAAACATATATTAATGATTTGGGCCAAGCAAAGATACCATCTGGATTAAAAACATTTGACTATGTGATGAGTGGTGGGCTACAAAAAGGCCAAATTGCAATGATTGGTGGTAAATCTGGATTTGGTAAAACAGTATTTCTATCTAATCTATCATACTACTACAGTATGGTATCCGGTCATAACGTTCTACAGGTTAGCTTGGAAGAACTAATGGCAGATTCATATATGCGTTTTGACAGAATGCATTATCGAGTTACACCGAGTGACATGCTAAATGGAGATGGTAAAATTGACCCTAATTTTATTAAGAATGTTTTAGCTAAGCCTCATAAGCCAGATAAAGGAACGTTGTTGTTCAAACGATATACGCCTAATACTTTAACTGTTGATGGTTTACGACAGTGCATTGACGCATCAGAACGTCAAAAAGGCTTGAAACTAGATGTAGTTGTACTTGACTATGCGGACCTAATGCGCACCTCTAAGAAATCGGATAACGAAGCTGTTCAGGGTGAAGAGCTATTCCAAAATCTGTCGAAGCTAGCGCAGGAAGAAAATGTTATTCTAATTACTGGTACTCAATTGAACCGTTCTGCCGGTAGCCAAGAAGTTATGACGTTAGAGTCAATCGAAGGTTCCTACCGTAAGATTAACACTACTGCATTCGCTGGAACTTTAAACGGGACTAAAGAAGAACGTGATGGCGGTTTCATGCGTATTTATTTAGATAAGATTCGTAATCGGTTTGTATCTGATGATTATATGCTATTTAAATTTGATAAGGGAACAATGCTTTTAACCGATGAAACTGATGCCGAAAAGGTAGAACACATGTCGCTTATCAACCAAGACGCATCAAATATGAAAGCTCAACGTAGAGCAGAGTATGCCAAAGGCAATGGCAATGACACTAGTAATAGCGAAATGCAAGATAAAGCAAATGAAATTATATCTAGTTTAATGGGCGGAAACAAGGAGGATTAATATATGAATAAAGATACCTATGTAGTATGTGCTGACGTCCATGCTAGTGACTATACAGCGTTTTCTAAACCAGTTGAGGGTAAACCATACGGGTCACGTTTAAAAACGATTCTCGAAGCCCTCAACGCCATGTATGAGGAAGCATTGTCTAAGGATGCTTCAAGAATGATTATTGTTGGTGACTTGTATAATGAGAGAACATCTATATCGCCAATTGTAATTAAGGCGGTTACAGAGAATATTTTAAATGGTATTCACCAACAACCAAAAGGGTTTAAGCTTGACATTGTAGTTGGTAATCATGACCAGCAAGATAATAGTCCAGTTCCACCAAACTCTGTATCCATCTTAGAAACTTACTCGACTAGTGATTATCCAATTGTAGTTCATGACCGTGTTGATGTGGATGATAATTTAATATTTGTACCATATACTGAGGATTCTTTATCATTCAAGAAAGAAATTTCAGAAATTAAGCTTGATAAAGATAAGCATTATGTGATGTTTGCCCATATTGGTATGTCAGGTGCTAAGTCTGGTAAGTGGACTCATAAACTTGGGGGTAACTATACTCTTGAAGATGTCCGATATAACGAGATGGATTTAGTCATGATGGGTCATTATCATTGGCGACAAAAGTTAGCAGATAATGTTATGTATACTGGTGATTTAGTTCCTTTAAACTTTAATGATGAGGGGCAAGATAAAGGGTTCTATTTGATTACAAAAGGTAAGAAGTATGAAGAAACCTTTATCCCTGTAAATTCACCAAAGTTTAAAACTATTGATTTGAGCCATTATGAAGATAAAGGTACTCTTGATGAAGAGCTAAAAAATAACTATATTAGAATTGTAACCCATAACTCAGAGGACACCGAAGCCATGCGTAAGCTAATCAAAGAAGCTGAGGTACCTGTAGCATTACAAACTAAACAGGAGCTTAAGCATGATTCAAGACTAGATATATCTTCTGATAGTTCTGATGCTGATATTGTTAGGGCATATTGTAAGAAGTATTATCCAGATGTAGAAAAACAGGCAGAAAAGTATTTAATTCAGGCACAGGAAGGTTGATAGATTTTGAACGTAAAGGTATATTCTAAAGTAAATTGTTTTCCATGTAAATTGACTAAAAGGTGGTTATCTGAACATAACGTTAACTATGACTATGAAGAGTTCGACCCCAAAGAAGAAGCTGACTATGCTGTAGTGCGTGAACGACTGATGGAATATGGGTTCATGAGTTTCCCAGTAGTTACCATTACAGATGATGAAAACAATGTAATTAACAAGTGGTCTGGCTTTGCTCCTAATAAGTTAAAGTCTCTAATTAAATAAACTTGACAAAATAGTCTTACTGGGTTATACTTAATCTAGTAAGACTATTTGTTTGAGGTGAATTAAATGAAATTAGAATCTGTAGATATTCAGAATTTTAGGTCAATTGGAAAAGTTAAATTGTCACTAGACAACCAAGGTCTTATTCTAATCCAAGGTGTTAACATGGATAAGGATGATGGCTCTTCTAATGGGGCAGCAAAATCCAGTTTGTATTACGCTATTATCTATGCGCTATATGGTAAAACTCCAAAAGGTACTGCTGGAGATGATATCGTTAACAACAAAATAGGTAAAAATACTCACTGTATTGTAGAGTTTTCTCATCGTGGTAGTGAATATACGGTTGCACGTTATCGAAAGGATAGGGCTAATAAGAATAAAGTATTGTTATACCGTGATGGTGAAGAGATTACTAAGGCTTCTAATAAGCTAACTGATGAATATATAGTTGATATTATCGGTATGAATATAACTACTATGCTTAATTCCTTAGTATTTGGTGAGTCAAGTGTTAACCGGTTCTCAGAAGCAACTGATAAAGAGCGTAAAGAAATTCTAGAAGATATTACTAATATTGCTATTTATAAGCGAGCGCTAGATATTGTTAAAGAAGACGCAGCCACTAATAAGCTAAATATTGATAAGGCTAACAATGAGCTATCTAGTGCTGTTAACCACAAAGACAGTATGATGCAGTATATTGATAGATTTAAGCAAGAACAAAAAGATTATGCTAATCAGCTAGCTAAGGCGGAAGCAACAGTTACCAAGTGCAAGGAATCTGTTGATAATATTGGGTATACTGATGAAGATTTAGATAAGGAAGAAGAAAACTATCAGAATGATTTGACTGTTTTGCAACATAAATTTGATAAAGCGAATACAGTTAAGAGTAGTACAGAAGTAAACGCCAAGCTGTCTGCACTTGCATCTAAAGTGGGACAAATTGCTAATCAGCAAAGGATTAGCAAAGGCAACCTTAATAAAGCTAAGCAGGCATATACGGAGCTAGCTAATGCGAGTGTACCTCGTTGTCCTCATTGTGGTCATAAGCTAGACGAGGAGCATCGTAAGCAGGAATTAGAACGAATTACTAATGATGGTAAGCAAGCTAGAGATAGCTATGATGAATCAACTAGGATGTTATTAACTGCTAAGAAGGCTAGTGACATTCTAAATACTAAGTTGAGCGAAATTGAAAAGTTTAATAGTAGTATTAAGCCAAAATTGGAATTAATTAATAAGGATATTAATTCTGTTAGAAACAGCATTACCGAAGTTATTAACAGGCGCAATAAGCTAGATAGCTCTAAGCATGATGTTGTTCAAGCTAAACAATGGTTAGAAGAACTAAAGCAGAGAGCACCAAAGAACAATGGAGATTTTGAAAGTGAGAAAGATTTAAATAAGCATATCAAAGAAGCTACTGACAAGGTTTCTAAGTTAGAAGCTAAAGAAAAACAATTTAATGACTTAAAAGTAGTATTCTCCGATAAGGGGGTTAAATCACATGTGTTAGACTTGGTTACTCCATATTTAAATTCACAAGCTAACTACTACTTATCAATATTGACAAATGGTACTATTTCTGTTAATATTAGTACACAGTCAGAATCAAAAGCAGGTAATGTTTCTGATAAGATGTCAGTTGAAGTGTCATCAGTTGATGGCGGCTCGGCTTATAATGAATTATCAACTGGTGAACAGAAGCGGGTAAACTTGGCTATCTCCTTGTCACTACAGGATTATGTATTGTCTAAGAATCCAGAGATTAACCTGAATGTTTTTGATGAAATATTTGATGGGTTGGATGAAGACGGAATTATGCAAGTTATGAAATTATTAAAAGAACGGAATAAGAATATTGGAACTATCCTAGTTATTTCTCACAATCAGGCTTTACGGGATATGTTCACAAATTCAATAACAATTAAGAAAAAGGATGGAATTAGCTATGTTGACTAATACAAGTCGCTTAGTTCTTGGTAAGAACGAGTGCATAGAAAATGGTTTAAAAACTAAGATGTTTGTTGAAGATGGGAGAGTGATGGTTAGACTAAGTTCTGAAACTATGAATCATCACAAGAAAGAATACTTTGCTCCAGCAGAGGATGCAAATGTGTTTTACCCACTATACTTTTATTATGATTTTCACTATGAAGACCCATATAAGGATATTATTCTTAAATTATATCATAATGCTCCAAAGAAGATTGTTAAGTATATTCATGATAACTTTCCTCACGATAACGTGTACTTAAAGCGTTTATACGACTTTAAAGAACAAAAGCCAATTAATACAGAAACAAATTTTATACTTAAGAGCAACGAAGCTGCCGAATATAAGTTACAAAAATTAGGTTTAAAGACATGGGGAGAGCATTATAACCGTAATGATGTTGCGCTAAACTTTAACAAGATAAATAAATTATTGAACGAATTAGAGTCCTCTCTATTAGCTAAGGCACAAGATTTGGGAATTGTAGACAAGAATGGTATTGACAAGAACAATGAATTAACTGAGAAAAAAATTCTATCTCAGGCTACAGATGAAGACTTAAGACTATATATTGAACTTGGCGTAGCCTATAGGATGAATGTATTTATGTCTAAAGTAGTTAGGGCACAAGAGAAGTTTTTGAGGGGGTAATAGAATGTCAGCTACACAAAGTGTAATTGAATCTTTAAGCGATGGCGAAATTTTGTATGATGGTGAAGACATCAGATTTAACTGTCCCTTGTGTGGTGAGACTAAGAATAAGTTATACGTTAGTGAAAAGGGTGTATGGCATTGTTTCCATTGCTCAGAGTCTGGGTTTGGTGCAGTCTCATTTATTATGCAACTTTATCATATATCATTCAAAGAAGCTAAAGAGATTGCAAAAGAGTATGGGTATGCTCAAGAATCAAAACCAAATGCAATTATTAGCCAATCTGATTCATTAGCAGAAAAATTGATGCTTATAATGTATGATAGTAAAGAAAACGAAAGCTTAGTAATGCCCTCTCTACCAACGAATACTAAGTTATTATCTAGCAATTGGAGCAATCCAGTTGCTTTTCCATATTTTAATTATCTTCACAGTCGTGGGGTGACAAAATCTGATATTGAAAATTATAATATTGGGTTTTGTGTAAATGGAACTGCTAGAACCAGAAGGGGAACCTTAAGCATTAGGAACAGTATTGTGTTCATTACTAAGATGAATGATGAGCCTGTATACTGGAATACACGCTCAATTGACCCCAACCCGTTTATTAAGTCATTTAATGCCTATGCCGAGTTAGGTAAAGAGTATGCTCGTTCTCAATCTTTATTTAATTATGACAGCATAAAAAGAAACAATAATGTGGTAATTTGTGAGGGTGTTTTTAATGCAATTACTGTTAGCCACATAGATGGTTACTGTGGGTTGGCAACTTTTGGTAAGGAAGTAACTGATGCTCAATTGAATTTGATTGTTAAAGAACTGGGTCATAGAAATTTGTATTTGTTTTTAGATAACGATGCCAACTATAAGATTGTACAATTAGGAAAACGATTTCTAGAGGCTGGGGTTAACAGAGAACAAATATGGCTAGTTAATAATCCATATGAGAGACAAGATGCTAATGATTTAGGTGAGTCTATTAGCGAAGAGCTATTGGAGTCATCAACTAACCCTAGCCTAAGTTCCTTCTTAGGTTTAGGGGTTACTGAATAATGTATGTGCTATAATAATAGTAATTAAATAGTGAAAGACAGGTAATTATATGATTTATGTTAATGCTCCAATTGGTATGGGGAAATCAGCTCTAACAGAACTTCTATCAAAAGATTTAAATACTAAAGCCTTCTATGAAAAAGTAGATGATATGGCAATGCTCCATAAGTTCTATGCAGCTGGTGAAGATAGTCGATTATCATTAGCGTTCCCGCTACAAGTTGCTTTCCTAAATTATCGTTATCAGCAATTAAGAGAAGGTCTGCACTTAGCAGAAACTGAGGGCATGAAGAATACTGTATACGATTCTAGTCTGTTATCTGATGGGTTAATGGCGTTTAACTTGTATAAACGTGGGGAATTTCCAAAGGAAGAATTTAGGCTGTATCAGGAACTATCACAGAACATGCAAGCCAATGTTTCAGGACATCCCTTTAGAGGATTTCCTGATGTAATTATTTATCTAAAGGGTAGTTTTGAGCTCATGCTAGAACATATTGAATCTCGTGGGCGTGACATGGAAACAATAGATGATGATAAAAAAGATTATTATCATAGTGTGTGGGAAACATATGAAAACTGGTATCAGTCATATGCGCAGTCCCCAGTTATTACCATTGACATGGATAAGTATGACTATGTTAACAACTCGAAAGACCGTAGAAATGTAATTGAATATATCGAATCTAAGCTAAACGACTTTGGGTTACTTAGCGATAACGAATTGGCTGGTCTGTATATGGCACATGATATTAAGGATACCCCAGCTGAAATAGATATTAAGTAGGTGATATAATATGTCATTAGAAGCAAAGGATTTATCTAAAGTTGGTTTCCAAGATTATTTCAGGTTACGTAGACAACTACAAGCAACTGGAGATATTCCAAATTCTCAGATACAGCAGCATGATAATGACCCAATTACGTTTGATGAAGCCTATGACACGCTTAACTTGATTATAGATGACTTGCTAGGGGTCTCAGACATGTACGCTCGCTTATCTGTTGACTCATTAGGGGTACTAATTAGTATGCTAGTGACAAAAGGAGTATTAACTCAGAAGGACTATGAAGTAATATTGAAAGAATCACAAAAACTAATGAAATTAGACAAGGATGATGAAAATGGCACAAAGCAAAGCAATTAGCCGAGAACAAGTATTAAACGCATTAGCTAAACATAATGGATTAACTACCTATAATAACCAAGCTGGTAGTCACCCTCGGACGCCAGAAGAAGACCGACAACTAGAAACTTTATTAACAAAGCGGGTAACTCTAGCAGAAGCCTTTGACGCAATTGATATCTTAACTTTTCCTTATAATAAAAATACTAATGATTTAACTAAGCAACTCGAAGTTATTGGAGTATTGCTTAATAAGGTTGGTATTACAGAAAAGGATTGGACGGAAGCCGAAAATAAGGTTGAATCCAAGCGTAAAGAACAGCAAGATAAGATTATGAAAGAAATAGAATCACAGTTAAAGGAGGTTTAATAATGGATTTGTCTAATAATCTGCCTAAGCTAGCTAAGGTTGTTAAGTCCGGTAGTAACCAAGTACAGTCAGTTGATACCATATTAACTAAATATAGCTTGACAGAATTAACGGGAACAGACAAAGAAGACTTTTTAGATGATGCTGAACTAGTTAAGGAAGCTATTGTAAGTAACATAATCCCTAATTATGATGATAAACCAGCCGTTGTAACTTATGGAGAAGGAGCTAATAGCGAATTAATAGCTTCTAATCTGATTGAGCTAGCTAAGAAACATAGTAACTACAAACACGCTAATTCAATTCTTGATAGCATGGTAGACTTTGATGCTTATCTGGCTAAGCTATACGAATTAGGGGTATTGAAACAGTGGGTTATTAAAGGTAACGATGACACCCAAACAATATTCTACTTATATGATGGTGAATTATTAACTAAGGATGACTTAGAAGTATTAGATATATTTGTTCATGCTAAAGAAGATACGGTATTATCTAAGGAACAATTAGAATTATTGAACGATAAGTCCTTAGTTGCTCGTATTCATCATGATGCTTTGTCATACAAAAACAATCACACGTTGGATAATTTAAAGACCATGCTTAGTTCACAATATAATAAGTATTTATCAAAGCAATTAAATAAAGTTGTGCTAGTGGCATCAGCAGATTTAATGTATGCTTCATCAGGACTAAATAACCAAATGTTTGCTTAGCATTAAAAAATACTACAATAAAGAGGGATTATTTCCCTCTTTTACTTTACATATACAAATTAGTATGGTATCCTATAGACTAGGAGATGATAAAATGAGTAGGTTCTTAATTGTTCAAGCTGATAATTCAGTTAGCGCTATTTGTGCAAAGATACTGTCTGATAATGATACAGGCACAGATGTCATTGTTTATAAGAACAAATTTTTTAACGATTTTGATACCGGTGTTATTGAGCAAGGCGACCAGATAATTGTCCTTGGATATTCTTATACGGGCTCAGATGCTCAAAATAAAAAGATTGATGAAATTACTAATAGCAAGTGTGACGATTTTATATTCTTAGCACTTCATGGTAAACCCACAGATAACCCCAAGATTACTGTTATTGATAACTATGCTACTCTAATAGGGATTTGCTTGACCTCTGTTGATTCTGAGTTTAAATATAAGGATACTCTTGCCGGATTGCATAAACTATCTTGTAATGATAAAGTGGATATTAATAAGTCTTTATCTAGTATTCTTGGTTGTTTGGAGTATGCGAAGATTACTGGAAATAACTACCGCATGATTCCACTAAGTAGGAATGCAGATGGATTATTCGAGGTAGGTGGGATTGACGACTACTTATTGTCGGATTGGTACTATGATACTAAGATAAAGCCTAACATGAATAAGCAGTTATACGAGTTTGGTAAGTCTATTCCTAACATTGATAGCAAAGTATTTGTTCTCAATAGCGACATAGACTTAAGTGTATTTAAGATTGTTAAAATGCAAGACTTAAAAGGCGTATATGATATTATAATTCAGCCAAAAGGGTTTAATGTTAGCCGAGATAATGTTCTTGTCTTAGTAATTCCCTTAAATAAACAAGTAAGTGGTACTATAAAAGATGATAACAAGTTTGCAACTGATATTTTGAATGGACTGGGGTTTGTTAACTCAAAGGTCGGTCAATACACTGGATACACAATTATGCCAGTTAGTTTTACTGGACTATTTAGCTAAAGAAAGTAGGAGTTTGATTTTGGAAAAAGATATTAACAAGATTTATGGTGCGGTTCTTGGAGAAGCTTATCTTAACGGAGGGCAAAAGTTTACAATTGCCTCAATCAACCGGTATTTAAAACAGCTAGGGCAAGAACGGCTAAAGCGAGAAGATATCGAAGGACTAGTAGAAGCATTAAAGGAACAACAACAACCTTTATATGATGCTTATGTAGCAGTTGGTTCTGGTAAAGAAACTCTAACAGACTATTTAGATGTTAGCAATCCAGATAGGGTATATGACCATGTAACACCAACAGTTGTTAATAAGGTAGCCCTACAAGAGAGTCAGAAAGAATTTAAGAACGACTTAAGAGTTGGGGCTTACTCTAAGATGTTAGCGGATAAAAATAGGGAAGCTATTATAGACATGCTAGCTAGCCTAGACTTATCAATGTTTACACAGCCAGCAGATGTAAAAGATAGTGACCAAGCCTTAGTGTTAAATTTGAGTGACTTACACATTGGGGAACTAGATGATTTAAAGGTCGGTAGCTACCATAATGTTTATAATTTATCTGTTCTTAAAAAGCGTTTGCGGGCATATGTTGACACAGCTTTAAACTATGCTCGTGCCAATGGTATTACCAATATCGTAGTAATTAACATTGGGGATATTATTACTGGTGGCTACATGCACCCTAACCAATTATTTAGTATTGAGTTTGATATTTCTCATCAAATTGCCGAAGCTATTCAAATTATGTTGTCCTTACTAAATGAACTAAACTCTGAGTTCAAAGTAACATTTGGCTCAATTGCAGGTAATCATGACCGAATTAATCAAAAGGACAAAGCCGGTAATATTCCTTCTGACTCCGCTGCTTACATTGTGATGGATACTATCAATACAATTAAGAAAACTACTGGTGCGCTAGAGAATGTTACCTTGATTGACAATTTTGATGATATGCATGAAATCGACTTAACTATTAATGATAAGCGTATTGTATGGACGCATGGCGAGAAGGTAAAGCGGGCTAAGAATGATAATGCCTATAAATTCCAAGCTGGTGGAAAACATGTTGATTGTTTAATCTATGGTCACTTCCATACTTTCCAAATTAAGTCTGGGGATTTATGCCAAGAAGTTGGGCTACCAGCTTTAAAGGGTATGGATTCTTATGCTAAGTCATTACCAACTGAATTTAGTGCACCGGGCCAATGTTTTACAATCGTTCCTAAAGATGGTAATATTTATACCATTCCAGTATTATTTAAGGGTGATGAATTTGAATAAACGAATTAAGAATAAGACAGCTAAGCATCAAACTGGACTAACCAAGCCACAGTTAAAGCGTATTAGGTTTTTAATGAGCCAAAATAAGTACCACGAGTTTATTGATAATTGGAATTGGTGGGACTTCGCCTATATTATGGATTTACTATACTATGTAGATGAGACTAAAGATAAAGCCTTTTTATCTAGACTAGAAGAACTAGAAGATAACTTTGATGGTATATTAATCTTTAATTCTTCAGAAGATAGACATACCTTACTAAACAGGCTATGGGAGGCGCAGGAGCCATATTTTGAGCTTGTAAGACATTTAAATGCTAGCCAGGCATATTTACACGGAGTAATCCTAGAATGCGTTGCTAGGGCTTACAATGCCCATGGTCATGCTGTAGATAGCCACAAGGTTGCTAATGAAATGTATAAGGCTTCTAAGATGCTTAAAGATAATGCAGTGGACGCTTACATCGAATATGTAAGAGAGAACCAGCGTTTTCAAGGCTGGTGGGACTAAATGACTAAAAAAGAAGTCATCAAGTTGATTGTTAATATAGTGCTACTAATAGTTATCTACTGGTTAGTAGTTTTTGCTTTATTAGTTCCAATTGCATTATTTACAACAGGACTAGTAACGATTGTATTGAGTAGCTTTACTGGTGGTATTGGTATCTATGTAACAACTCCCATATTGCTTAGGCTCAATAAGATTAAGTTTGTAAAGTTTGATGGAAAAGCACTATTCGCCAGTTTTCAGCTCTTTTTCATTGGTGGTGCTGTTAATGCCACTTGTGCGATATTACCATGGCTAGGAATAGCTACCGGTGGAATTGGACTTGCTGTGACTACCATAATAAGTACACTGGTATGTGCCCTATGTGCTTGGTTTATGACTAGTGCTATCTTAAGCATGTATGACATGTAATACATTGAGTCTATCTTAATTGATAGGCTCTTTTTTGATTCTATAAATTTATTATATTAAGATTGAAAAGTAGTACACTTAAGTTATATAAAATGGATATTAGGATGTGATTAAATGAACGGTTCTGGAGCGCATAAAAAGGGCTCAAATTTTGAAAGAGATGTGGCTAAAGCATTTACTAAGTGGTCTGGGGTTAAGTTTAACAGAACATTTGCTTCTGGTGCTCAGGGAGATAAGTTTTCTAGTGACGTGCGGGTTACAGGCGACTTATTTGCACCAGTAGACTATAACTTTCCGTTTAGTGTAGAATGCAAATTTCATGATGATTTCAATTTAAGGAATGTATTTATCAACGGTTCCGTTGTACAGCTATTTTTAAAACAGAATGTTAGTGATGCAAGACGTAGCAATCGAGCTCCTATGCTAGTAGCTAAGGTATCTAGGCAGGATACATATGTTATTCTCCCTTATACTGAAAATTTAGAAAATCTGCTAATAGCCAAGCAGTCACCATACTTTTCTAGGCGCATGTATTATCAAGATGATATGACTAAAAGGGTTTATAAGTTTGATATGATTATTACAAATTTAAGCGCTTTATTACTAGCAACGCCTAGTGAGCTATGGGGCTGGTATAATGATTTAGACTGGAATTATCTTAATGAAGACACCGGTACTAAGGAGACTAATACTGATGTAGATAAACTAATTGGTCAAGTAAGGGGAGACTTAATTAAACATGGAGAATAAATTAAATGATAATGTAATTGAAGTAACCAAGGATGATAATACTTATTATGCTGAGTCAGAAAGAATAATTATTACACTAGAAGCAGAGGATGAAGGAATCTTTCAAGTAACTCAGGTAAGTATAAAAGATTATTTGTACCCTAGTGATGTAAGTAAGTCAATCAAACACGCAGTTAGATTAGCAACAAAACTGCAAAATACAGATTAAAGGAATATAATAATATGAGACTAGTTGAAAATTTAAATATAAATAATACGTTTAGGGCCCTTAATTTAAATACTTATATAGACCCACATGAAGAAAAAGTAGTTAGAGTAACGCAAGAGAACGAAGATAAGATTAGGTCAATCCTAAAGGAGAATGATGGAAAGGGATATCTGTTTATCGTAGACGCTTCCATTTCTCAGCCGGAGGTTGTAAATGATGTATATCGTTCTAAAGCCTATATTAATATAATGGTAGAGCGTGTATTGCCGATTCCAATGTTATTTGCTCTAGGTAGTAATAGAAGGGCCCAAGTTATCTACAAGTACCATGAAGGGTACACTAGAGAAGAGCTAACTAATATGGATACAGTTTCAGAAGTAGTTAAAACTTGTGTGATGGTAACAGCTGACGGCGAAAGCATCCCTGATATTAGCAAAATGTTGTTTAACATGAATGACCTCAGGTATATAGTTGATAGAGTATACTTTAACCTTGAAGAAACCAGCAAACAGAAGAAAATGAGATTATTTAAAGGAACTCATGAAGTTTTAGCACGTTGGAAGATTCAGCTATATATTAAATGCGAGTCTGAGGAGGAACGCCAATCACTTTTGGAAGAGGGTGTTCTAATTGGTAGTTAAGAAGACTATTAATCGGGACGACCTGGCTAGAGAATTACACAATCGTTATCCAGACTTTTTGATGAGAGACATAAAATTACTAATTGAAGAGTTAGAAGTAATAGTAGCTGACGAAGTTGACTCCGGTAACAAAGTAAAGATTGGCAAGCTATTGGAGCTTGAATCACAAACAAAAGCTGGCAGGAGACACTATGATGGAATTGATAAGATTCATGGTGGTAAAGGAAAGTACGTTGAGATTCCAGCCAGGAAAAGAGTAAAATACACGCCTATGAAGTTATTAAAAGATATACAAAATAAACCAGTTAAGTAGGTGATATAATTTGGCAGATTATAGTGATTTAAAGAATAGATTCAAAACAGATGACGTACCAACTGGTGATGACTATGAGCAATTAATATCATTGGCGGGTGATGCTAAGGACAAGGCAGACAGCTCTGTTACAGATAATGGTGATGGCAGCATTATGATTAATAACAAAAAAGTCACACCAGCTTCCGCAGATAATGTGGTAATAGACAACAAGGACAACACCATTACTGTTAACAATAAAGTTTATGCACCTGTTATAGACAACCAAGATGGGACGATAACAGTTAATACTCAGAGATACACCCCGGCAGATTACAACAAGGTAGTTATAGATAATAAAGATGGCAGTATAACTTATAATAACAATAAAGTTTTTTTAGTTAAAGATAACAAAGACGGTAGCATACTAATAAACGGAAAGTCTTATGTACCATCAGACAAGCAAGACACCGATTTACTGTCTGGTAAAATTGAAAATTTGAGCTCTTCTTACAACAAAAACACTCTTAGTGATGGCTCCATATACGTTGGCTATGGGGGCAGCAGTTTGTCAAATGTGATAAAGAACAGACGTCCTATTAGTGAAAAAATAGGGGTTCATGCGTGGAGCTATAAGTTTTCTCAGGACAATATTAGTAATGACGGAATTGGCTTTAAACTAATAAGTGAGCACGGATTCAAATATGTTAGGATGGGGATTAGTTGGAGTGCGTCTGAGCCAACAGAGGGCTCATATAATATTGATGATGCTCAAAGCATGGTGTCAATGGCTATAGAAAACCAATTGATACCAATTATTACTATTAGTAGTGACGTTCCAACGGAGTACCAAGAAGATACCTATGATAACAATCTACCCAGATTTATAAAATTCTACCAGTATGCAATAGATAAGTTAAAAAATTTAGGTATTTACTGGGAAGGTATAAACGAACCAAATGGTAGTATTTCGTGGTTCAAGTCCCAGTCAGACACTGATGACTTCCAAGCTAAATTATCAGATGTTACTCATAAAATGGCACTGATAACCAAAAGCCTAGACCCTAGCAGTCATTTCATTAGTGGGGCTGTTGCTACAAATATTTGGAAGACAGGCACAAATCAATGGCAGACATTTTATCAGAAGGCTATGACTAACAAGATTGATTTATACAGTGAATACATTAGTCATCATCCTTATATATTGGCTAACAGCCCGTCTTTTTACTATGGGAGTGATTCTCAGATTATCTATTTGAATAACATGATTAAAAACTATTCAAGCACATCTAAGCAGGCTATTACAGAGGTTGGTTGGACTACGACAGATGCGGACAATCCAACTACTGAAAGTGACAAAGCAGTAAGACTTCTCCAAACAATATTTATTGCAGACCAACTAAATGTTGATATTATCTGTGTTTTTAGCTGGCATGAGCTATCTAGTGATGACCAATGGGGACAGCAAAACCCCGCAGAGGTTGGGTATGGCATAATATCATCAGACTTAAGGACTGATTTAGAAGCGTCAAGCAGCATTAAAGAGATTATTAGTCGTCTCGATGGGTACACTTATGATTTTTCAGAAACCAGCACTAATAACGATTTTGTGTTGCATTACACAAATTTTATGAATAATAAACATAAAATTGTATACTGGTCTTTCGATGGTGATTACCACACTAATGGTTCTACCAATACAACTGTCAGTCTACCAAGCGACACAATAATGGCCCCCAAGCCACAAATATATGATATAGACTAAAACTAGGGTTTCTAAAGTTTTTAATCAGTAATAGAAAGGAGATGCTATATTGGCAGACTACAGTGGTTTGATTGATAAGTTTAAAACAGATGATATACCTAAAGGTACAGATTATGAAGAGTTAATTACCTTAGCTGGAAACGCAAAGGACGAAGCCGATAACTCCGTTATAGACAACCATGATGGAACTATTACAGTTAACGAGCAAAAGTATAAGCCAGTTGAGGATAACAAAGATGGTAACATTACCGTTAACGGGACAAAATATAAACCTGTAGAGGATAACGAGGACAACACCATTACTGTGAATGGGATAACGTTTGCTCCAGTAATAGATAACCAGAATGGTACTATTACGGTTAACACCCAAACTTATGAGCCTGCTCATGCAGATAAGGTGCCCTTAAAATCTGATATTGGCAGTATCACTGATTATACAATCGCAGGAAACAACTTGGTTCAAAAGATAGTATCTGACTTTAAGTCAAGAAGCTTTAATGTTTTATACTATGGGGCAACTTCTGATAAGTCTTCTGATAGCGCCCCGGCTATTAACCAAGCCATAGAAGATGCTAGTAAGGTAGGCGGTACTGTATGGGTTCCGGCAGGGACTTATTTATTAAGTAATGATTTAATATTTAAGTCTAATATAACCTTTAAGATGGATAATAATGCTACCCTTTATGCTCCGGGGCAGTTATTTAGATTTGACACAACCTCTACCGGATATAATGGTGGTGTATCTAATGTAGTTGTAGATGGTGGAACTTTTTCGGGGGATTATGATGCCAAGAATGTTGTTAACTCACATGCCAATGCAAATGCCTTTAACGGGTGTTTGCATCATGCTAGCAACATTGAGTTCAAGAATATAACGTTCAGAATGACTACTTCCAACAGTCACACCCTTGACCTTGGAGGTTGTAGAGATATTAATATTCACGATTGTGTCTTTGAAGGATTCTACCCGCAGCCCGTAAGAGAATATGTTGAGGCTATCCAAATAGATTACTCATCAAAAGTAGGGTTAACTTATCATGATTCTATTCAGGATGCTAATGTTGACGGGTTAATTACAATTAATGTTAAAATAGAAAATAATACCTTTAGGCCAATTTATGGGGAAGATGGCACTACTATTAAATGGTATGCGCCTAATATGTGCGGAGAACATGTTGTATACTCTAATGGGGAGCCAACTAACATTGTTATAAAAAACAACCATATAACTGATGGATATGTATTTGATGACAATCGAGGGTCGGTAGGTTGGATACATTTCTTTGGGGTTCACAATGTTATAATACAGGGTAATGTTTTTGAGTCAACAAAACAACAACAGAGCTTAGCCATTGGAATTATATGTTCTAATGCAGATGGCCTAACAGATGCTGTTTCCGGTAATACGGTTTCAGGAACTTACAGCTATCAATCTGATGTTATAATAAAAGATAATACTTTTAAGGGATTTAAAACCGGTTCAGTAAACCATGGTGTAATTAGTGTATATGGGAACGACACTCATGGTAGCACTAACTTACAGATTATTGATAATAACTTTATTGACAATTTGCCAGATAGTTTTGACTGGACTACCGATACCCCCGGAATAGACTTAATTCAAACGCGCGGATTTAAGGATACTAAGGTTAACAACAATTATGCCAATGATTTAAGGCGATTCTTATTTATGCAAGAAAATGATGGAACGACCATACAGTCAAGCTATCAAGTCAACAACAATATTGTCAAAAATGTGGCTTATGTACCTATAGTAATGAGAACGCTCCCTGCGTCTAATCAGACAATAGATATAAATAATAACCAGTTTAACATGGTAAGGGAATGTGTTACTGTATTAAATACTAATGGTTATACTAATTTTGTTAATAATGATATCTTGTTCCATACCTCATCTCACTTAAGTTCAACCAATGGATACTCCAACAGCGCTGTTACTATTGGTAGCTATAATCTAAATCTGGCTAATAATACTGTTATTCAGAGTAGCAATTCTGCTTATCAATACCCAAATGCTTTCGTGCTATCAGCGGGCCCAATTAGTTACTCAGGAAACTATTTTAACGGTAGTAGCATATCCAACTGGAAAGTACCAAAAGAGAGTTTGTTGTCTACTCAACAGCGGTTTGGCGTTCAGTCTGATGCAATTGTCTGCCCTTCTGGTACTGACATAGGAACATTTTTAATGGGTGCTTCTGTACCAATTGGACTAAGTATTATACGCGATAACAATACTGCTACGAACCTTATTGTTTATAAGGAAAATAGCAATTATGGTTACGCTTTAAAGCCAAGTACAAAGGATGGAAGTTTTCAGATAGGACATTGGTACCAAGGAACATGGACTAGTTGGGCTAACATTTAAAAATAAAGTATTGACAAAGCATATCAGAAATGGTATGCTTTTTATATTGAAATAAACGGAAGGAGAGAGTAATAATGGCTAAATCATTTAATTTAGATAAAATCTTTAAGAATATGGGCGATGACTGGTTCTTTATGGACTCACATGCTGAGGACTTTGTTACACTAATTTTGTATGACACAGAAAATTTTATGATTGTTGGGCGCACTAATGATATTGTTGCTTTAGATTATGCTGACAATGACTACGTAGAGGATTACCAAAATAAATTTGATGACCTTTATGAAGAACAAACAGGGCATGAAAATTCACAATATCAATTTAAATTGGTTCCAGTTGGCATCACCTCAGTTGCTCTAAAATATGATTTATAATAAATAAAACTATGTATCAAATCGTTTAAATGGGCGGAAGATACAGAAAGCGGGTAATTTAATGGTTAAAGTAATGGCGGTACTAGAGTTTCCTAGAGTATCATATTTCAAGAAGTCTACTAATGGAGAGTACAGTTTTAATTTCATGTCTACTAGAGCTGGAAAGCTACTAAACAAGGTATTAACAGCACATAGAGCAGGATTAGGACTTGATTTAAAAGATGTTGATATAGAGTTTGCGTATGACTCTATTCCAAAAGTATATAAAGACAATAGCTATGCACCTATTTCAGTTAAATCTGGTAAGCCTTCTTTTGATAGATTAAAAGCTAAGATAGCAGAAACTAATCCAGACTTACTATTAGCGTTTGGTGGCACATCTTGTTTAGCATTGTTAGGTAAGAAGGGTGTTAATGACCTAAGAGGACATCCTTATGATTTATCCTTAGAGAATAAAACTTACACTGTTTTTCCAATGCTCAACCCAGAAGATATTTTAACTTCACCTAATAAAGAACTACTGTTAAAAGTTGATATTAGTCTAGTTAAGCGATTCTTAAAGGGTGGCAAGGAGGCTTTAAAGCCTAACGTAGGTAAGTATGAACTGGTAGAAGATTTTAGTAGAGTTAAACAAATATTTACTAACATTTTAGGGTTGCCTCCATTGTCTAAGCCTAAATATAGTATTGTAGCAGTCGATACCGAAACTAATACGCTGGAAACTAACAACAAGGGTGCTAAGCCTATTATTCTATCATTGTCATGGAAGGAGCATCAAGGGGTATGTATCCCGTTAAAGCATGATTTAGCCCCAGATTTATGGACAGATGAACAGTTTAACCAAATAAAACAGTGGATATTAGATTTGTTTGAAGCTGACCAGTGGAAGGTATTACACAACGGTAAGTATGATATCAAGATGTTTATGGATACCTATGGGTTAAAACATGCTCGCAAGTGTGTGGATACCCTAATCATGTTCTGGATTAGTGTTATCGAAGAAAGCACAGTTAGCAAAGGGTTGAAGGATTTAGCTTGGATATATACGGATATGGGCGGCTATGAAGAACCACTAGATGAATTTAAAGAATCCTATGTTCAGAAGGATTATGACCGTTGGTATAAGGAAGAGGAACAGCGATTAATTGATGAGGCTAAAGCCAACCCATTAAAAACAGGTAAGCCTCGCAAGCCTAAATTACCAGCCAAGTCAAATTATCCAGGATTAGTTAACAAAGTGGATGGCAGCAAGTTTAATTATGAATGGATTCCATTAGACATTATTTATCCATATGCTGCTGGCGATACCGATGCTTGCCTACGGATTTATAATAAATTGTTTGAAAAGGTTAAAACAAACCCTAATTGGGTTAACCTAGTATTTAGTGTTTACCCTAAGCTAGATGATGCCTTATGCCATATGGAACATAATGGTTTACAAATTGACAATGAAAAGGCCAAAGAACTGGCTAAGGCTTATGGCGACCGTAAAGAAAACACCTTGAATGCTATTTATAAGATGGTTCCAGAGATTAAGCAGGTAGAGCAAGAGCGAATTGATAACCTAGCTAAGCGAGCTAAATTAATGGCAAGCGTCAAGCCTAAGGATAGAACTGAGGAAGATAAAGCTTTCATCAAAGAGGCTGGTAAGTACAACGGTAACAACCCTAAGACTGGTGAGCCAAAGTATAAAGTTAATTTAGACTCGAATAACGACCTTGGATATATTCTGTATGAAGTATTGGGGTATACCTTACCACCAGAACCAAACTTTCTAACTGATACTACTGTTAAGCACCGTATTCCACAAGATAAGCTAACTTATAAAAACTATCGAGTTAATATCGAGGCTATTGAGTACATTCGTGATAACTATGATAAGAAGCTAGGAGAGCTATTAGTAACATATAGTAAGACTGTTACTGCCTTGTCAGGGTTTGTGCTTAAGTTACCAGCATTACAAGACCCTAATGGGAGAATCCATACTAGGTTTAACCCGACTGGAACAGTTACAAGTAGGCTTAGCTCATCAGGAAATTTTAATGCTCAGAACCTTACTAGGCCAGAAACAGACCCACGCAAGTTTAACCATAAGTATTCAGTTAAGTCAATGATTCATTCCCGTTTTAAGGGTGGCGTAATTGCAAACATCGACTTTAAGTCTCTGGAAGTATATGTGATGGCACTTATTTCTAAAGACCGCTCCTTAACGCAAACATTACTAGATAATAAAGATGTTCATAAGCATAATGCTAGTGTTGCCTATGGTATACCGGAAGAGGATGTAACTAAGGATTTACGAACGAAAGCAAAAGCCGTGACTTTCGGCCTCCTATATGGTGAGTCTGCCAGCGGTATGGCTACTAAGCAAGGTATCAGCATAGATGAAGCACAAGAAACAATTGACAAGATTCTAGGAGCTATGCCGGGGGTTAGAGACTTTATTGAACGAACACACGAAGAAGCTCAACGCAACTATTATGTGGAGACTATGGTTGGCTTTAGACGGCGTTTAGGTGACCTAAAGAGTAATGACCGTGGGAAGTCATCACGAGCACTTAGGCAGTCAGTCAATGCTATCATTCAAGGTTCTGGTTCTAGTTTGCTAGTATTAGGGTTAATTAAGGCTAGAGAGCTATTTGAGAAATATCATATGAAGTCAGTCTTAGCCATCACTGTTCATGACTCCATTGTAATTGACTGTCATCCAGATGAAGTGGCTAAGGCAATTGAGATTGTCAAGTGGAGCATGGAGCATGTAGACTTACCTATCTTAGTTAATAATGATGCTACTGGGTATAATGTGCCAGAACAGTATCAGTTACCAGACAATAAGTTTAGATTCCCACTTAGAGCCGAACCAGAAGTAGGATTAAATTACAATGACGATGTTGATTTTGACCTAGAAGACTATCAGAAGTTTGCCAGTGCCTATGGATATTGCCGGTATAACTATGCAATGACTAAACTAAACCAGTTAATCGAATACGAAGTTGAACCAGAAGAAGAAGTCAACAAGAAGAAGGCTAAACTTGAAGAAGCTAAGCCAGTATTTGAAAGGCTACAATATGAAGGATGATAACCAGTTAGAAGAAGTCAACAAAGTTATGAAAAAGTTTTATCGAGAGCACAAGCATGAGCTTGACAAAAAGTATAAGGAATTAAAAGCATACAACGATGCTCACGATGCTGAATTTGTAAAAAAGTTAAAGGATGAAATTAGCAAGAATCATAAATAAGTGTTGACAAAGGATACTAGAAATGGTATCCTTTTATTATAGAAAAAGAAAGAAGGATTTTAATATGAGTTATTCAGAAGCAATGGCTAAACATTATCAAGATAAACGGAAAGATACTAATACTAATTATCAATTAGAGGATGCAACTACTTATCTTTTCAAGAAGGGAGTAACTGTTTATTCTAAAATTAAGCTTGATAGCAATATCTTTGGTCGGGTAAAAGAAATCATAAGAAAAAACGACAATGATTGTGATTACTTTATTGATTCCCCTATCTATTCAGATGAATTTATGAAGGAACGTAATAAGGAAATTGCTAGTGCTGAAACAGTTGATGAATTAGTAGCTTACCTAGATGACCTTGATGAAAGTATCAAAGTTGTCAGGGCAGGTGATTATGTGGAAAAAGGATTAGGACTTGAACAACAGGTAGCAAGTGACGGGATTCATCTAAAGACATATCTTTACATTTAAGGAGGCTCTACCATGACAGTGGCTAATAAGCTTAAGTATAATAATGAGCTAGAAGGTATCTATGAATACGCTGATAAAGTGCTAGATGGTTGGTTACAGTTTAACTATAGTCTCATGGAAGAAAGGCTAGCCAGTAAGCTAAACAAGTTCTTTGATGGAGTAGGAAAAGGCCATTTTGAAGATGTTATGGGACATGACTCTGATGAGGATGTATTGCCAATTGACATCACTGTGGACCAGGTAGCTTACCTAGCTCAGCGAGTAATTATTATAATGAATGACAGTAGCAATGTATTTGCCGCCCTAAATAATATTGTACCAGCTAGAAATATCCAGATATATGACAACTTATTTGGTACCTATGTATCAATTGATGCTGTCAATAAGCCAATGAATTATTATCGAGGCATCTATGGAAGCATTCAAGAATTTTTAGATGATTACCATGGTATGACAGAAACAAATTTACTTGGAGGTGACAAAGTTGGACAAAACTTATAGCAAACAGTTAAATGAATTTAAGCGTCTCCACCATGAATTGTCTGAGACCATTAATAAATTCAATGAATCATTTAATAAGATTAAGGAATTAATTGATGAAATTTCTAAACGGGAGCTTGGACTAGACTTACCTGAGGTTAATCTTGGGGGAGATGAGCATGACCCAGTACCTTGTGATGACACTGATGTTAGCGGAATTAGCATTCGGTTAACTAATATTAATACTGGAAAGTCAGCAACCTATAGTTCGTTAGCAAAAGCTTCCAATATGAATCATATTTCTGTTAGTGCAATTAGTATTGCTAGTCGTAAGGGAAGCTTAATCTATGGTGTACTAAAGGTTGAGCGCTTAAAAGAAAAACCGTTAACGACTAATAATATGCGAAGAGTTTCGGTGTATGATGGAGATACTAATAAGGTATATAGTTCTGTTTTAGAGGCTAGTCAAGAGGTAGGAGTTAACTACTCAGATTTTTCTACCGCATTAAGCTATGGTGAGATTACAAACAAGTATGGTCATCACTACCAGATTAAACGATTAGATGAACGCAAAGACGAAAATCATAGTATTGAGTTACCTAAGATTTGAAGGTGGTGATAACTAATGGCAATTGACATTACTAATATTGGGGAGATTGAAGAAATATCTTATCGTAACCAGAGAGGCGAAATTGTAACTATTGACCCCAAAAAGTTGTTGGGATTCAATCGTAATAACCTACCCTTTGAGAGCCAAGCTAACACCTATTTTCTAGTGGCTAGATTAGCTGAATTGGCTAAGCTAAAGGTTGAAAACTTAAAAGTTGACCAACGAAAGCTAGAGGGTGAACTATATGCTAAGTATGCTAATGATGATGGTTTAAAAGCGACGAATAATGGGCGTAAACCCACAGAAGGAACTATTAGCCATATGATAGATAGTGATGAGAGCATGGTAGAACTGAGCAAGAAGCTTAACAATAACAACTATAAGGCTCAATTACTCAATCGTCTAGTAAAGGCGTTTGAGCAACGTAAAGACCTAATGCAATCGCTATCGGCACAAATGAGACAAGAAAATTCATTTGGGGTACCAAGTAATCCCGATAAACAGTAGTTCTACGAAAAAGTGGGATTTTTGGTATCTCGTGTTATAATGGATATACTAAGAAATGAGGTAATTAATAATGGACTTTAGTAAGAAACTCCAAGCTGAATTGAATAAAGCTAACAATGAAGGCGGCAGTAACAATCGTGATAATGGCCCGCAACGTAAAAGCAAGCAAGTATTTGTAAATGGTAAGAATGGGCTATTTGCTCGTATTTTACCATTAGGTGATAAGTGGTTCGCAGTTACTACTAAACGAGTACAAATGACCTTGCCTAAGACTAACGGCGAATATACAATGAGTCCTATCTTAGATATGGATAACAAAGACGATAAGTTAGCCCAACTTATTAAGAAGGTACAACATTTTAATTATGAATATCGTGACTCCCATGATGTTGATAGCACATATGATGCTATTGGCTTAAATAAGCAACCTTATGGCGGTGGGGAACCAAACACTAGAGTACAAACACGTGTTGAATTTGTCGGTATCCAGATGGTAACTGATGCTAATGGTAACGTAACTATGGAATCCGGTCCTAATGGGCCAATTATTCGTAACTTCTCAGCATCAGGGGCTGTATATAATAGTTTACTTGACATCATGGCTGATAAAACCTATAAGGTTAATGGGCAACCATTTGCAGATTCATTAGGATTTGTATCTGCCCGTGATACGTTCCCGGTACAAGCAAAGTTGCATGGTAATCAATGGAGCGTTAATCCACGTCCAGACATTATTGTACCAACTATGAATTATAACTACTTGGAAAAAGATGTTAGTGGTGAAGACTATAAATACTTCGATGACCCATACCGGTTTAATCAACCATTGATGGTAGCCAACCCAGACTTCTACGAACGTGTTCTCGGCCAAGTTCAGGATATTGTAGCTAAGCGTATGCTTGAATTGAAGAACCAAGATGCAGGCTATACTGGCAACCCTTATTTACAATCAGCGCCAGCAAATAACCAGGAAACACAGCCATCGGTTAGTCAATCGGACCCAGCACCAGTACAACATGCTAGCGATTATCCAGAACCATGGGCGGTATCGGGCGAAGTACCAGCTAATCCCGGTAAGGTAGAAGATAACGAACAAGCTTACGCTCAACCGGAACAGCCAACATCAGAAGTACCACAGGAAGCCTCACAAGCTCCATCACAGCATTCTAGCTCTGAACATGTACAAACACCCCAGAGCGATGTAAAAACGTCCGGCGGAGATGACAAGCCTGTTAGTGATGTGGGTAATGGTATGGAAGCTGACACTAATGTAGATGATTTATTATCTAGTTTAGGATTATAATAGGGGGTAATTGATTAATATGACGAAGGCTACTAAAGAAAGTTATACTGATGAATTAGGGTCTTTGTTTGGAGATTTAGCTAAGGATGATGACGCCTTAGCTACTTTTTCAGATAACGACCTAGGAGAAACTAAAGATTGGGTGCCTACTTTAATTCCAGCATTAGATAAAAACCTAGTAGCTGGCATCCCAGCTAGTGGTGAAATTTCCGAAATTTTTGGGGGACCTAGTGCCGGCAAATCAACTTTTGCTGGTTTAATTATGCACAATGCTCAAAAGATGGGTATTGTACCAATTTATTTTGACGTTGAAACTACTCAGCGTGCTTCTAGGCTAATGGAACTGGGTGTAGACCCTAGATTTGTTATGACTGTTAAGCCTAAGCGATTGAAGAATAAAACGATGATGCCTTTGTATATTGAAGATATTGGTCAAAAGATGATTGATATGGCAGCTAAGATTCATGACCGTGACAAGAATCTAATTACGATGTTCATTTGGGATTCCGTAGCTATGACTCAGCCAAAGATGGCAGCAGAAGCAGATGCAGACCAACAACTAGTGGGGCAACAAGCTAAGGCTTTAACTACCATTGGCCGTAAAATTCAGGTTAATTTAGCCGCAAACAACGGATTTCTGCTTGCATTTAACCAAGCTAGGGATGACTTTAATGCTCCTAATGCAAAGTATGCACAAGTTAAAACGGTTGGTGGAAAAGGGTGGTACCATTTATTATCAACCCAAATCCTATTTAAAAAGAGCACTAAAATTAAAGCTAAATCTTCTGATAAGGAAGCAATTGGTCAGGAAACTCGTGTATCAGTACCAAAATCAAAGATTGGAGATAACGCTACTGATGAGGTAACTGTTGACCTAATTGGGGCAACCGGGTTTGATGCTGAACGTAATCTAGTTACCTCGGCCAATAATATTGGAATAATTGAGGGCTCGAATTGGATGACCTATATTACTGACAATGGCGAAAAGATTAAGTTGCAAGGAAAGATTGCATGGACTGAATATTTAAAATCAGATGAAGCCAGTGAGGTTAGAACAGAATTGTGGCAAAAAGTATTACTAACTTACTTCCCAAAGTGCTACCCACCACTGTTTAACTTACACGCTCGGTTGACCGTTGATAAGTTCCCAGAGATTGAAGGGTTACGCAAATATTATTCTGACATCCAAGAACAACTACCAGAGGATGAGCAGGATTATAATTACCGTACCTATATGAAAGCAGGGCTGCCACTTGACTAGAAGAAATGAAGCAGACGTCATTTTAGACGTTATGCAAACGGGTCAGGGGGCCGGTTATTCCCCTAACTATAACCAGAAAGCAATTGTTAAGGAACGCTTAGCAATTCAATTAAAAAGACATAAACGAGTATTGTTGGTTTATCAGGATATTTATCGTCCTCAGCCAGCCGCAGTAGTAACTATTACTAAGTTATATGATAACTTTGCTTTAGGGTATGTTTATAATAAGCTAAGCGATACAAAGATACCATATACAATCAACTATACTTCTATTATTGCAAAGGATTACAGAGTAGAATCCGCTTACGAAGAATGAGAGGGGAAGTAACTATCACTAAGAATATCACCGGTTATAACTCTGACAGTAAAAATGTATTCAATTCTGTGGGTAATTATTATGCTCCCAAGGGTGCTTCTAACATAAAGTTTCTTAGAAGTCCTGAAAAATTACTAAAGCAGTATGACAACTTAATAAGGAGCTTAGGCAGAAAGTATGGACGGTTCTTATCATCAGAGGCTGACCGTCAGGAGCTATACTCATTCATTCAAGATGCCTTTATCTCACTAGTAAAAGAATATGATATCAGTAGCGAGGTAGACTTTCCGGGCTATATTGTTAAGATGCTGGAGTTCAGAGTTAGCCAGTCTTATGCTAAACCAGAGCAAGAACGTAGAGACCACATTAGTCCTCTAAAGAAAGAGACCACCACTATTGAGGGTATTATTAATAGCAAACAGATATCTGGTGACACTACTTCTATCGGGTTCAAAGGAAATGATGTTAAAAACAAAGATGGTGATATCACACCTAAGGCTATCAGGTCAGTTGTTTATGTTCCTAGAGATAATGAAGTTGATAATACCCTAATGGAATTAATTGATGATTTAAGTACCCGAGCGCATCTAAGTCCAATTAAGGTTGCTTTAGTAAAAGAATTTTATGAAAATGACCCCGGTGTAATAAGGGCTAAGGAAAATGTAGCCAAGCAATTAAATGTTCCTATCAGTGATGTTAAGAAAGAATATGCAGAGTTGAAGGAATATTTAGAAATAACATACTATGGATAACATATTTTGCAACCCTTATATTACTAGGTGTAAGGATAAGTAATATAATAAATTTAGACACAAAGAGGAGATAATCTACTATGGATTTAAAAGATACGACTATGGCAAACCTAGACGGTAAATTTATCGTTAATAACTACCCATCAGCGAGTGCTGATGTATATTTTGATGACGGTGCAGGCCCAGTTGTTTTGGCAGTTAAGTCAAATAAGGTTTATCAGGTAGGGTTAACCAAGGAAGAACTGCAAGATGTTACCAAGGGTAAATTGATTGCTACAGTTGACGATAGTAAGAAGGAAATTTCATGGGTTCAATACCATGATAAAGACAACCTATACGATACCTATAATGGCGTTAAGGTAAGCGGATATGATGGTGCTGATGCGGGTGTTCCTTTAATTCAGGCTATTGGCTTATTCTTTAAAGGAATCAATGTAACTGCTTATGACCCTTATATTCTAAGCTTAGATGAAATTCTAAATGCTGTTTATAATGCTGATGGTTCTAAGGAAACTGCAACGACAACGACTAGTACTACGACAGCAGCGCCAACAACTACTACAACTACGACAGTGAGTAACGGCTAAGCCTGTAGTGAGCAGTGTAGAAACGACAGAAGAAGCAGCGACGATTAATATTACACTAGAATAATCATGAAGGAGAGACCTATTAATGGCAACTAAATTTGATGTATATAATGACAAGGGTACTGTAGTAGTATCTGCCCAAGAATCTCCAATCACAGTAACTGGTTTAACACCAGCTACCACATATACTGGCTGGTATGTAACGGTAGCAGGACAAACAGCTAAGACTACGATTCCTGATTTCACAACCAAGGCATCTACGACAACAACTACAAGCACTACTTTAAATGTAACTACAACTACTAGTACCACAACGGTAAAACCGACTACTACAACTACTAGTACCACAACGGTAAAACCGACTACTACAACTACTAGTACGACAACAGTAAAACCGACTACTACAACTACTAGTACGACAACAGTAGCGTAATTAAATGAAATATCTAACAAGCCAGAACGCAACTGTTAAGTTTAAATGGCAATTGTCCGTTTATATCACTAGTTTGTTAGAAATTGGGATTAACCCTAACGACATTGTAGTGCTGTTCTCGGACAGTGATAACCGTATTCCTAACTATATTAGAAAACATTATCATGTAGATGTACATGTGTATGAGGATAATCGAGAAGATAAAAGCTATATCCCTAGTATAAAGCCTTACTTGGTTTATCGTTACCTAGAGGAGAATCCTTCTGCTAGACTAGATGATTATGTATATACAGATTCTGATATAATTATCAGGGAACCGCTTGACTTTAATCTGATACCGGCTGACTGTAAAAATTGGTATGGTTCAGATTGTGGCGGATACCTTGATATGGGATACTTAAATTATGTTGATAATTCCGAAAAGATTATTAATGCTATGCTAGAAACAGTTGGAGTTACAATTGATGATGTTAAGAGTATTGATGCTAATTGTATTGGTGCTCAGTATATTATATCAAACCCTAGTCCCGAATACTTTAAGAAAGTATATCAAGATTCTTACAAACTATATCACGCAACCATAAAGATTGAGTCTAATTTTCAACATTGGGTAGCAGAGATGTATGCTACTCTATGGAACATGCCTCTATTTGGTATTAAGCCTCATATAAGTGATGAGTTGGCCTTCACGTGGGGAACTGATAGTGCGGAGACATTCAAAGAGAACAAGATTTATCATGATGCTGGAGTAGTTGATGGTAGTCAAGGGTTATTCTACAAAGGTAATTATAATATGAGAGAGCCTTTTGATGATGATTTTAGCTTCATCAGCAAAGACAAAGCATCTTATTATTATACGCAGTATATTAAAGCAGCTAAGTAATACCCATAAGAGGCCACCTTCAATAGGTGGTCTTTTTGTTACAAATATGATATAATATAAATAAATAATTAAGAAAGAGGTAATAATATGGCTTATTATGATAAAGCAGCAAGCGATGCATTAAAGGCAAAATTTTCGGATTTAGCAAAACCAACTGGAGCGGACTTTTCTAGCTTAGTTGATTATATAGATTCTGGGTTAAAGGTGCTTGATGACCAGACCACTACAAGTACTACAACAGTGGCGCCAACTACGACTAGCACTACAACATCAAAACAATAAAGGAGCAGGGTAATGTCTATTTTAATTAATAAATGGTTTTTAATTGTAGAAATAACTTATATTTTGACGGTGTTTTTTGAATACTTGTCTACAATTACTGCTATTAGAAATGCTGATAGCTATGCTAGGCAAGTGGGTAATGAGCTTACTAGTGATGTTATTAAGAAAGGTATTAAATTTGGCTTTATAATGGAAGGGCTAGTAGGAGCAATTCTATCTGGTGGACTAGTTGCTTTTATTCTTGCTGAGAAGGGCACTTTTACTTCCTTTGAATACGTGGTATTTTATTTTGTGGGACTAGTTATCTCACTATTTCTTCGTAACTACATTTATTCTTGGGTAACAAATGCTTATTCAGACAGACAAGTTAAGCGAATGAAGAATGCACAAGCTAAAATTATAAAGGAAGCTCAGAAAGACGTTGCTAATGGGACTTTATCGCCTGAACAGTTAGAACACCTTATGGACTTAACTTCTGGGAAGGCACGTGATAGTCAATGGCGGAAATAAGTACAGTCAAAGCAGGAGTAGTAATGGTTGATGCTAAACCATACTACTATGTTGAAGAGATTAGTGTACAAGGCGCTAGTACCCCCTATTTAGCAGTTTACGAAATTAGTAAGGAGTCATTGTCTCAATATGCCATAAGTAAAGACCTATCAGTGATATATAAGAAAGTTGTACACCGTCAGGTTGATAAGACTAGAGTTGTTGGCCTAACAAAATTGTCAAAATTAGTCACTAAGGGCAAAGATAAGGTCACTGAAAAGCATACACAAACTCTAGTAGCAAAGCCCCTTTTCCTAGCAGAGGAAGAGCCGGGAATTGATTCATTTACTAATGAGTATGGCATGGGATTCAGGGAATACGTGAAGAACCCTGATGAAATTCTAAAGGCAAACATAAGCAATCATAAAGGTATGCCGCCAGCAACAATTCCTACCGGGGTATTTATCAGTGTAAAGCATATTGCATGGCAGAAGCAGTATATTCCAATTGCAGGACTAGTTGGATATTTATCGGACTTGATTGACAATACTTTTGGAATGCCTTCAATTGATGTATTTGGGGGCTAGATTATGACCCGTATTATGGAGGATGACGTCAAACAAGCTATTCTTAGCAACCGTCATTTGTTATCTGGATTAGGTGATTTAGGAGATACCAAAGTTATATTTGAAAAGGGCATGAATTATGGTAACTTAATAGCTGATGCTATTGCTTTTACTCAAAAACAAGGAATCATTGGTTATGAGATTAAGACAGAGTATGATACGTTAAAGAGACTACCAAAACAGTTGGATAGCTATGTTAGAGTATGCAACTATGTTATTGTTTTCTGTCATGATTCTAAGTTAGAAGAAGTAGAAGAATTACTGGCTAGTAAGAACTATCCATTTGTCGGAATCATTAGTTATTCAGAATTTAATGATGATATCATTACTGGTATGTATCGGGCTCCTCAACTTAACCCTTTATTTAAGATGAAAGCCTGCCTGTCAATGCTCTGGAAAAACGAAATATATGCCATCTTGTCGGCCTATGTTAACCATCCAAGTAACGTGGTTAAGAACACCTATAATGAAAAGACGACTAATGTTCATACAGCTATGCTAAGCAGAAATTCTCAGTATGGGGTGCTGAGGAGAGACATGACTAAGAGAGCAATGATTTCACTGTACGATAACCTGATTCCAGAGAATGAAGGTATCCGAATTATTTGTGAGATGTTTATCACTGAAAAGTTTGACCCTAATAAAAATTTACAGTTATACAATTATGGTGACCAGTTCACCCATGATGTAACCTTTAAAGATGGCTACAATAAGCATAACAGGGGAAGACACTAAATTGTCTTCTCTTTTTTATTTTAAATAAGTGTTGACATTGGTGTTATTGAACTGTATACTAAGCTTATTCAATAAAGGAAGAGGTAACATAATATGAAAAAATTTGATACCCAAAATAATAAGCGAGCATACATTGATTCATTGATTGAGCAACAAGACTACATTGACCCTAGGTACAATATTCATCTGTTTTCTAAGGAACGTGGTGTATACTCTGGAGTTGTTCGTTCGTTAGAGTCGCGTTCAGGCCAAGTAGACCGATTTAAGTATTACGGGTTTATTATTAACTTCCCAGAGACTTACTTTAGTTTAGAAGGTATCTCAGGTAAGAAATTAGCTAATAATGCTAAGAACTTAGGTGATGTATTTAGTAACTCCGAATCTTTATCAGAACAGGGGTTAAATATGCTAGTAGTTGTTGGTAATTGTCTGGCTAATATGGGTGATGAATACAGTGATAACTTAGGACGAGGCATCTATCGAGCAATTAAAAAATATCCAGCTTCTGAGCAAGTTTATATCAATTTTAAGGAACATACTAATTCTTACTTTATTCGTAGTGTACAATCATTAGATAATGCCAAGCACCGAGAATATATTAGTTCCAATGGAAATGACGAGGGCTATAGTTTTAATCTACGTAAGGCGTGGGGGATTAGTAAAGGTAACTTTAAACTGCTAAAGGATATGGGATATCATGAAGGTGTGGAGAGCTTGGGTGACAACACCAATAACTTTAACCAGCGGTTATCCTTATTACGACTAGCACGTACTTATGCTCATGAAGTAGACGATGAACGGGGATACCATGATGCCGATAAGTGGTTCAAACAATTGTATAATGATTTCATGGATAATCCTTATAGCACGCTAAACCAGCATGACGATAGATTCTACTGGTATAGTGTACCCTATATCTATCAAGCTTCGATGTTGGCTACTAATGATAAACAAGCGTGGATGCATACGGTTAAATATTTTTATGGTAGCTTATACCATCAACAGGCAATTGATAGCGTTAAATATGCGGGGCGCTTGTATCTAGACTATGCTGACTTAGTTAAAGATTTCGATAGTTGGGTGCGTTACCCTCGTTACTTAAAAGTAGCTCATGATATTGCTATTCGTAATACACATGCTTTACACAACTTTGAAGATAATCATGGTATTATTAATAAGTACCACAAGTATAACCATCTTGAAGGTACTAATGGCGACTACAGCTTTATGCTAGCCTACGATGCGAAAGAAATTGTTGATGAAGGCCAACAACAAAGTAACTGTGTGGCAGGTTATGTTGATAGTGTTGCTACTGGTCAATCCCTGATTATGTTCTTACGTAAGGAGCAAGCTAAGTCATGGGTCACTATTGAACTACGTCAGAATAATGATAATACGCTGACAATGTGTCAAGTGTTTGAACCATTTAATGCACCTTTGCATGATGAATCAAAACAGGCTTTACACGCATGGGCTAAGTTAAACAATATTAATATTGCTAAGAGCATTGGTGGTTGCAGTGATACTACTGGATGGGATAAGCAGTATAAGAAGCAATTCCGTGTAATGCAACCTCTAGCTGATAGCCCTCGTATGGATAAGGTTAAAAAAGAGATGGCTGAATACCAGAAGCAAGTAGAAGCTAATAAGGACGAAAAGGCTAAGTTAACCAGTAAGTTTGAAGAAGCCAATGCAAAAATAAAAAAAGCAGTTTAGGCTTGCATTATCCAAACCAGTATGTTATGATTAGTCTATCAAATGAAGAGGAGATTTTAAATTATGAAATTTGTTAATCAAAGTGCACCAGTAACCACTAAGAAGTTGGCTGTAGGGTCATTAGTTATTGAAACTAATGGAGAACGTTTGTCACCGGAATCAGTAACTGGGTTAAAGGTCGATGACTACCATGTGCTAGCATTGGGCGATAATGAAGCTAAGTTAGTAAAAATTGAAGATGGTGTTGACAACCACTTCAAGACAACCGTAGCCCCTAGTCAAGTAGGTATCGGATTAGAACAATCAGTTATGGATATTATCAATAAGGCTATGGAAACGTCTACTTATACAGACCATTCCTTAGATTTTCCAGACACTGATGATGACTTGTACACACAAGTAAAGGATTCAGTACCAATGCCAATTGATAAGGAACCCTCAACCTTAGACCAGTTAGTAGCCATTGTTAGTGATTTTTCAGTTACAAAGTATGGTCGTTTATCTAAGTTGGCAAAATTACGAGATGTAGCTGATACCTCAGATGTAGCTGAATTGATTGATGGAGCTATCAAGGATTTAAAGGGTAAGCATATGAGTGCCAGTGATATTGCGGATAAGTACAAGGCACTAGCTAATGATTTACAAGCTAATTACAACGATGATGATAGTGATGACGAACCCGTAACTAAACCTAATTACAAGAGAGCTATTCACTCAGCAGGGGAAGCAATTGCTAAGGCGGTGTCTAGTTTTAATACGTCTAAGGTAAGCGAAACCTTATCTAAGCTAGCCGAAGAAGCTAAGACTACCAAGTTAGACACTAAAGACCTAGAAAATGATGATTACTTAAAGTTCTTAGATAAGTATTTTTCAGAATTAAAGAATAGTAAGTTGTCTAATAGCGAAATTGTAGCCTACCTTGATAAGTTGCAATTAGACGATGAATACTTGCAAAAAGGTATTAGTAATCTAAAGGATAAAATTAAAGAAGGCACCGAAGACGCTGGTAAGGTATTAGAATTGGCTAAAGATGAATTAGACTCTCAATTCCAATTACGATTAGGGTTAGATAAGCTAATGTCATTATTAGGGTTTGAAAAAGAGGATGATTCCAAAGATGACGATGACGACCTCACTGATGATGATGATGATACCTTATTAGAATTGTTTGATGAAGTTTTTGACTCATATTATAAAGAAGGTGCTCCTAGCGATGAAGAAGCTAAGTTGCTTGTTCGGGTACTAACGACCGCTGGGTATATTGAAGATGACGACTTATACAAGTTCACTAAGAAAGTTATCTATAAGCTTACCGAGGATGATTATAAAGATAATGCTGAAAAAGTAATGGCTGATTTAGCAGAAGAATACGAACAAAAGTTTTAATTAAATTGAGCCTGATGAGGGCTCTTTTTAATACATATAGTATTGACACTAATATCTTAGTATGATATGATATACCTATAAACAATAGGAGGGATTAATATGAAATTGAATTTGGAAACTGAGGAGCTAAAAACATTATTACCACATTGCAAAGTAACTGATGATTATATTGCTTTCTTCTCAGATAAAAGTGTGTTTAGCAATGGGTATGATTGTGAGTTTAACTATGATGACAAGGGCGTACGTAGCGCTCAACAAGCCTTAGTATATGGAAAAGCTTTATTGTTGGGAGATTACTCCATAGCAGAAAAGGTATTGGATACTAAGAATACCCCTATGGCTTATCACAACCTAAACAAGCAGATTAATGGTGATGTTAACTTATGGGAAAATTATCGTAGTCGAGTAATGATTTCTATTTTAGACGATAAGTTTAATGATAGCGAACGTCTATACTTGCTTAAAGCTACTGGTAACCGTAAGCTGTTACTAGCATCCCCTTATGATAGCATTTGGGGTATTGGTGCCGGTCTTAGCAAGGTAGATACGGTATGGGATAGTTATACTGGTAAAAACTTGTTGGGTGAGTCTTTGATGAAAGTACGCAACAATAACTACAAATCATGGCCGGTATTCACTGCTCAAACACAGGAAGCTGATATTTATAGTACCTCTGCTAGCTATGCTAGCTTGCTGTCATACTAAGGAGGGTACTATGAAACCACTCATGATTGCGGTATTGATAACCTTTTACTGTATTGCCTTAGCACTTAGCTGGTGTACAGCCCTCGAATGTTTTGCTAATCCTAATAACGAGGTAGGACAGTCACTGTTAGACAGTTCAATAGCAATGCTCATAGCTACAGTAGCAACACTGTATCTTCTAATTGGTGGCAGTGTGTTATCGTCAAGAACTGTGCATACTAGTTACCCAATTGATAGGGTTGCTAGAATAGGTGACTATGTAACTGTTGCTGCTAAGGGCCATAAGGATATTAGGATTGCCCTTAGTAAAACTAAGTCGGAGCCCTATAGTGATAAGGATGTTGTTAGAATTACTGATGAACAATATATCACTAGTGTTAAACTGTTCCAAGCTATGTTTGGCAGCGAGGTACTCGGGCACGATAAACATTATTCAGTATACCTAGATGGTCCAGACACTATTCATGACCTGTATCGAGTTGACAAACGATTTAGGCACGCCAATTAAGGAGGTTAAATTTTGAAATTCATACTTGTATTAGTTGCAGCTGCATATATTACAGTTTTACCATTTAGCTGGTATAATGCTATTGGATATATTAGGTATCCTCATAGCGAAAAGTTTGAAAATATTCTACTTATATTAACGGCAGTTACAACAGTAGTTCTAGTGTTTATGGCGACTTTTTCAGATTTAGTGACCTATGATAGAAATGTCAACACTAATATCAGAATTACCGAGATAGCTAGAGTTGGCAATAGAGTAACTGTTATTCATAATGGCACCGAAATAACTAAAGTTAATATTGACAATGTTAAGATAAGTAAAAATAATCATGATTATGTGAAGGTTAAAGATACCCAGAGAATCATGCGGAGTAAAACGATGCAAGCTATAAAAGGTTCTAAGATACTAACTCATGACAAGGATTATACTGTTTATCTAGGAAATAAAAGCACCTTAAACGAATTAGGAATAAGGGTTCATAAAAGTAATAAATAAGTGTTGACAAAGGATACTACAACTGGTATCCTTATATACATAGATAAGAAATACAATGAGAGTAGATGACAACTGATGGGATTATCAAATCGAGACAAGCGGATTTTAGCAAGTAAACAAATTTACATGAGCAGATATAGCTTTCCATATCATGAGATGGCTGAGTTTCTGAACTCCGATAAGTTTATTAATATGTCTATTGGAGACATTATTGAAACACCTCAGCTAGGAGAGGGGTTGTACGTAGACTACATTAAACGTCCCAAGTTAAAGAGTCACCTTGATAAAGAATTTGTAGAACTGTCTTTAACTAGTAAAAGACTAGACACTTTAAAATATTCTAACAAATGCATTTGTTGTGGGCTAGAAGGAGTAGCGTTTAAGCCTAGTATGTCATCATGTACTAAAGGGTACAGAGGGCATATTAACCTTTACAGTAATAGAGGAGTATTATTTACAGTCGACCATTTAAAGCCTCACTCTATGGGTGGGCGAACAGAAGCAAATAATTTAGTGACTTGCTGTATTGAATGTAATAATTTGAAAGGTTCGACCTACAAGCCGTGGAGCTGGATTCGAGAACAGATTTTAAGAAGCAAAGGCAATATTAATAACTTATCCAACCAGCTAACTGGTGGGGGTCATTCGACTAACTACTTAACAAGCGTTTACGAAAGAATTTTATGGGAGGAGGATAACAAATGAGAGTTAAGGACACAAAAGTAGGTCAAAAATTATACCTTAATTACTATGATTCAGACAAGGACAAAGTGATTCAGAAAGAAGTGTATGCTACTAAGGTAAACACTCAGAGGCTCTATTTCAGTACTAATCCCCATACTGATAATCTTTCTTATCAGTGGGTGAAATCTTCTGGTAAGTACCCTAAGATATACCGAGCAAACTTTTTAGAAATGTATTATTTATCGGATATTCCAGAGTTCACCGGATACTGGGAAAAACATATCGAGCAACGAGCATACTACCATAAAACGTTGACAGAAAAGCTTAATGCTATGCTAATGGAAGGTAACACTAAGAAGCTAAGATTAGTAGCGGATAAACTAGATTATATTGACAGATATACAACAAAAGATTATTGGGAAGAAGGAAAATAATAATGACAAATCAAAAGACAGCTTACTATGCCGGAGGTTGGTTTAATGATGTACAGTGTAAACTATTATCCGATGGAAAGAAAGATTTAATTGCTAATTCTACAGTTGACTTTGACAACTCGTATGTACCATTAGAACATCAATATAAGGACTTAGATGTGGAACATAACCCCGAGCTAATGCAAGACCAAGAATGGCAAGCTGGCACCTATCTAGGAGATGTATCAGGTATCTCTGGCACAGACTTAGTGGTAGCTTTTATTGACCCTGATGAAGTAGACCCCGGGACTACGTTTGAAATGGGATATGGTATGGCTATTCACAAGCCAGTGGTGGTTGTTATTCCAGATAAGCCAGAAGGAGAAGTCACCGAACTTAATCTAATGGTAGCCAAAGGATGCACCCAAGTAATCACAATGAGTGAATTAGCTACTTTTAACTTTAACCTTATTCCAGCGAAGCCGTATCTTGGTAAAGTATTTTAAATAAGTATTGACAAAGCATATCAGGAATTGCAATTTAAATTTTAGAGTTGTTGAATACTATCCGGGAAAGGAACTTTAGATAATGATAATTAGAATTGAAGTACCCAATAAACTATTAATAAAACATTTCAAGGATACCTTGAATAAAATAGGGCAAGTGTGTGTAAGGGACTACTATGGTAATCCTAAGAGTATTCATGTAAATAAGGTACAGTTTTATCCATGTAACTACTATAGTCCTTTTGGGGGGTATAAGGTCATTGAAGATAATAGCAAAGAATTAGAACAATGCTCAATAGTTACAGTAACTATAAGCGACCGTTCTTACCGTGACAATCTTTATAACTACTGGGTTAGAGGTGAAACTACTGTAAAGCTTGACGACTTTTTGAATAAAACATCTAGTAATATCCAAGATAGTACTGACGCTAGGGTAGAAGAGGATTATCCAAAATACTTTGTTGAGCTAACTTTTAAGATTCCTTATGGTGGTAAGAATTTATATTCTAAGTTTTGGAGTATACCAAGTAATTCAAATATTAGTTTTCCAGACAGAACTGAAATTGCTTTAGTACATGGTATTGGAGAAGGACTAAGCAATTCAGACTATCCTGAATTAATCCAGCTAGGCGATGATGAAGACTTTAACGAGATACTTGATATTCAGCTATACTATGACGAAGACTGTAAAAAGTTTAGCAATGTCATTGCGCATAGGCCAGTGGATTCTATTGGTGAGTATCTAGTTGGGGCTAAGCTGCGTAAAAGCTTACTAGTTATGTTAAAGGGCTATGACGGCAGCTGGTTCCCAAGTAACGGGAAGACAAAACTAGACAGCGAAGACCTAGAATACATCTTAAGGAACTATCCTAAAATTGATAGTAGTTTTAAACAAACTTTTGATATTATGGCTAATGAAGACTCCGGTGGCCCAAATAGAGTTGATAAGTTTATTAAGAATCAAAAGGAGATTATGCTAGCCGATTCATGTTACTACGTCGAAGAGATGACCAGTTCTACTGAGGATGATGGTAAGATATATGCTGAGCCATCCTTAATCAGTGACCTAATGTTTTACTAGAAGGAGGCCAAGAATTATGGAAAATTTTAATACTGTCTCAATTAGTAATCTAGAACCACACAGTAACAAAGAAAAATATGTGTTATATCTAGTATGTTTTAACACCTATGTTAAACAAGGTGGGGGCACAACTGGAAACGCTAACGAGGCCGCTACCTATAATTACATCCAAATATTAGATTTTAATCTTCCTAACACCATTGCATTGTTTATTGATAATAGGAAGGCTACTAATATAAAGCATCCTGGAACGATTAGACCGTGGCAGATGAATACCTTTGCAGAGGGCATTATACCTGATATATTACCTAGCAGAGCCTTATCGTCATCCTGCGAGGATAGAGCTAGAACTAAGAAAATTAACGAGTTAGCACAGGCCATTAATAGACTAGCTAAGGATAACATAGAACGAAACAATCTAATTAAAGAATATATTAAAAAGGCGTATAACGGATAAGTTAGGTATTGACAAAGCATATCAGAAATGGTATGCTTTTATTATAGAAAGAAGGAATAAAATATGAGAGTCATTTATTGTACAGTAGGAATGCCAGCATCTGGCAAGAGTACATTTTTGAAACATTCACCATTAAAAGACTATGTAGTTGCTACTGATGAGTTACGTAAACTGGTATCAACACCACAAATTAATTATACACCTGACACTGATGCAATTACTATTGGGCTAAATAATGATATTAATAAGAAAGTTTGGGACATGACTTATACACTGGTTGAGGATAGAATGAAGAACGGTGAAACTATTGCAGTTGATGCAACTTTTCTGTTTAAGTCTCCCTTCTCAACTATTAAAAAGTTATGTAAGTTATACAATTATCGGTTAATTACGATTGATTTTATTAATACCGGATTAACTTTTGAACAATTATTAGACCGAAATAATAATATTGACCGAGTGCAAGAGCACAAGGATGTATCTTATGATACTATGAAGAAGTTCTGGAATCGCCAGCAGAATATCACTGTCCCTAATAACTGGAACATGATTAAACCAGAAGAGCTAGAACAATCATTAGCTTGGCACTGCTCCAATGTTGACAACTATAAACAAGTTATTGTTATCGGGGATACCCATAGCGGCTATACAGTGTTAACTGCTGCTCTTAAAGACAATGACCCAATTGATAACCCTGATAAGTTATATGTTTTCTTAGGGGACTACTTAGACCGAGGAACTAAACCAGCAGAAACATTCAAGTGGCTATATGAGCGCAAGGATTTACCTAATATGGTTCTACTACGAGGTAACCATGAGTATCATTTAGAACACCACTACCAAGGATTACCCATCACTAATAGTGGTGCTCGCAAGGAAACAATCCCAGCATTATATAAAGCAGGCATCACTAAGGAAGATATTCGTAAGTTTGTCCGTAAGCTACAAGACGTTTACTATATTGAATACCATGGTCAGAAGTATTTATTCAGCCATGCTGGGGTTCCTACAACCCCTGAGTTTTTGAAAACAACCAAGGGTAATCCACTATTTGTTGATACTGAAATTGGCTTAGAAGAGATTAACCTATTAGATGAATCTGTGTTTACTAAGGGTATTGGTGGTTTTAAAATTAATCTAGAACAATACAATCATGATTATAGTAATAGCACGGTTTACCCAATTCAAATTCACGGCCACCGCAATGTTCAGCTTAACAAGGCTAAGTGGGATAATACCATCAACCTAGAACAACAAGTAGATACTGGGGGTAACTTAGCCATGGTAGTGCTAACGGGTGATAAGCATGAGATTAAGCTGGTTAAAAATAACGACTTTGACTATGCCTACGCTACTGACAAGGCCGATATTGATTTAAATATCCTTAGTAATGAACAGGTTAAAGACATTATGGAAAGAACCAAAGGGATTAGACAGAAACGTGATGCTAGTGGATTAACTGCTAACAACTTTACCCCAGAAGTTTTTTATGGTGATAATTTTAATAAGTTTAGTGTAACTGCCAGAGGTCTATTTACTGACAGCAATGGTGATGTGCAACTACGTGGGTTTAACAAGTTCTTTGTTCTCGACCAGCGTCCTGAAACCAAGCTAACCGCAGTGCTAAAGAATGCTAAATACCCTGTGGTTGCTGCTAAAAAGTACGATGGTCACTTATCCTTACTAGGGTGGTACGACGGGAAGCCCCGTATGTTTACCAAGAGTGGCTCGACTAATCTAGCCAAGGTTGACTGGCATAACTTTAGTCGGTACCTGCACGATATTGATAGGTATACATTCATGGAAGACTGGCTAAAATTGCATCAGAATAAGACGATTTTAATGGAGTCTCTTAACGAAGCCGAAGATGCTCACTTAGTGGATACTCATGGTAAGGTTGGTTTTAGATTGTTAGAAGTAATTGAAAATAAGTATGAGCCTACTGGTGGACGTAATTTCACAGATACTAACTTGCTAACCGCATTACTAGGGGAAACTGACAAATGCTACTTTAAGATGGCTGAACGGTATGAAATTGCTAATGACAGGGAATTAATGGAACTAATTAATAGTTCTAAACAAACTAACTACAAGTTGCCATTGGGTAGTTACTATCAAGGGATTGACCCAACTACTTATGAAGGTTGGGTATTGACATTTGCTGATGGTTTTAAGATTAAGGTTAAAAATGCCTATTTCTTAGCAATCAAAGAATTTCGTAATAAGCTAGAAGTGGCCTTAGATAACCCAATGTATTATAAGGGTAACGCTTGGAATAACCTAGTTGACCGCAGTTATAATGAACAAGCTAAGCGATTATTAAGAGCTGTTGCTGGTAAAGAGTTTGCACCTTTCTTTGAAAATCGAGATAAAATGAGTAATATTGACCTACCACAAGCTTTGAAAGCTGCTGGGCTAGACCATAATAAGATTGTTGAAATTGTGAGTGACTAAATTAAAATAATGTATTGACAAAGGATACCATAGATGGTATCCTTTTATTATAGAAAAAGAAAGAAGGATACTAGTATGAGTAAATATGTAATTGCGTTAAATGAAGACGTTGAAATTTTAGATGGTGAACAGTATGACACGCTAGATGATGCAAAGGGTGTTGCTACTTCAATTTTAAAACAGCTAAGTTCTGATACCTCCAAGACTCTTGATGACTATGAAGACTTAGTATGCGAATATCTAGCTGATGAAGACGAAACTGTTGACAGTTTAACAATTTTAGAGATTACCCCAGCTTGTTTCCCTGATTTTGGGGATATGATTTTAGATGGGCTAGCGGATTATAGTATCAGTGAAGGCAATATTGATGAGGAATACCCGGAAGCCACAAGTAAAGAACAAGATGAATTAAATGAACTCGTAACCAAGTGGATGACTGAAAAAGGATATACCCCTAACTGGTATAACACAGAATCTGTATGTTTAGTAGAATTGGAGGAAAAATAAAATGAAAATTAATGACAACCGTAATGATGACTGGAAGCTCGGGGATGTTTTATATGATAATATTTCTGAAAATTACTATTTAATTGCAAGCTACAAGCACGAAATAGGATTAGTTAATTTAGAAAGCGGGATTTCTGTGCTATCCCATAATCATGATGAATATCGTACTATCATTAACTCAGATAATTCAAATAAAAATGTGGTAAAACAAATTTTGAAACATTACAATGGAAAAGAAGATTTAGTTAAGATTGACAATGCTTACTTGAATGTGGAGGATTAATAAAATGAAAATTGATTATGATAATGCTAAACACGATAATGATAAATATAATACTGCTAAACAGGATTGGAAAGTAGGGGACATAATCCAAGATGACCTCATTGGCGGCGGTTTGTTTATGGTAGCTGAGGTTCCTATTGATGACTATGTTCTCTATACGTTGATTAATTTAGAAGAAGGGCGTAGCTTGGTATGTACTAATACTGTTAGTGAACTACAACAAACCTATCAGGAAAAGGGTGATAGGGTTCTTAACGGGACTTTTAAGTATGCAGATGATAACAAGTAAGGGGGGTAGAGAATATGAGTGAGGAAGAGCCTAAATTTAATGTAGACCTTTCAAAGGTAGTATTTGAAATGGGCGTTATTCTGCATATGAAGTGGGAACCTAAAAGTGGTTATGCTATATTTAGAGAGTTTAGAGACACTAAAGGTGTTCCTTACCACGTATGGAAAGACTCAGATGAATACTACCTAGTTAATATGAATAACGGGAATACGCTCAAACATTTCAATAGCGAGAATGAAATTATGAATTATTATTTTGGAAACTATGACCCTAGTAAACCAGAAGGTTAATTAATTTGAGGAGTTTATATAATGAATAAAAAGAAGTTATTACTTGGAGCACTCACATTGTCACTTGCGGTTGTCCTAGGTGGGTGCCAGCTTGTAGACAATTGGTTCTCAGACTTTAAGCAACAAACTTATGGATTACCTATGACTGTGCAAACCTATGATTATAATGCACAAAAGATTGATACTATGCACGGAGGTTCCTTATCAATTGCACGAGATAAGACTTTTGACCAAGTAGATGAATCAGGTAACACATCTAAAAAGTCTTCCGTGCTCGATATTACCTTAGGTGGCAAGCAAATTACTCACGTAGGTAGCAGTTTAATTGCTTATCAGGATGGACTAACCAATGTGCTTGATAAGTACCCAAAACGAATGAATATTACTAACAATGACCGCTCAGTACCATTCATGAACCGCTTTGTAAACAGGTATCAGAACTATTTTACGGGTTCTAGCAAGGTAGTGCTTATTCGCTCACAAGCTGGTCAACCAATTGCCACTTTTGCTGGTAATACAGTTAGTTACAAGTCAACTCAGGTTCCTAGTAGCACGTCACTTTTAATTGATGGTAAGCGATTGTTTATTTATCGCTGTGACTACACTATCTATACAACTAAGACACTACTTAAATAACAAGTTATTAACAGTAACACTAAATAAATACCTAATCGGAAAAGGAGAATGACTAAATATGAAAAATGAAGATGAAATGTGTATGCAAACAACAGGCGAAGAACCTAGCGAAGAAGCTAAACGTGAAGAAGCGTTCATGCACAAAGAAGAAAAAATTTTAGATAAGATGGGCTACGTGTATAACCGTGATATTCATGCGTGGTGGTCAGACGACTTAGACCAGTTACCTTTGCTAAAAGATAGGGAAGCACGTGCTTTAGCAGATGAAATTATTAGTTTTGTCCTTAACTGAGGAGGAAATACAATGTACGAATACAAATATGAAAGTTTGGCTGTTACAATTATTTTAAGTCATGTTACTAGTGTCTACTATAGAAAAGGAACAGACACATTTAATGTATATTTAGAGGATAGTGATGAACCAGATGAACTTCCAACTAAGTTTTATGATGACTTTATGAATAAGCTTAAATCATACGTTAAAAGTAATGCACAATAAAAATGGTATGAGCAATTAACTTTAAATAATATTTGACAAAGCATATCAGAGATGATATAATTTTATTATAGAAAAGAAAGAGGCCATCTAATGGAAGACAACGAGTTTTACCTAATTCAAGCTATGCGTGACTTAAATGATGATGATATGGGTGACTTTGAGCTTGTAGATAAGATAGGTTATACATTAGCTATCTTTAATACCAGTTCTAATGAGATTGTGGCATGGTCTAACCGAGTATATTGGGATAAATCTACAGCAGAAATTAACTCAGCTAACGTTCAGAACCGTCTTGATACTAGTTATGAGGAGCAGACTGGTAAAAATAACCACACCATGGTTGTCATCATATCTAAACTAGCTAAGCAATTACCAGAATAAAGATTGACAAAGCATACCAGAGGTGGTATGCTTTTATTATAGAAAAAGAAAGAAGGAAACTAAAATGAAAAGTGAAAATCTACTAGATAAAAAGAACGAGTTAAATAAACAACTAGACGAAGTTGAAAATAAACTTGCAGAACAGCAACATGAGAAAGATTTAAAAGAATGGTCTCCTGTTAGTATGCAGGAGTTCTATGACTATATGGCTGACTTTGCTAAGTATACCATGGAAGACTTCTATGAACCGTGGGAGTTTGGTTCAGAGGATATGGGTGGTATTATTAATGCCGCTTTAAGAGCAGGTATTAGACCTGACAGACCAGATAATAATGATGCTGATTTGCTTCATCGAATTAAACTAGCGGACGAGGCTCGTGAAGTGTTTGGGGGTGCCGAACAATGAGCTGGTTTAACATAAATAAACGATGTCCGTATTGTACTCAAACAATGCCTTTTATGAGTAAAAAAGGGATTGAGCTGAGAATTGTATATGGTAATCAGCTATTTACAAGGTGTGAAAGTAAACAGATTAATACCACTATTAACTATTGCCCGATGTGTGGTAGAAAACTAGAGGGGATTAAATAATGGAACAACTAGACCTATTTTCCACAACAGACACTACTAGCACTACTGAAAATATTCATAAACGAAAACGTAAGGTAAAATCAACCACTAAGACAACCCAAAACATTTACCAAAACATTGTCGAGGAAGAATCTAGGCTCAAAGAGCTATTACCAAACCCTAAGCCATTTGACTCCCTAAGAGGGGCTATAAGCTGGTTTACTACAAAACAGTATACTTGGTACTGTAACACAGTAGAACGTCCTGAGCGAGCTCTGAGGGGTCTTCAAAGTCATCTGAGCGTGTCTGATGATAAATTTGCTAAGCTATTAGCCAATGATAAGGTAATGGTTGGGGTAGCAAAAGGAACCTATTTAATTTACTTTAAGAAATAAGTTGACATAAGGTGCCGATAGTGGTATCTTATATACATACAGAAGAGGAGGAGGAAACAAATTATGTATATTGACGATTTTGTTAAAGAAGTAAAAGAGTTATCAAGTAAATATGATGTAGAAGTAACCAATGGTCAGGTAGATGTGTACTATTCTCGCCGGAAACACGCTAAGTACCCTAAGTACCATCAAGTATTGACCGTGCCTCTGCAAGCACAGTATACTTTTAGTCGTAGAGTTGGACTAGATGATTTTGAAGCATTGCCTTTTAGTCACAAACTTTATATGTTAGGGGCAGAGCTAGCTATGACTCCATTAGATGAGCGTACTCCTGAGTCTTACAAGAGAGCACAGCAAAATAAAGAAATCAATCGTGCTATGCAGGAAGCTAAGCATGCCCAAAGAGAGGCTCGGGTAGTAGAACATAGGGCTAAGCAATCTAAATTTGTCGCAACTCACCCATTGCTGCGAAAGTCTTTTGCAGAAACCTTTGGTATGGGTATTAATGATTATTTTAATAATAAAGAATACACCGGTATTAATGATGCCACAGGCGAACCAATCTATGTTGGTGATATTGTTGAACGAGTGCTTGATATGAGAAATGCATACTCAGCAGGAGAAAATAGAGATAAAGAGAAATTCCCGGACTTTGATAAGATGGGTGAACCATTTAAGGTTAAGCGTGATTGCTACTTGTACGGCCATTGGATTGCTAAAAGTGTAGCTGATGGCGACAAATTTGGTGTAGATGGGTTCCACTTTGGTAAAGAATTACTAAAAGTAAATGGAGGAAACAAATAATGAAAGTAATTAGTACAGATAAAGCGACCTTCCGATTAATGGCCGGGGATGACTTAGTAGTAACAGATAACTTACCAGTAGGAACATACGAAGTGCAATTTTCTATGCGGCAAGGATATTGGTTAACTAAGCGAGATAATTTTGCTATTGGTAACAAGAAAGTATATGGCAACCAGCCAGAACGGATTAAGAAGATTTTTCATAACTTTAATAAACGTGATTCTAACTTAGGCGTTATGCTATCAGGAACTAAAGGCATGGGTAAAACTTTGTTTTCTAAGATGGTAGCTCAAGAAGCTATTAAGGAGGGTATCCCAGTTATTAATGTGGGTAACAACTATCCCGGGATTACTGATTTCTTGGATTCAATTAAGCAGGAAGCATTGGTTTTAATTGATGAATTTGAAAAACGATTCCCAGCTGATAGTGATGATAGTGATGGTCCTACTCAAAATGACTTCTTAACATTGTTAGATGGGACAGCATCTGCTAAGCATCTCTATGTAGCAACTGTGAACAAGCTACAACGGATTAATGAGTATCTAATTAACCGTCCGGGTCGTTTCTACTATCATTTTAGATTCAACTACCCTAGCTATGAAGAAGTTACTGCTTTGTTAAATGATGCAATTTCTGATGAAAATAAGGATAAAATCCCTGAGGTTCAGCGGTTAACCTCTAGTGTTAGCCTAAACTATGATGCTTTGTTAGCAATTGCTAATGAAATTAACGAAGGCTATGGTGTTAAAGATACTATTAGTGACTTAAACATTCAAGCTGATGGTAATTATGAAAGCTACAAAGCTATGGTTACTTTTAAGAATGGTGAAACCTTTACAGTAAAGGCTTCTAATTCTAATGATGAAAGCACCATGTCAGTGTACGGGAAAGGCAATCAAACACCTAGGGAATGGTCAGCTAAACTCGAATTAGGTAAAGGAACTGTTAAACCTGATGGGACTATTGTATTCCTAAACAATGGTAAGGGTATTAGAAGTGCTAAGTATGACGATGTGGGTAACAGCGATGGATGGAACGATACCTCCGAAAACCCGATTACTAAGGTTTTATTAAAGCGAGATGTTAAGGACAGTTATGCATTCAATCAGTTTTACTAGAATTTAAAATAAGTGTTGACAAGGGATATCAGAAATGGTACCCTTTTACTATAGAAAGAGGGTATTACTTAATGTTTAAATGGGTTAAAAAATTAGTTAATAAGAGCGATAACAATAACAGTGACTTGAATGACAAAGGCTTACAGAGTGACTTAAATGACTTATATATTGTTTATGATAAGGTGATTAATGATAAGCGCTTTGGCACTTGGGAAGACTCTTATGACTACCTAGAATCGTATGAGATTAAGAACATTATCTCTGATAGTATGAAGCTTACTAGTAACCACCCAGAACTGTTATTGCATTTGGGCAAGCTTAACGAGTCTGTATTCCAACTAAAGATGGCTACTACTGCTTTACTAGATATTTATGATAACAAGGATAGTCTAGTTAAAGCTGTGTATAAGCAACAGAAAAATGATGCAAAAGATGTTATTAATAAATTAGTACAGCGGATTGCAGACATTAATAAGACACTTTCTGGTATGTATCGAGATGATAACTCGTCTACCATTAGCTTTTTAAAGAAACAGATGGGTATAACTGTTGACAATCCCCAAGAAGAATATGAGAAATTTAATGACTGGTTAGTTGTTGAGAAGTACCCCCGCCAGAACCCAGTTATTAAGTATTTATTGCTAGGAGCTAAGAAGGGTTACTATAGTGCAGATACACTAGAATCTGTCTTGTCAAATAACCCTACAATAGATGACCTAAAGAAGATGGTGGACTATCTTATCAATACTGATAGTGATAACGAATTACGGATTAAGCTAAGAGACAAAGATTATGATGAAATTGTAAATTTTTAAATAAGGGAAGACGAGCTATCTTCGCTAAGCTTAATGGTACTGGTGTATTCCCTACAGTAACGCCCACCTTAGTGCCAGATAGCTTCTTAGCCTTTGACGAGGCTAACAGTTACTTAGACAAGCAGCAACGCTCACTAAACTACTTTAACCGAATTAAGATATTGTCAGTAGTCGATAAAACTAGTATTGACCTTAAGAATACGAATGGGTATAATAGAGCAGCATATATTAATAAATTAAATCATCTTAGTAAGCTACCAACAACTAGTATTGTGCTTACGGAATCAGCTCTTAAAGAACATAAGGCTAAGCCTATAAGTGTAGCTGAGTTTAAACACTTGGCTGATGAGCTGAACAATGATGATGACAGTATGCAGGTAGAAGTTGAAAGTCAAGTTGGGCTACTAATAGTAGAACCACAATCCCAAGCAGAAGCTATGCGTAAACTTATTCGTAAATTTTGGAAACAAGGACATACCATGAATGGCGATTGGAAGGTTCCAATTGTTTCAGGTCAAGATGCTAAGTTTGTTAATATGAATATAGACATGGGTGAGTCGAATGATGCAATGGGTGACCAAGAGGAAGACCTCTATGAGCAAGTAAAGAAAGTAACTAATGACCCGGAGTATGAAAGAAAACTTGATGCTAGGATTGAAGAAGCATACACCAATAAAATGCGCTCTGATAAGTTTTTAAGAGAAGAAGACTTTACGGTATACCCTGAGTTCATGGATGGCACAAATAAGCAGATAGAGCATGCAGCGCAACACGATATTGATATTATTAATAGTGTATTTCATACTAATACTGCTAAATTTGTAAATACTAAAGAAGAAAAGGATGAAGAATATTGAATAATTTATTTATTAATGCTGATAACATGGAAAACTCAACAGTTGAGAATAATGAAGTTAGTACCCAAGTAGACAGCTTAGAATTAACTGATGACAGTATTGCTAAGTTTGGCTTAGATGTCCAACGTGGCGTTGGTGAATTAACTAGTGAAATCACCCAAAGCACTAAGAATAAGAATGCTGGCGAAACAGGTGAAGCAATTACTGCCTTAATGAAAATTATTCGTGAAAACGGTAAAGAGGAAGACCAGGGTGGTAACATTATTACCCGTTTGTTCCGCAAAGGTAAGAACTCTGTATATAATATCCAAGCTAAGAACCAAGCAGTAGATAAATCTATTGATACTATTTCCACCAAACTATCAGAGTCCCAGACTGAGCTGAGCCATGACAATGAAACACTAGACAAGATGTATGAGCAGAACAAGCAACAGTTTCAAGCCTTAAATGAACTAGTTGATATTGCTCAGGCCAAATTAAATGAGCTAGAATCGTCTATTATTCCAGAGTTAGATAACTACATTAAAACGACTAAGGATAGCGAGGATAAAATTAATGAGGCCACAATTAAGCTTAATGAATACCAGAATATGCAGTCAGCTTTGAGCCGTAAACTTAATAATCTAATTGCTTCTCGCCAACTAGCGTTATTACGAGCGCCTAAGCTAAAGACTTTAAAGCAAACTAACTTAACAGTCATTGATAACTTACAGAGCTCAATTAACTTTGCAATTCCACTGTGGAAACAGCAAGCAGCAGATGCTATCCTATCTAGTCGTCAACAGCAGGCTATTGAGGTTCAGAAGTTCATGACTGAGCAGACTAATAAGATGATTGTATCTGGGGCCAATAATGTTCGTAAGGCTACTTTAGAGGCTCAAAAGCAGAGCAATGAATCCTTTGTATCTGCATCTAAATTAACACAGGCTACAGACATTCTAAGGGATACGCTGGTACAAGTACAGAGCCTACAAAAACAAGGGGACTCTTTGCGAAAGCAGGAAGCCAATAACTTGCTACAATCTGGAGAGCATATGAAGAGTGTAGCTTTAGACTTGATGAAGAATGATAAAATGATTGAATAAACTATATTAAGCTTGACAATTAGGATACCAATATGGTATCCTTTTAATATGGAGGTGAGCATCATGAATGATGAACCATTAGTTAGAATTGGCGGTAGTCAATCAGACTGGAAGAAGTGGCTAACTAAGTCCAAAGGGTTCTATCTGCAAGGATTTACCACTAAGATTAACCAAGCCACTGACTTAGATGTCAAACAGTCTCCCTTGTACCTTACTCAATTAATCAGTAGATATCATGACCTAGACCAGAAATTAATTGGCCTTTATCGCTCAGGAGTGGATTCAAGTGTCACTTCGGTTACGTATAATTACTGGGTTGGTATGGGTAAGATTGTTATAGGTAAAGCCACAGTGCTGATTCAATCACTCAATAATGTTAATACTATTAGTTTCACCTATCAATATCGAGTAACAGCATCCGAGTATCGGGCCAAAAACACTAACATTAAGTCCAGACATGCTGGTGGTAATAGTTTGAATGGGCAACGCAAGACTATTGCTAGGTGGCGGGATTATGACAAAGAGCGCCATGACTAACGTTATATTATTAGAAGAAGAAAACATTACAAGAAAGTAGGAATTTCATCATGGGATATATTCGTAAAGAAGCAGTTGAAAAGGTTCTTAAGGCACACTCTAACGATAAGGGATTTATGAACTTGTTAGAACTTGTTAGAAAAGGTAAAAATACTAACACGTTACCTCACCCAAGATTCTCTGTTAGAGACTTAAATAAGGAAATTGTTGACCTAGTAGTAGAATTTGCACAAGACGGTAAATCACTTAATGTATACGAAGAAAGTCGAGGGTCACGTAGTTTCATTTACCAGTTTCCCATTGAGGGAATTATTTCCAACAAGACGACAACAGCTACAACAACGACTAAAAAAGTGGTATCAACGACTACTACAACCAAGAAAGTAGTACGTAAACGCCGTACAACCACTAAGACAACCACTAAGTCACCTAAATAATAAACTATAAAGCAATCCTATATAAGGGTTGCTTTTACTTTATACATGTGTTAAAATGGTAATAACAAATTAATTAGGAGTGATACTATTGAAACAAGAAGAAGCGGAGAAGTTAGACAAGGAAGGAAAGTCAATTGTATATTCTAAGCATCTTAGTGAAGACCAATTGGCTAGTCTCAGCCAAGAGTTCCAATTAGCAGAGTTAGAAGAGGTAGCAATTTTCTCTGTGTTATCAGATGATGCCAAGAAGTTCTTATTAAAACTAGAACCAGCAACAGGGGTTATCGCTAACTCAATTGTGCTACAGGCTGAGGGGAAAGCTCCAAAAGAAATGATTAACATGGAAAATCCTTTACTAGCCGAGTTAGCTAAGGAGTATAATAACCGAGTTAAAAAGGATAAGTCTAATGCAACCGACTTGCTTAATGAACTTGCAGACCGATATGTAGACGAGTTATATCCAGATAGTGATGAATAATTAGTCTGTTTTTGATAGGTAAAACATAACAGTTTTGTGCATATTTTTAGATATAATATTGTAATATTCACTTTAGGAATAACATAACGCCTACAATTGTTCATTATATTAATTGTGTAGCCCCAAGGAAACAGCTTATAAAATTGATTATACCAAGGGTTACATTAATATTCACAATTGTTAGCCTAATAAGGGATAACTATTCAAAAAAGACATGAATATTATGAATATTGAACAAAACTTTTACTGGTTGTCTATTAAAAATTTATATTGATTGGAGTTTTAAAACATGGCAAAACGCAATAGCTTACTGGATTTGTATGAGAATCACCTTCTATTTACAAAGGTATATTCTTTATTGCAAGAGCATAAGCCATATGACTATATACTAAAGTTTTTAGATTCAGAAGGGTTCAAGTTATCTAAAGGCAGTTTATCCAAACTAAAAGCTAAGATTACCGAAGCTGAGGAAACGGGTGTACCTATTGATGACCTGTTAGACAAACGCCGTAAAACGAGTATTGATGATATTGATTCTGATAAGGTAGAGGGATTTGTTGGCAATCCTAACACAGATAATCCTAGGAGCACTCGTAAGGCCAACAACCTACCTAAGGAAACTTATGACATTCCAGAAGAAGCAGTCCCAGTAGAACATGTGCATTCTAGTAGACAAGTTCTAGAAATGATAATGGATAAAGGGTTTGCAACAGCACAGGCCACACGAGTAATTGACATGCCAACGCTATTAAAAGCAGTTGAGTTGTATAACAAATGGTATTTCCAAGAGTCAAAAGGATTAACAGCAGAATCGTTGAAGCAATATCAACTAATCAACTCATCTATAGTATCAGCAATGATTGATGTTATTCCTAAGTATGTTGAAAAAGATAAACAAGATAAGATGATTGCTGAGATGAATGACAGAGCTGCCAAGATTATTGATAATGCTGGTGCTACCCGAGAAGGTAAAGAATTACTGAAACAATTAGAAAAGGAAGGTCTATCACTATGATTGATAAAGAAACAGTTGTTCCTAGTATTGATGTTGATAACTTAGAACAACCCAAGGTATATAAGAATGCCCAATTTAGTATTGCATATGCTACTAAGTATGGTGAGATTAAATTTTGGATTAACGACAACTTTATGGTAGCAAACTATCGTGGTAAGGATTATGTTATTAGCCTACCTGTTGCAATGTTTAAACAAGCAAAGGTGGTTATTGGAGAAGTTAATCCAGAATTAGTAGGATTTATTACACCTGCTGGTTTAGGTGCTAAGCGGCTAGAATTTGATAGTAATCGAGCTATTAATCAGTTAACTGATGCTTTAAATAAAACGGATAATGTCGAACTACAGACTTCTGGAGTTGTCCAACGAGTTAGTCAGTTTATTAATTCTGGCGATTTTACAGTTGACGACAAAGCAGACTTTGATGACATTACCGAAGCTGCTGGAGACTTAGCTTTAAACACTGACGAAGCAAAAGAAGAACTGGCTAACATTATAGGTGCTAAAGGATTTGGAAAGGTCATTTCACGTCCTATTAGTGACTTGGTTATGTTATTGCCACGATTACAACAGGACCTAGAGAAGAGTGGTCTATTCGATGTATTTTTGGATGGTGATAAGGTGTTTAAGGAGGCTGAGTAATGCTGGGATTATATATTATTTTAGGTGGACTGTGCCTAGGGCTATTTATCTACTTGATTCTCTATGCTCGGATGGCTAATTTGGAAGTACAATTATATGCTGACGTTGATGCTTTCCTATCAGACTGGGTAAAAGCACAATCAGAAGTTAACCAAGTTATTAGTGTAGATTTAGATGATATCCGCGAACGAGTTAAAAATGACAATAAATTGTTATCAAAACTTGACGATATTGAGAAGAATATCAACTTAAAAACTCAAATTATTGAAGATTACAAGGAAAATGCTAAAAAGGAATCTCCCACAGAATAGTAAGTTTATATTACTCTTTAGAGGGTGGGTGCTGATGAAATTATTGTGGATGGGAGTATTGCTAGTTACAGGGCTATCGTTTTACAACCCTGAGTTTATCCTATTGTTTTCAGTTATCCTATTTATTGATTGGGTAATGGGTAGTCGTAAGGGCTTAATAAAACTAGTGAGATGCTTGAAGAACAAGCAACAGCTATTATCATTGAAAAGAATTAATGCTGACATTGAGAAAGAAATCAATACCTGCTACCTAAATGTCAGTAGAAATAGTAAGGACAAGTCTAAATAGGACTTGTCTTTTTGTTTACCATATGCTATACTAAAGATAAAGGACGTGAATTTTAATGAAATATACACAATACAAGGGCAATAATAGGTGGTTTAAGCACTTACAAGATATCAAGCAGACTAAGCCTATCAGAGCAAGCATTCAGGGGCTAGAGAGCAATCTAGTGGATACAATCGTTGTTATTGATAAATTACACATGAATAAGGATTCGGCATCATGGGATATAGAGTTAAGCAAAGAGGTGTATAAGAACGTTCCGAACCCACTAAAGGAAATTGCTGGTCAAATTGAATTTGATGAAAATACAGATAGCAAGTTCTTTATGTGGACTACTAATCATAATCGTTTATATGACCTAAGTGAAGTAGGTCCTTATACCTTATTTGAATCAAAAACAGACAGCGGAGTAACTCTAAGAGTTCTCTTCACTAAAGAAACTAACATGTTGCTGCCTATCAATACCTTGGCCTTGAACGAGCATGAGCTTGGCAGAAAAGAAAGAAACACAATTAATCATCTTATCCACCATCGGCTGGCTGGTAAACTATGGCGTGCAACTATTGTTACTAATACTACCTCACAAACGACTGAGTTGTCATACAATAATCTTAGCTTGAATACTGTCTTCGGGGAAGCAATCTCCCTGGGAAATATATACGGGATGGTGTCTTACAATGCTAAAGGAAAATATAAGGTATTTGTAGAAGACGATAGTGCTACTATCCAAATTGTTCAGCCATATCATACCGTTATTTTAATTAAGTTTCTACCACTAAGATTGTAACAATAATATCAATGGCTGCCTAACAGGCGGTCATTTTTGTTATGCTTAAAAGGAGGTGGGTATAATACTAACCCCCACTAGACTATTTCAATAAGTATAATAATTAGCTGTAATCTGTCCCGATTTATTAGTAATTTTTTAGAAAAGTTTGGCCCCCACCTCAATATATTAGATTTGCAAATAATAAGTAGAATCCTGTCCGGATTTATGAGTAATTTTTTCAAAAAGTTTCTTTTAAAAAATTTATGGGCGTGCAAGCGGGTGGGCAATGGGCGTGCTAGTATTGCGCTTGATTGAGGTACAAATACAGTTTTAGCACCTTATATAGTAGGAAAAATAATTGAAGCTATTTTAATAAAAAGTGTTGACACTAACAACGCCTAGCTATATACTATAGTCAACAAATAAGGAAAGCAGGAAATTATATCATGAAAAACAATAACGAACTAGTAAGCTTATTACAGCATGGGAGTTGGTATCAAGTTGCATTCATGGTAGGCAACCATTTAGAATCATTTACAACACAAGGAATTAAGAAAACACGGGAAGCAATTAACTACTATGGCGTTAAGCATACTGTAGGAACAGCTATTATGACAACAGCGGGAATCAGCGACTTATCAATCTTTTTTTAAAAAGTTATTGACAAGTAATAAATTAATCTATATACTATAGTCATTCAAGTAAAGGAGAGGGCGCTACATTATGAACGATAGAGAACCAGCACCAAGCAAAAAGCGTAAGTTACCCAAATGGATAAAGTTACTATTATGGATTGCAGTATTTTACATTCTATGGAATGCGGGCAAGATGATAATTGTTTACATTCTATGGTATCCGGGACGCATGTTATTAATGATAGGACTAGCGTTATTATTAAGTGGACTATTCAACAGACACTAAAAAATATCGAAATAGGTATTGACATGATATGTAATTGATGATACTATAAAATAAAAAAGTAAAGGGGTCTTACATTATGTTATTCTTAATCAAAATGTTTATTATCGGAGCAATTATTGGGAGTGTCGCGGGAGTTATTGAAGGGCTGATTAATGCTATTGTAAAAAACGATGAGACGGCTAAAACGTTAAACCGATATGTTACTGCGATAACTTGGCTTGTATACATCTATGTATGTATCTTTTAAGGAGGTATAGTAATGATTATTAATAAAAGTAATACTGGAAGTTTCAAGTTTCAACCGTATGACAGCCGAACATATAACCGGCCTAAGATTCTACACCGACAAGCTACAGAGTTATATAATAGGGGTTTACAATACGTTTTGAGAGGTTTTGAACCCCTTAATGATAACGGGGTTATAATTGCTTGCAATCCTACACCGGAACAAGTAGTGAACTACGTTGATACTACTAATTATAGTAGCTACTGGCTAGAGATTGCACGGCCATTAGGTGGGAAAATTAAGGTTAAAAAAGTTTCATTATATGGTTGACTATAAAATAGTATAATGCTATGCTATACACGTGAGGTAGTCAAGGAACAAAATACTATTGTTTCATGTGAAACAACTGAAAGGAAGTAATATATTGTGAAATTTAAAGAATTTATGAACCATGGTAAAACTGAGAATGATATTAAGCAGGACATTTACAAGTATGGAAAGCAACTAGACACAATTGGAAAGCCGGCGAATAGTCATATGAAGCTTTACAAGGTACAGCAGTACAACAGCGGACGACGAGCAGTTAACCTCGGCACTTATGACATGTATTTTCAGAACATTGCAGAACTAAATTTATATCGCAAACCCTTGGTCAAGTTAGTGAGTGATGGAATTGACTATGTGTTATATTTTCAGATTATTCAGCAGGCTATTTTAATGGATAACAAGCGAAACGTAAAACTAGTAACAAAACCATCATTTTCAGATTTTATGGGGGTTGATGATGATTTAACAAATTTATTTCAAAATACGCTTGACAAGTTGCGAGAATAACTGTATACTATAGTTGTTCAAGTAAAGGAGGTTATAGAATTGGCTACATTAAAATTAATATTTATTATTGTAATTGCTATCTATGCTTACAAAAAGTATAAAGACAATCAGAAATAAATTTTAAAAAGTGCTTGACAGGTTAGCAACTAGGGTATATGATTAAGACATTAAATAAGAAAAGGAAGTTATACATTATGAAAACACTAGACACATTTGAATTACAGCCACAATTAGACCACGCACAATCATTCTACAAAAAGGCTTACACCTTGCATAATAATGACGGTAGTATTGATTTAAAATCATATGATACAATTGTAGCAACCTTTAAAGCTGGTAACGTTACTGTTAACGACACGTATTCAGCTACTACGTTGCGCCACATTAAGGAATTTATCTATCAAACTACTGGTGTTAGTGGGTTATCTAAAAAGGATATTGAAAAGGATTATCAAGCAAACTAATACCTAATTTAAAAAATATGTTGACACTCCGCGATAGGTATGTTAAACTAATTATAACAAATAAAGAAAGAGGCTTTACCTTATGAAACTAAACACAGTAGACTTTTCAGATGACTTTTACAAGGGTGAGGTTGTTGATGTAAACATTAATGGTCGTTATTACGGTAAGATTTGGCCCTTTTCAGATGAAATCATTTTGACGTCAGTAGACAATGCTGGTTATGAGGTAATGGTTGAGTATTATGACATTAATAACTTAATTGATGACCTAGAAAACATGGAACTAGACTATTAAAGAGTAATAAGTTGGTAGCAGAACAGGAACAGAACTTAACCTAGGGGGCTACATATATGGCAACGCATTTCAGTAAATTAAATTCTTTAATTGACTTTTTGAATCACAATAAAGATGGTATTGGTGATACTAAGATAACAAGTATCCATAAAGGTAGTTTCAATTCGTATGAGGGATACCAATATTGTATTGGTATCAAGATTGTTACACTACCTAAGTTTAAAAACAAGCAGTTTATGTGGGACACCAATTCAACATACATTTGTGATTTTCTACCGGATAAGGACTTAACGAAAAATGAAGAGAAAGAGCTTATCATTGACGGGTTACAAGATATTTTTGCAAGTGCTTTAAACTAGTAAGACCCGTGGAATGACTAGTATAAATGTTTCACGTGAAACATTGCTTGATAAAATAAATTAAGGGGATTTTAAAAATGAAATTAGAAAAAGCAATTGAACTATTACAAGACGATACTTTTGACATGGAAGAAGCATTCTACTCTGACCTAGCTGGTGAGGTATATGCGGCATATACCATTAGGGTAACTGACGCCGAAACCCTTATTAAGGAACTAGAAATTGACCTAGATGGTATTGATGATTATGACGCACTGTATGACGCAGTCGAAGATGGCTTATGTGATAGTTTTGATGGTGGCGTTGACGGTGTAACCACATTATAGAACACAATGGACTAGCTTAACAGGCTAGTCTTTTTTATTATTTATTTAAAGACCCCACAAGCCTACGCTTTCAATTCTAAAAGTGATTATGACTAATTATACCGGGATAGCTTAAAACGTCTTAAAACGGCTTATATGGCCTTGTAGCTATATAGCAAAATAAACTAAATTATTTTAAAATAGTTGTTGACAGCTATGGATAATATTGTTATAATTGGTTTATTCAATAAGGAAAGGGCGTTATACAATGATTATTATCAGCATGGAAACATTACCTAAAATTATCGAACTAGCACTTGCAATTTATGGGGGTATCAAACTAGTTGATAAGTTGTTCCCTGGTATTAAGCAATCAAAATTCTTTCAAAGTTTTTTTAATTAAGCTATTGACATTTAAAGTCACTAAGCCTATAATTAGGTTATTAAATAAAGCGAGGTTATCATCATGGAAATGGACATTACATTAAACATTGAATTATATAAAGACGGCACGGTTATGCTAGATAATTGCAGTAGCGAACGGACTTATGAGGGTGGCACAGTCAAGTTCACGGGAACAATTGACGGGCGGCGTAAGACTTTCAACCCTATGGAAACAATGGAAAAGGCGGGACTAGTTACCACCAAGCACGATGAGAGTATGTTCCCTGAATATAAGGCCACTAGCAAGCTATATAAGGCGTTTAATAGCACCGGATTAGTTTTAGGCTTTACAGATAATATCAGCACTAGAGAACGCTTAAACAGCATTATAAAGAAAACTGGTGTAAGCCAACAGCAAGCATTCACGAATTTAAAGAATGCAGGCGTTATAGCTGTAGCGGACGCATACCAGTTAAGTGATAAAGAATTAAAAACAATTATTTTAAAATAATCATTGACAGGTTAGCAACTAAGGTATACAATTAAGACATTAAATAAGAAAGAGGTATTTACATTATGACAACTAAAATTAGTGAATTAGAAAAACTTACACAGAAGCACTTTGATACAATCATTGACCTAGCTAACAGTTTCAAGGATAACAACCCTTACAAGCAAGAGTTTGTCAGTCATTTATTATATGATTACTTGTATGACGTTAACGCTATTTGCCGTGAAACAACAGTACAAGAGACTGCTGAGCGGTTAGGCGGATTGCGGGCGTATAGACAAGCCCTAGCGTTTGACCTAGAACATTTGGATTTAATCATTAAAATTGCTAGTCAGATATTTGATGATAACACTGACAGTATCCTAAGTTACTCTAATGACCCTACGGAAACCATAGACATTACACAAGACTATTTAAACGACTTTTATGAAATTTATAACGAATATTTAAAATAGTTGTTGACAGACTAGCAACTAAGGTATACAATTAAGACATTAAATAAGAAAAGAGATAATACATTATGAAATTAGAAAACTTATTAGAGAGTAAAGAATTTAACATTAGTGTTGGCCGTATGATTGAACGTATGCAACAGGCCGCCGAACATAATTGGGACTGGTTAAGCTTTAATGGTGATAGTATTGATTATGATATTGATGGGGACGTAAGGGTTTCAATCGAATTAGTACCCGAGTGGGCGAACCTTGAAAATATTGATTCGGCCGATAACGTTGATTTATACAACGAATATAATGAAACTGACTACCATTCTTTTGAGGATATTCGAGCCGCTGGAATTAATCCTTATAAAGCTATGGACGTTAAGATTCGCACACTTGACTATTTTACCATGATGGACGAAACATTGCAAGTGTACTATATAGATGAAAAAGACCGTCAAAAGATTAATAGCTTATTTTAAAATAGTTGTTGACAAGTTAGAACATTATTGCTATAATTAAGACATTAAATAAGAAAGAGGTATTACATTATGCTGGCTATTAATATTCAATCGAAACAATTACAAAAAATATTAGGCGCAACTAATCCAATTGAAACACAACGTTTTTGGAATGATGAAAGTGAACGGGTGTTCTTCTGTGATGGGGACAAGGAAACCTGTATCAATGAGCTATTAGACGAAATGGGAACGGTAGACGGGTATACACTCTATTATGTGGTTGATGACGGAATGTTTTATATAATTGAAGATTTTATGTAATAATTGTTGACAAGTTAGAGATTAAGATATATAATTAAGACATTAAATAAGAAAGAGGTATTTACATTATGGGATATACAGATGGAGTAGCAAAATCAATGAGTGAAGCAAGTGCACAAGGTAAGCTGTTTTTAATTGACAGCTTTACTTACAAGGATAGCAATTACAACCCTGATAACTTGGACGGTGAAGCATTATCAGACTTTTTAGACCAAAAAGTGGACTTGGATTATACCGATTGCGTTGAATTGCTTAAAGAGGGCTACACTTATGATAGTGAAGACAATGAGGTTTATTTAATCGAAAATAAAGATGGCTTTACAGTCAATGTATATCAATCTGCATTAGATTTTATTGATGATAATAGTCAAGGCGGCCTGTATTATATCTTTGATGACACTAAGGAACTGCTAGGGGCTAGAATGGGTGTTTGTGGCGAGCATATGGGAAGTGTTTCAGTATGGTTAGACACTACGACCCCACAAGCTACCTTAACACAAGGTAACGAGGTTTATCACTTAACTAGTGAAGATACTGATGATATTAATGAAGCATTAAGCGAATTGTTTTATGATTAAAAATAAATTTTAAATAACACTTGACATAGAATAACAGTAATGTTATTCTATATACATAAGTTAAAACAATAAATAAGAAAAGAGATAATACATTATGACTAAACTGCTATATCAAAAAGATAACTTGGACTACTATATCACCGAGGAGTATGTACTACGCCTTAATAGTGAGTGGCTATTAAACTATATCAAACGTAACACTGAATATAATAGTATTTCAGAGTTTTCAAACTGGTACAATAGTGAAGACGTAGACGAGATTATAAGTGAGTTAGACGATACTGGTATGGCGTACACGCTAAATAAAACCGGTAATTATTGTTCATGTGATGACTTGATGTAGTCATTAAAAAGTTGTTGACACCTACAAAAATAGATGTTATAATTAAGACATTAAATAAGAAGAGGAGTTAATACATTATGAAAACGGTAAAAGTAGCAAACAACATGCAGTTATTTGATGATGACGGTTACCACTATAACAGGTGCTTAACTCTTGATATTAAGTCATTTAATAAATTCTTGACCAATACTAACCAACTTTTACAACACGAAAAGGGCTATTCTAGTGATAGAACTTGGCTAGAATGTTTGCCTACCAAGCAATTAGAAAAGGGTATCTTAACACTCACCTTAACGCAAGCACGGTATCTAATTCAGTGGTTAAAAAGCAATGGTTATATTTTTAAAGGGCACAAAATTAAAAGTGAAGTAAACACGGTTGTAAAATTATTTTAAGATAATTGTTGACAAGTTAGAGATTAAGATATATAATTAAGACATTAAATAAGAAAAGGAAGTTATACATTATGACAGCAAGTGAAAAGTTACAACAATTAGTTGAAAACGATAAGTTAACGGACGAACAACAGGACAACTTGAATGATTGGGGTATTCTAACCGTGTCAGAGTTGAGAGAGTATCTAATTGACTTAATTAGTGAATTAAAAAATGAAACTGATAGCTTTGGTTATGAAAATGCTGTTAATGCTTTATATGCTTTACTTGATTATGATGATGATGAGTATATTGCTTATGATGAAGATGGTGTACAAAAATTAGACTTTGATACCCTAAATGACGCTTTGGGTATTGACTAGAAAGAGAGAACTAAAATGAAATTATATAAATTATTGATTACTATTGTTGCCGGGGTTACATTGTCGCTTGTTACTGCATATAAGGCTGACGCTAGCCGGCCTAATTATGCGTATACCTTAACACGAACTAAGCACGCTGTTAAGCTTACCAATACCGGACGAACTGAAAACATGTACCGAGTAACCATTAAGACTGGTAAAGCTGTAAGATGGTATTACATGGCTTTAAATGCTAAACAGTCATGGCTAGTTAAACAGCCCCGTAAATACAGTGTTACCGTTCGGCGTGTATCTAAGAGTGATGAGAAGCGCAATGCAGACCCACGTAACCACTTTACACCATTAGGAATTAGAAACACTCAACGAACCGTATGGAACCGTTAGACTAACTAATAGAATAGGAAAGAGGAAACTAAAATGGGATTTACTGAAGTTTTAACAATTGTATTTGTAGTATGTAAGCTATTAGGGATTATTACTTGGTCATGGTGGCTTGTATTGTTACCTGAAATTATTGCCGGTGTACTTTATATCAGTTTGGTAGGAATTACATTATTCGGAGTGTTTAAACGCTACTAGAATAATTAAAGACTAGTCTATTATGGCTAGTCTTTTTTGTCTATTGACAATCCATATAAAGGCTGGTATACTTTAATCATTGAGAAACAAGGAAATATCTCAAGAATGTTTCACGTGAAACAATTTAAAATAATGGTTGACAAGTTAGGATATAGGGTATATACTTAGGTCATTAAATAAGGAAAGAGGAATTACATTATGAAATTAGAATTAAACCTTAAAAATCAGGACGCTTACACCGTTGAGGATATTCAAGCTAGTATGTTAGTTTTAGCCGGTGAACTTGGTAAACTCGGTTACTGCTTAGATGGTCTGTCTTATAATACAGATACCCCGATTACCGGATTACCACTTAAAAACACCCGTGCTGATAAATATTTAAAAATTGAATCTAACTTAGATAAAAGTGCTGTTTACTCCGATAATAGAGAAATAGAAACGATAACCATTGATGCAACGGGTGCCGGTGTTAATACACGTTTAGTTACTCTTGCCTACGTAAGATATAACCGCATGTTAACGACCAACTTTAGTTATGCTGTATCTATGGTTGAAAAGATTGCAAAACGCCGACACAATCGCTTTAGTTATAGTAATCGCCGGCGTATTCAAGTTACCAAAAGCAATGTTAAACTAGTTCGTGGTATCAAAGGATTTAAAACAGCTAAATTAGATGATATTGCTTTATATGTTTCTGATTTAGGGGATTTGGATAGCAAGCGTTATACACTGGAAAACATCAAGACAGGAACTGAAAAGACTTTTACTTTAAACCGATAAAACAGGATTAATCAAGATATTTATGGACTGGCTTAATAGGCTAGTCTTTTTTGTATGGTTATTGAATAGCGTGTATATAAGCCGTGTATAGACAGTTACGTATATAGGGGTAGTATAGGTGCATATATAGGTAGTAGGCAATACAGGGGCAATATACATTAGTAGACACTGTATGGACCTACAATATATAGTCAATAGGTAGGCAATACATACATACCTAAGAGGTAGACAGTACATACATATATACGAGCCTAGGGTTCACCTATCTTACTAATAATATTACAGTACACAGTCAGCCTAGTTACTTGACCAACTAACCAACCATATATACAACTAGCTGATTACTTAATCACTGTACTAGCTAACCAATATGCAATCATACCATGCTGGTTTATATCAACTTATTATGGTTACACATATAGGATACCTATATACGGCTTATATATGGGCGTGTAGTAATAGTTAGCCATATATAGGTGTAATTATACTGGTGGCAATATAAACGGCTTAGAATGGCTGCTAGGGGACTTATATGGGGCGCCTGTATTGGTAGCCTATTACTGCATACAAAAAATAACCCTATATACTTTCATATAGGGGTTGACCAGTGGCTAAATACATGTTATAATTAGTTATACAATAAAAGAGGGGGGTAAAGATAAAACTACATAGTACGGTTAACATGGCTACATAGTCCAAAAGCCTTACTAGTTCTGTACGGGGAGTGTATACTTTTTTAAAAATTAAGACTAGACTTCCCTAATCATATCCGGTAAAGCTTAGACCGTGTAGCTGTGGTGCTGTCACTATTCTCTTTTTATTAACCTCCTTTACTTTATATATTAAGTATACAGCTATATAGGGTAAATGTCAATAGGTAAATTGTAATTAATTTTATTTAATTTAGGGGTTGCATTCTATATACTAGCTTGGTATAATTAAGTCATTCAATAAGGAAAGAGGAAATTACATTATGAAATTAGAAAGCAATGTATTAAGCATATTAATTGATAGAAAGGTCATTCGCTTTATTGCTCAACCTGATAAGGACGGTTTCAGTAAAGCGGTGGTCGTTAGCCCGTTTAGTCATTTATACTCATTAGAAAGAGTAAGCAGTTTTGAACCTTGTAGCAGTATTACTAATAATAACGTTATTTTAGACGGGGTTACTAAGGAGTATAAAACCCTTATGGCCTATCTTAAAGCGAACGAGTATGAGGCTTTTTAGCCTAATTACAGCTATACCAATTCTAAAATAGGTCAATACTCACCATAGGCTACATCGACTATAAACGCCGGTATAATAGCATTCTTTAAAATAAGAGTAAAACCATACCAATTTATTTTAAAATAGTGGTTGACAAGCTAGGGTGTAGGGTATATACTTAAGACATTAAATAAGAAAAGGAAGTAATACATTATGATTTTAACAAGTGAATTAGATACAGCAAGTAGCATTAACGAAGCATGGTTACGGGAATCACTAGAACAGGAAACAAGTGATATCAATAGACTGACCGATACTCACATGGAAGTCTATAATAATCGGCCTAACCACTTTACAATTGTAGTTGATGACACGTTCGAATATATGTTAGATACCACCGACTACACTGCTGAACTAACACAACACGTACCAACCTTTCAAGATGAAACTTTACTGGTGGCCATTGTTGATGATAGCGATAATTTTGAAGATAAGCTAGCAAAAGAAGTTATCAGCGCTGTTTACCAGACACTATAAAGCAATAGGGCGACCAATTATGGCCGTCTTTTTGTATACATCCGTTTATATACATCCGTATAAGGGTCTTTAAACGGATGCAGGCTTCATTCTAATGCTAGGGCAGTATAATTATACTAGTCATAGCCTAAAACGTCTTACAGGGCTTGTATGGACGTTATAGAGGTATTGACACCACCATTATACTATGTTATGCTATATTAGAGTTGAAAGGCGGTACAATAATGACTAATCATAACAAGCAACAACAAGCATACGCAACACCAGTCAAGGACAAGTTACGGCTATTAACAGGGAAAGTTATCACGCTTAACACTTATGACACTAGCTACCCAGTTGAATTTATTGAACCATTGTTATTCTATGTCGCTTATGGCTTACCTGATAAACTAGACACTAACACATTGACTATATATTTCAATCAACACTATATCAAGGGAACACCACTCAATAAAATAGGACTGCACTTGGTTAACCCCCACTAAGCTATTTAAAAAAGATTACTAATTGACTGGATTCTGTCCCGATTTATTAGTAATCTTTTTAAATTATTGGCCTAGCGCAACATATATAAGGTTAAGGCTGTAGCCTATCACTGTGGTATACGGGTAGCCGTATGCTATCACGGTAACACGGGGCGCAATCGCAAGCCACCAACGAACTGCTGAATAGGTAGGATACACCGCCACCACGTTTCAATGCTGACTATACCACAAATATAAAATAGGTGCAACCGGCAAAATTATTTAAAGTGTTGTCATTGGTTCAATGGCGAACTGATTCAGCGGTGGATTAGTTTATGCAGTGAACTATATTGCTATACTGCTTCACTGATTCAATAGTGAACTAGTTTAGGCTGTGTATTATATTGCCATACTGGTTCAATGGTGGATTGATTCAATGGCGTACTGATTCAGTGGTGAACTAGTTTAGCTAGTGTACCATATTGAACCCCGTTAAATTTATTTAAAATACTTTCATAAACTGATTGACACGGCTTATTTTTTATGCTTTTCATTTTAGGCTCGATTGTGGGTAAATATACCGGGTAGCCTTAAAACGGCTTAGAGGGGCTTATATGGCCATATACGGGGTATTGACAATTTGGTTCAGTTGTGCATCCGCCTATACAAAATATTTTGAGTTTATTCCCTTATATAGTTGTATTTAGTTCCCTTATATGGTATATTTAAAGAGTAGAAAAACAAGGGAGCGAACGACATGACAAAAGATGAAATGGAAAGCTTATTTATTGATGATGGTATCGAACTAACGGACGACCTCGGACAAGCTATTTATCTATTTAATAACGGCTTAATGGTATCCGGTGAATATTGTGACGGGTACCGTGGTACCGACCACCGCACGTTATTAGATGAGTTAGATAACTCGGCAACCTATGAGGAACTGCACCAAAATTATAAGGTGGCTCGGCTAGTTCCTGAAAGCATGACGGCGCTGGTAAGTGGTTTACAACTAGACGCTGGTAAAATAGACCTATTAAGTAACTACGGTTATACCATTGAAAATTATTAATTTATTTTAATTAGGTGCTTGACATGTTAGAATATCGGGCGTATACTTAAGTCATTCAATAAGGAAAGGGAGTTATATACATGACAAAATACACGAAAACAGAAGGCACACAAGAAATTTGGGACGCTTTAGATGATTTCTATGACTATGATTCGCTTGCAATTAGACCCGAAATTTATACAGAAGATGGGGAAACGTTTATATACTTGAACTTGGTAATTCTAACAAGTGAGAATATTTATTCCTTTATAGAGGGCGTAAGTGTAAGTGTAGAATTAGGCCGGTACGACAACGACGACGACGAAACCGAGGCACGGGCTTATAAGAAAGCAATGAAAGCCGCCAAGGAGTTCGATATACATGTGACCGAGCCGGCTTAAAATCAGTGCTTGACTTGTTTCACTGTATTCGATATAATTAGGTTATTCAATTGAGAGGGGTTTTATACATGATTAAATTAAGCAACAGCATTAAAGTTTTAGTACCAGAAACGAACAATGACGGGGTAAAGGTTGACCTATCTTCTGAGATTTCAGCAGCGGTCAAGGTTATCGGCGGCGCCACTACTTACACGGCTCGGGGTAGTTGGGTAGAAAAGGACAAGCTATACACTGATAACATTAACGTTATGCAATTCAATTGTGATGAGTTCGATAACGATACTGTAAAAGTTATCAGTGAATTAATTTATGCAATTTTTAACCGAGCAGAACAGCTTGCTGTAAGCGTTGAAATTAACGGGACTTTATACATTTTAGAATCAGTAGACGACATCGAAAAATTATTTTAGAAAAGGGGTTTTACATTATGAAAGCGAATAAAGTACATTTTAACGAGGATTTTGCAAGTGAAACTAATAACGGTAAGGCCGTGTTTTCAGCTAGTGTTAACGGCCGCATAGTTGGGACGTTTCAATTTTTATCGGGTATGATTGTCTTTACCTCATTAGATGATAGCGTTCGCGGCAACGCCGTAACGGTTCAATATGATGACTGTAGACAGTTAGTTGACGACCTTAAAGCAATGAAAGTAGACTAGTAACCAGTATTATAGTTATTAACGGCTATCCATTAGGACGGCCGTTTTTTGTTGTCTATAATAGCATATCATGCACAAGGCTATATAAGCCGTTCTAATCCATTTTAAGCTAGGCCGGTATAATTACACTATTATATAGATTAACACTCTAATAGGCTATCTATATAGCTTACAGCGATACTCACGATATTATTAACACGATATACCGGCCTACAATAAAATTATATTATCATTCGTGTAATTATTAACACGGTATATGCAATCCGCTATAATGTTACATTTATATTATTTTTATAAAATTCCCTTGACATTGCCAGCGTATAGTGTTATGTATCACACCCCCTCCCCCCTGTCAAGCCCCATATATAGGGGTACCTTAAGTACCTGCCTCGCTCAACCTTAGGCACAAATATTTTAGCCCAAAAATTTAGCACATTATACGGTATAATGAACACTATAATGAATCCCCATATGTAACACCACATACCCTCCCCCTATTAAATAAATGAGCAGCTAATTCTAAATACCGGTATATAAACAAATCCTAAAAACGCCCCCATAAAATTTTTGGCCTAATCAAGGCTATCGTAAATAAAAAGACTGCTCAATTAAGAGTAGCCTTTAGAATACTAACATTGAATTGTACTTTTATCAGTATTATTACTCTGCAACTTTGGTTAGCAGCGGCATCCCATCTGAGTGAGACATAATAACTAATTTATTAATACCTTCATAGTCAGAATTATTTGTAAATGGCCGGCTAATACAAAAAGTATTTCCATCCATATTCTTAACCATAGCAAATTTATCTTTACTATCTTTACCAACGATTTTAGCAACAGTGTCTGAACTACAAATGTTCTCTTTTGTGTAATAATCCTTAAATGTCATAATTACTCTCCTTTTGTGTCTTTAACAAATTATTTAACTAATGTGAACCCTAAACTATCAACAAAAAATCCTAACTTCTTTATTTCGATATCTTTATTAACAACAGTCCAATCATCTGTGTTAACAATTGAAACGAACGAAGGACTTTCTTGGATTACTATAAAATAAGCATCCCCTTTTCGTAATTTACTTCCAACCCCCAGTTCAGAATATTCTTCCCAACTTTGAGTAATATCCGCCCTGCATGGCAGGTAATATTTGCCGTTATTATAAACAGCCTGGTTAAAAGAATCTAAATGAATATAAGAACCTTTAGGCCACTTAACCCCACGCACTCTTGTACCATTCATTAATACCATTTCTAGAGCTTCATCAAATACCATAATTAACGTCTCTCCTTTATAAATTATAAATTTTTCAAATAACCTACTAACTAGGCTTCTTTAGTATATCTAACCAATATTAAAATTATAACACCAAAGGTCATGCACGAGGTTTTCCTCGGTAATGCCTTTAGCCTTTTCAATATAGGTTTCTTCATCTAGGACTGCATATGTTCCATCAGCTTCTTTAATCAACCGACAGGATTTGCCATAGCGTGTTAGTAATGTACCCGCTGCTGGAATACTAGCAATTTCCCAATCTGCAATAAAGTCTCTCTTACTTAGAATGACTTGATTACCATTACTATCTACAGTATCACCATCAGCATCTAGTACAATATAGCCATAGCAAACACCTGTTGTGTTCACCCGCTTTACCTTTTTACCGTCTAGCATAGCTTGTACTGCCTCATTGAACGTCATAAATATTTCTCCTTTCTAATCTAGCTTTTTAAACCCTTTGTCCCTAATTATATCTATTAGGTCGTCACTAGTGAGTTCTCCGTAAACAGCATACCAGTCATCAACGTTAATCAGGCTCCACCTTGAGGGGGAGGCTGAAACTCTTGAAGGGGTTACTGATACTACTCGGTAAATTTGACCGTCTTTTACAAACCTGCTACCGGACTTTAAAGAATGATATTCTTCCCAATCACCTGTAATATCGTCTGTATTGGGGGTAAAACATTTAGAATCATTCCACACAATATAACCTGACGTAGCTAGCGTAATATAGTCTTCTTTAATAGCCCACTTAACCCTACGAACCTTTTTACCTTTAAGTAACTCTTGCAGTGCTTCATTAAAAGTCATAGCTAACCCTCCCTAAATAGTATCATCACTAACATAAATGTTTGAAGACAGCAACGTTGGCGAATACGTTCTAGTTAACTGGATAAGTGTATTTCTTACTTCTGAGGCATCAAAATCAGAGTCTGCTGAGACATCTAATGTAATATCATAAATAGTATCACAGTTTGTAGGAAATGCGTAAGAAGTTAAATAGTGGGGATGACACCTTACAATAGTATCTAAAATACTTGTAAATTGGCCCTCATTTAAATTCTTAAAGCCTAAAGAGGCATGTACTAAAAAGTTTGATTTTACTTCACTTGTTTTCATAATAGAGTCTCCATCCTATCTTCTTCATCATTCCCATAAATTGTATACATTGGTTCTCCCGTAAGGTTGTCACAAATTTCAAGACCTCCGCATTGACGTGCGACTTCATCCCATTTATCAGTATATTCAAAATAAGCACTTTCTAAAATCTATTCCATTTCCTATTCCTCCCATTGGTCAATAGAGCCATCATTAATAACCTTCATACCATATGACCTAATAACATCATCAAGCTCATCCTTAGAAACATTTTCGATAAATACTTTCCAAGTCTTAGTATCAACAATGTCTAGTTTGTCGCTTGCATTTAATTCATTTAAGATAACTCGATACTGGTTATCAGCAAGACTTAGTAGTGCTCCTACAGTAACTTTAGACTGATATAGTTCCCAACTAAGCATAAGGTCTGTCTTGTTGTTGATATTGTGGGGCCTCCCGAGGTTATCAACAATATCACCATGAGAATCTAGCATGATATAAGCATTGTCTTCTACCCAGTAACTTTGTCTAACTTTATTGCCGTCTAATAATGCGTCCATTGCTTCACTAAAGGTCATAATAATCTCCCCACTCTTTAACTTAATAGCCATACCGCCTATTCAACGTCCTCAAAACAAACTTTGTTCCAGTCAATTGCGACATCATCACGACTTTTTAGTTGTTCAATTTGTTCGGGCGAAAAATCATCTATAACAGAAGTTAAATCCTCATCTACTAAACGTCCTAAATATGCCCGTTGACCCCAACTAAAAACATCAACATGCAGGTAACTGTTTTCATCCGTTGAAACTACCTTTACTCGCTTTCTAATAACGCCCTTACGCTCTGAAATAGGGGTTTTAGCATAGGCTACAATAGCATCAAACAAGTCATCACTTACACCAGACATATAGTGTAAGTCAACCATATTCTGATATTCTTCACTAATTACTGCCGCCGTAGCACCGCCGATTTCACCAGATACCCTAGTTTCGGATTCCCCTACTTTTACAATATGACCCGGAGTCTTGGTTACTCTTTTAATAAATTCTTCTGTCTTCATAATATTTCCTCCTTACCTTTCCTAAGTAACTTGATTGCGTCTCAACAATCCACATTGATTGCCTCTGGTATTATCCCAAGTCTGATGAAACTAATAGTAGTCCATACTGGTCAAACTGTTTAATAAGTTCTTCGGATGTGTTCTCATTAGAGCCAACAGCATTAATCAGCGTATTCCAAGCGTAGGGAGATGACACTTCTTTACATGAAGCATCCTCGTCATAGTCTTTTCCTACTACATCCTCATAGTAGTCAGCATATGCTTCTCCTTGATTATTAGCTCCTATTAATGCATAGTATTCGTTTTCTGGTTCGTTGAACTCATAATACTTATGTTTAATTTCTGCTGTCATCTTCATAGTTGTCTCTCCTCATTAAATAATGATAGTATATTAAAAATTGTTTGTCAACTCTAAAATAGCTTTCTACCACACTTAGGACAATAGTTAGCTGGGGTACTAGCAAAACCCTTACTAGTAGACATTACTAAGTCAAAGTATTTAATACCAAAACTCGTATCTGAGTCTATTCCAAGGTCCCAACCTGCTTCATCAATCATGTTCTTATAGGGCTTATGACAGAACTCGCATGTTTCTTGTTCTAGAACATTCAATTGTTTTGTCAAAATAAACTTATATGGGTTGTCATCATTGACGGCTTCAATCTTAGCTTTTAAATCAGTGATACTACTTGTCATTTTCTTACACCCCTAGTTTGTATATTATTCAGTAAGATAGTTTCATTTTCGTCCCTAGTACCATTTAGCTTCCCCAAAGATAAGTTCTTTTGGTGCTATTAAATCTAGTTCAACATTTTGAGTCTTAGCATATTCCTCGTAGTATTTATAGTTAGCCGTAATATGCTTAATTTCATCAGTAGTAAAGCCACTACAGAACAATAGCGCTGAGTGTTTGCCTTGATAGGCACTAGTTTGCATCACCTTAAACATCTTATTCCATAATTCAGGCTTAACCTGCCGTTCTCGGTAAGTCTTAGCAATTATTCTTAGTTGTTCTCCGCTTGTCAACATGAACTATCCTCCAAATCGCCATCCTTGATAAATACACCATCAACCATCTTTCCTTGACGATTCTTAATTGTGTTATAAGCTTCTTTAACACAGTCGTCTAGGTGTAGGCCATTTTGCAATGCATAGATAGTTAGCACAACAAAGATGTCGCCAATGCTATCAATCTGTTTATCTCGATAACCCTTATTGTGAGCTTCGGCAAGCTCCCCAATTTCTTCTACTAGTTTGATTAACTGTTTGTCAGAGTTCGTTTTATCTAGACCACGATGGGTAGCCCACGCTTCAATTGATTTTACATAATCCATTACTTATTTACCTCTTTACTTGTAGTTTTTAATAATTCTAGCTTTTTAATAATATCTTCATAACCTATATAGTTTAAAGAGTTACCCTGTTCATAGTCTAAAAATCTTGATAAGCTTAATCCTGTATACCTAGCTACTTGCTTCTGGCTAATAGATAACTCTGTTTCTAGCTGAATTATATGCTGTGAATAAACAAATTGTTTACTGTTAGCATACATACCACTATCATTTAGAAACTTAGCAAGTCTCTTGGCTGCCTTTCTATCACGCTTGCGCTCACTATTCATTGGTATCACTATCCACATTATAGCCATGCTTCTTAACTAGTTCAATATCATTAGCATCATATAACTCATAACCTTTAGATAGTAGGCGTGAAACGTAGATATAGTTATAGAATACTGCCACAGCGATTTGAATAATCAATGCTGTAATTGGGCTAACAGCATAACTGGCTACACTTAATACACAGAATACACCAAATGCCCCTAACCAATCTCCCCGAAATAGTGGTGCAAATACACCGAAGAAGAATGTTGTCCATGAGATTCCCAGTGGGGATGACTTAATCTTACCGTTCTTCTTGTCAATGAATTTAACCTTGAGTCCTGCGTCTTCAAATAATGTTGTAAAGTTCATAATGTTTTGCCTCTTTCCTTATTTAATGGCCTAATTCTATACCTATTGTTACTGCTTGTCAACCAATATATGGCTTTCCTGTAAAAATTTGTCCTATTCCAAACAGAACAAACAATGCAATTGCAAGTATAACCAATAATAGTAGAATATCATTTAGCTCACTTATCCACCCCTGACTAGCTAGCCAACCTCTAATCTTAGCAATACCTGAATGTGGCACAATGTACCTAAATGCCCTCCCCAGTAACTTTAACACCCATCCGAAAACCCATAATAAAAATGATGCCCCAGCTATAGCTAGGATTCCAACAAATATATCTATAATAATTATCATGGTTCCATTATAACCTCCTTGCCAACCCTTCTGTGGGCCCATCTTCGTACTTTCTGCTTTCAACTTCTTTACGAATACGTTCAACATCATCCACACTAAGATTATCAAGTGCTTTGAGTATTTCTTGTTCAAATTCATGTGGTCTCATACGGTTACAACACCCCTTTTTCAATATGGTATGCTACCTTATATTAGTAGAACATTAAGTCACTAATTAAGGCGGGGTTATTTAACAGAAATCCATAGTCCATGATTACTAAGCTCAACTAAATAGCCTAATGCATGAAATATGCTAACAATCCATTTTATATTAGTTTTAGAGTTCAATTTATCAATATCTACTAATGTCACAGGGTTACCACGAAAAACAGCATTATCAATAACCTTTTTCATGATGTAGCTAAAGTCAGACTTAGTTTCGTCACAAGGACTTTTATCAATTAGGCGCTTAGCATCTTTAGCCAGATACTCACGAGCCTCAGCATTAGACATGATTGAACTAATCCCCTTATAAAGTACACTGTCGTCAAACTCGACTTCTTTATATTCTCGCATATATCTTAGTCCTCCTCAATTTGATACCCATCTAACCACGCCCGGGCAAATGTATCGCCATTTTCATCAAGCCAAGTGGTTAATTTAACGCTCCCCCAGCCATACTCGATAGCACCGATACTGGCGTTAATAACATCTGAATTATTTTTTAACATATCAATGTAATCTGCTACATACTCCGGAATCACTGGTAACTCGGCATACGTCTTCTTAAATACGTCATCGGCGATTGCCCAGTTTTCATCCTCAACTCCAGATGCAATCCAGTCGCCAATATTCACTCTTAGCTCGCCTTCCATTGTTGGCAAGAAGTAGGCTCCTTCAAATCCTATAGCAGTAGATGCAAGCTGTGTATTAATAATATCATATTTTTCAATCATCTCGTCGCTTCCGTCAAACTGCTCAGCCTTGATAGTAGTGGTTTTACGATAAATTTTAATCATTTGCTTTCCTCCATTTTAATTAACTTATTGACCAACTTGGCTTTACTCCATATAGGGTAAAACAGTACACATTAGTGATTGCTGTTCTTTGCTTTAGAGTAGGACGCCACCCATTGCGCTTAATTCTTTTAGCAATTGTCCATGCCTTAAACCCTTTGACAGCATAGTCACAATCAATACCATTTTCAATGATATAGTCTAAGAAGTCTTCGTCTGACAGTAGCCATAATTCTTCTGCCTTACCATTTGAGTCTACTTGGGCAATCACGGCGTCAGCATATTCAAAATCATCGTCCATTTTCAGTCCTCCAGTAATTCCGGGCTAGTGTACGCGTTACCAATAACTTCAATATTCTGTTGTCCTTTGTCAACCTCACGCAACGTCAAGAATACTCCTTTAACACTAACTCCGAACGTCCCTGTATCCTTTGTCACTGTTGCCGTTTCAGTAACGGTATTAGGCATAATTATTTTTGGCTTTGGGTCGTATTCGTCCTTGTATATATAAGTCTTTGGTTCCTCATAACTGAGCCTTAAAATATCACCCTCATAGATTGGCTTACCATTAACATCTCTAAGTCCGGTAAACTGTAACAGTTCAACATTATCATTCTTAATGTCCCAAGTTTCGTTTTTTCTATTCACAATAACGTTAACAGAGCTTGGTGTCCCTTGGGTATCGCCATTCTGGATTGCTGATACATAGTCAGCCATTATCTTCCTGTACCCGTTCCAAGCTTTGAACCTAATTACTCTCGTCATATTAAACGCCTCTTTCTTTTCTATAATAAAATTATATCATATATGACATGCTTTGTCAACTAGCTAACATATCTTTTACCATCTAGCGTGCTGTGACGGTCAGAAATGTTATTCTCGTAGACAGTCACTATGCATTGGCCTGTTATAGAAACTACTAGACATAAGTTAACATTACATTCTCTTTTAACGCTGTAATAATGTCTATCACTTCTAATTAATGCTCTTAACTCTTTACCACGTACAATATTAGCTTCAATTACGCTGTATTCCCCTCTCTCTATACTCTTAACAACATCATATGTAGGCTTTATTTGCTTCGCTATAGCCGTATGAGCAGCATGATTTACCAAAGGAAAGTTATCATCAAGCATTGAAGTAATACAATTTATCAGTCTTTCCTGTAGGTTACTGGGTAAATCATTGAAAAGTTTCTTTGTTTGTCCCACAGTTCTCCTAACATTACCCTCTACAATAATCATTTTAGTTAACCTCCTTAGTTGATTTAATAATAAAAGCATACCATAGTTGATATGCTTTGTCAATACTTTATTTATAAACTGTTAATACTTGGTAGGCGCCTTTTGAGATAACTAAGGGTGAGCTTAAATGAAGATAATTTGTACCATCCTTTAGTTCATCCTTAGTAAACTCTCTAGATACCCAAATAAGGTGCTGTTCGTTTTCTAGCGTGCTGAACACAACCAGCTTAATGCCAGTTAATAAATTGTTATTGTTAAAGTCAACCTTAAAAGGGATAGCAATTACCCCAGTGTTTCCATCACTACGCCTTGAAGCTAACTCCGTTTTATCATTCATTACGATAACCTCGCTAAATCATATTCTTAACTTTTAGTGCTACATACTTACGAGCTTGTGCCCGTGATACCCGAATTAATTGTTTAATCTCTGCTGGTAACTCCGGCGATTCTTCAATAGCATCCAGCAGCACCTCAGTCGCCACCTTATTAGTATTACCATTACGCATCCAGTCAAATGACAACTCACTAGGAAGTTCGCCCTCATCCTGACCTTCTAATACCTTCTTAGATACTCGGGCTAAGGTTACATTATTATTAATCCACTCAGTTAAGCTAATAGACTCTGAGTGTTCCTTAACGTGCTTGGACTCTTTAAAGGTAGCATTGACTAGCTTAATCCGCAAGGGGCCTGTAGTAGTCTGTGAAGTAGGTACTGTCTTGCTTAAATCAGTAACTACAATACCTTCCATATTACCACTGGCTGAGTAATTAGACTTATCAGAATATTTAGCTTGAATCTTAGGTAAGTCATTGAACCCAATTCCAGTAACGTTATCCTCTAATAAAGGTGCCATTTCAATTCCATCTACCCCGTATAATACATCCTTATATAGCTTTTCAGCCTCATGGTATCCTAGATACTTATGAGACGATTTATCGTACACGTCAAACAGATACCACTTGTGATAGTATTCATCCTTATACTGTACTCGGTGCTTAGTTAACCATTCGCCAAACACAATGTAGTTATCTCCAATGTGCTTTAAATAATCTGCGTTATCATTAACGAATCCATAGAATCCATTTAGTTTTTTATTGGCGTCTAGTTCTCCTTTATGGGAGTAGGACTTAACCTCGCCATTAAGTACCTCTACAGACGCATTAGAACCATCCAGCTTTTCAGTAATGACTAAAGTGTCTTCCGGTTCAATAGTAATAACTTCTTTATTCTCATTAGATAACTTATTTTCAAACAATTGTTCATTTTCATAAGCATTAATCTTTTGGAATTTACGCATATTGGCATTCACCTACTTTTCTAGTAGTCCATTAACATACTTGATATTTACCTTTAATTGGTCAATATAATCTTGTACACTAATAACTTTATCTTTGTTCTTAGCAATTACTTCTTCCTTAGCATAGTTACTTAAAGCATTACCTAGACTAGGATAGTATCCAACTGTAGCTGGACTTGGCTTAGCCTCTTTAGTCTTAGAGTCAACCGTAGTGAACACTTTACCTTTATTGTCCAATCTGCGTTGTAACATCCAGTTACTATGATTAGACACAACAACTTGGTAATTTCCATCAATATCAATAGTGGTAGCCATTATTAAGCATCTCCCTTTCAATTTGTTTATAGTTAACAGTGTCGACAGTATAACTTCCGTTAATAACAACTAGCACCCCACCAAACATACTCATTAACTTATTGGCAACTTCAATTTCGCTGTCAGTCAGTGACTTTAACCTAATTGCATCCAGCGGGTTATTAGATAGATATTCAGAACACAGCGTAGACGTATAAATTGCTTGCACCTCTGATAGATAGCCTCCCGGGAACTTAATAGCGTATCTCATAATAGCACTCTTGTCATAGTGAGAATCATTAAACTCATTCATTGTCATCACTCTTTTCCAATAGTTTAATCCATCGTTCTAAATACCATTTAGCCTTATTCAAATCTTCTATCTTGTTTTTCTTATAAGGTGCTCGCAAAATGTATTTAACAACGTTAAAGAATAGGCCGCCTTCAAATGGCTTAATAGGGGCTCCTTCTAGCTGGTCTTCAATAATATTAATTACTTCTAGCTTCCCATGATTATAATGCTCTGGGTGGTTTACCATGCTCATGACTTATTCTCCTTCTCCAGATTCAATAATACTTGTCATTGCTTCAATTTTGTTTTTTAGTGAATTGATACTTAGCGCTTGCTCTCGCTTAGAATCACTACTTCGTGGTCGATGGCGTTGTACGTCTACTAATTGCCACTCAGTCAATTTTAGTAGTACCTTAGCTTGACCAATATTGTCAAAAACTACTTGACCATTTTTAATCAAACTGTTTTCATATTTAGCCATATAATCCATATAGTTAATTACCATTTGTTTGTGTCCCTCTTTCGGTTTCGAGTTACAACTAATGTAATACTGTTTGGAATTGTTACTAGCTCAGTTATTACTATTAGTTCCCAGACAAAATTAGTTTTCATAAATAGGAGAAATAGAACTAACATAATAATTAAATTAATACCAATAACCTCTCCTAATAATGATAAAGGCCCCTGATACCTTTTGCGCTTATACTTCTTAATATATTTATCCATAATTAGTACCCGTATACATTACTGATAAACAGCTTATTTGACAGATTTACTCGGCTTTCATTAATATTCTTTAAGTAGTAGTCCTTGATAGTAGATAATAATGATTCTAAATTTTCAAGCTTGTCAAAACGAGTTACAGCCGAACCCAGCATACGGTGGTTGTAAACACTGACTTGCACTTTATCTTTTGATTTGTAGACTTTTAACCCTTCATAATTAGGGTCAATACTCAAAGCATCTGATAGGAAAGCACATTGTGTAGTCTCATCAATTGTTAACCCGGTTGTTTCCAGATACCGCTTGCTTTCCTTACCGTTAACCGATTTTGCTAATTTACTTAATTTAATCATATTAATATATCTCCTTTTATATTTAATAAGTTAATATTATCACTGTTATTTATTGGTGTCAACCTTTTATCTTAATGTTTCAATTAAAAACGTTATTAATACAAATAGTAGAATTGCAACTAATACAAATGCTAGTCCACATATCATAGCAAACATTAGGGAGCCCCATCCTAGCTGTGCAAACAAAATAATTAATGCAAGCCATAATATTGCGATAATTGTTACAGTCTCCATGTATAACTCCTTCTTTCCTTTGTATACTAAAAAGGATACCATTTCTGGTATCCTATGTCAACATGTTATCTAAATGTTTTTAAAAGTATTTTATCAATCATCTGTGGAGAAGGTTTATCATCTAGTATTCTGGCAATTACATATGGTAGCTGTCTACGCTTTTCAATGTTTGGAATATTAAGGTTAGCTCTAAAGGGGTCTAAGCATAAATCATAATAAGTTTCTGTACAATAGAACACCTTCTCTAATTCATCTTTATCATCACTATAGTTAGTTGGTAAATCATTTACATAGGTATCAAATGGTTCAATCTTGTCAAAATAAGCTCTTAATGCTGGCAATTCCACATCGCCAGTAGTTAATATTAAAATAGGTTTCATCACTGGACCTCCTTTACTTAACTTCAAATTTTTGGTCTTTATAATATTTAACACGTTGTTTAGCCTGATTAAATAAATATTCAGCGTTCCTATCAATGATATCAAATATATATACTTCATGCTTATCTGCTGATATACGGAGTAAACGACCAATTCTTTGAAGAGTCTGAACAAATGATTTTCCGGCACTAGCATAAATCATATAACGAATATTTGGGATGTCGATACCTTCGTCCATCACTTTAGTACCAATAAGAACTTTTAATTCTCCAGAGCGAACCCGGTTTAATATGTCGGTGCGCTCCTCTGTAGTATTTTTCCCTTGAATGAAAGCATACTCGGTATCAGTTTTTCCTAAATATTCAGCGATGTTCTCCCCATGTTCAATAGAGTTAACTACAATAAGTACAGCTCCGTTATCAAGGCTAGACAACTTACTTCCTAGTTCAGCTATCAGCTTATTCCTGTCTTCATTATTAGTTATACCTATTTGGTAAGTCAGCTGGTATTTAACTAGACTCTCTTGGTTGCTTGGGGTTCCTTTTGGAATGCTGCGATTGACTTGTTTTTCTAAATCGACTGGTTTATTGAAGTCAACTAGCTTGATATGGGGTCTTGCAGATACCCCTTGTTCAATCATCTGGTGATTGTCAATGTCATAAATAACATCCCCAAGAATGCTTTTAATTTTAGCCATCTCCACCTTTTTACCTTTATCTAAGGTACCGGTCAACCCAATTCTCAAACGAGCATTAGGTAAGAATTTAAAGGCTTCCTGATATGAGTCAGAGGAAGCGTGTTGGCATTCGTCAACCATAACAATCTTTACATGTGATAAGTATTCTACTGCAACATTATATTTGTCAAACCCTTTAGCGTTCTTCTTAGCAATTAATTTATTGTATCGCTTTTTAAAGCTTTCAAAATATTTGATAACAGCTTTATCAGAATCCAAAGAAACTGCAAGTGAAGCTAGCTCTTGTTTGTCATCTATTTCATACTTATACTTAGGTTTAAAATTCTTAGCATACCCTTTTAACGACTGCCTAGGATTAACCGAATCAAGAATATCTTTAGCATATACAGTTGCCATTCGCTTTAGTAGCTTATCTTTGGCAGAAGTTAGCTTAACAGCATCCTCAGGGTTCTTAAGGGCTTTGTTAAGCGTCTGAATAGTAGCACAGGTAACTTGCTTAAGGTCACGATTACCGTCTCCCCATAGACCCACAGGCACTCCTAAATACCCTTCCATATTCTTGTGAACTTGATTCATAATAGAAGTATTAGGTGCAATAAACAAAACATTGTCAGTGCTATCTAATTCTGGTAAAACTTTAGCAATAGATGTAATAGAAATTAATGTCTTACCGGCGTTAGTTGCAGCTAGCACAATCCCTGTTTGATTAGCATAAACAGATTTAATCGCTTCTAACTGATAATCACGAATGGTTACTTTTCTAACCCCTTCACCCTGCATCACAACTTCTTCTGGTAGAGATTTGCTAGGTGCAATCTTCCTTCCTCTAGCATCCTCTAATGAATACTTGATATAGGCATTCTTATTCTGTTCCCGTTGTAATAGCAGTAGTAGGTCGCTTACTAGTCCCGTAGGTACTAAGTTATTATCTAAATCACATAAGTTAACCCGACCATCCCATGTATGATACTTTCTAAAAGAAGCCTTCCTAAACCGGTTAGGGTCTAATGGGTCTAACTCTTCATGGATTCTATCTTTTATATATTTTATAAATCTATCAGTTTCAGTATCAAAATAAATTTTGGCATAGCTATTACCTATGGTTATTTTCAACAGATGCTACCTCCAATTCTAATCCTAAATCATTAATGATAGTTGTAGCTTGACTATCTGATAAGTATAAAACTTTATCCATTAACTTCTTCTTAAGATTGATGCGTTTAGCTACCATTAAATTTAGCCCAATATAAGTTCGTGCCGAGCTGTACTTGTCTTGCTCAAACTTATAACTCTCAAAAGGCCAATTATTATAAATTTCCTGTTTGTTAACACTTTGGCTTACTATTAATGGAACTATTATATTAACTATCAAATCCTCAGGGTCCGAGGAAGCTCCTATGAATTTATCTGATAGTCCATCTCGATTACAATATAGTAATTTATTAGGAGTATCCGTAAAATAATACTCACCTGCATGGTCTTTGTATAAATAAAACAACTTGGCTACACCCCACATTTTAATCAATACTATATTATAACACAGTATTAGCAGGTTTGCAACCAAATTGTTTAATTGTAATTAAATTGTTATAAAGCTAAACATACTTTTAAAGCCTGTTCCATCTTACTTTCTTCCTCTTTGCTAATATGACCAATATATTCAACTAAATCAGCTTTATTAACGGTAACAATAGCTTCAGTTAGCCCTAAACTTTTTCTAGGTGTTTCCTTAACAATAAAATGTGTTGGCAACGGTACTTTGTGTTGGGTTGTTAGTGGTACTACAATTGTGTTGGGGCTATGCAGATTCCCTAAATTATTTTGCACAACTACACAAGGCCGTCTCCCAGATTGGATATGGCTCCATGATGGTTGTTCTGGTAAATTAATGTAGTAAATATCCCCACGTTCTAAATCATTATTCATTATAATAACTTCCTCTCTTTCATCTATAATAAAAGGATACCATTTCTGGCACCCTTTGTCAACACTTAATCGTGAGTTTCTTCATCGTAATATTCGTATTCTTCCATAACATCTATAGTTTCATAAGCATCTTCAAGTTCATTATTTAATGCTTCATTTTCTTCTTCTAATTCTTCAACTCGCTGCTCCAAGTAGTTTATACGGTCATACATCTCTTGGTTGCTTGCAAATGGTTCCTTATTCATTGCCTTCATCTCCTAAAATATTATTGATTAGTTTTGTTGCGGTTTCGTTGGTGAATGAAATTTCATTAGCCTTATCAAAATTATGATAAACAAACTCTTAACTCTCCAAAAATTGCTTAATAAGTAGAAGTCTTAATATCCTAATACCGATTTCCATGTTTCTTTCAAAATAAAACCCCCTATTAATTTATATGGTAATTATACCAGTTAATAGAGGGTTTGTAAATACTATTTAGTTAATTTTTTCTTATTTCGGTAATAGTTAATGTTGAATGGATATTGTTCATACCAGCTTGATACGGTGAATGCAATAATATCATTAGCAAAGTAAATAAGCGTACCTACTAACATAATAACTGATGTGTCACCCTGCAAGAAACTTGTTCCCCAAGTCCAAATAGCAAACAGTGAGGTGCTAGCCCACAAAATATATTGCCAACGGTACTTCATTAGGCATAATACAGAGGCTGCAAGTGAAACACCAAATAATGAAGCATTTTGAACCATTCGTGGTGTATGCAGAGCGTAGGTCACTAGAAGATAAATTGCTAAGAACCCAACGATGAACGCCACAATAGCATATACTAGACTTTTAATATCAAAACCCTTTGATACCGGTTTATCGCCCATCCATGCTTTTGATAGCAATACCGGAATGTCTAAGGCAAGAATGTAGGCAATTTGTTGGAATACAGCTCCCCAGTCCTTACTCATAACCCCAGAAGCGATAATAAACCCGGCAGAGATAATCCCTAGCCAGCCGTTCACACTTTTATGATTGTTAATAGCGCTAATACAAAGTACACCAATAACCATTCCAAGAGCGTTAATTAAAAGAGGGACGGTAGGGTTTTGAAGATATGATTCTAGGTTCCATGCAAAGGTGAACATAACTAGTAAATATGAAGGTAACCCCCAACCTTTAAACTGGTTTCCTAAATACCCTAAATATCTCAATGGGTGCTGAAATGTTGCCACTAGTGCTGGTGTATTATCAAAATAAATCGTGCGCCCTTCTGGTGTTCCTAAATCTAATGCTTGGTTAACTTGTGTTTCTTGCTGCAAACTAAAAACTTCCTTCTATATTTAATTAGGTCAATCTATGCTTAGACTGCCTTGTCCGCCTATAATGGCATCTTTCCCACTTAAAATATAACTTATTAATTTAATTTCTTAATCAAATCGCTATATGAATAGCTACCACGCAATTCTTTGTATGCATCCATGTTAGACTTAATCCAATTACTAGCATCACCAATGGAGATATCTGATTGGTGGTCTAATAGCTCTGATTGGCTGTTATACGTTTTTAGCCATAGTTCCATATCAATAATCAACTTCAACTGCTTATCTGTAGCTAGTTTCAATAGGTTCACCCCAATCTATTCTGAATATTGGTTCTCATCATTAGTTCTAATAATAGACTTGATTACTGGTGAATCCATACAATCTTCTAACACATGTACTGCATTTTGGTCAACGTAATATAACTCTTTAACTTTGTCAATATCTTTGCTCCAGAACACATTCATCATAGCTAACGATTTTTCTAGTTCTGGATGACCAGTTCCTAATGCAATTCCATAATCATCAGATAATCCAGTATCAATTAAGTCAACTGCCTGTTCCATCATTGTTTCATACAAATGGTTAAGTACACTTGATGAACTAGCCTTGCAAAAACCAATTAGAGCGAACCCACCAGAATTAGTTTTTCCTAATTTTCGTTTTCCTTCGCTACTTTGGCTCATGACATAATCTTTAATCTGATTATACTGAGCAGCAGTGACATACTTATTACGAACTACCATATGAGCAGGAAACTCTGGGTTTAACAACAGTGTCATCTCAACATATGGATAGACGTCTTTATTATGCTTGATAGGGCTCACCTCTAGTCTTCTTTTACATCAACTTTAGCAGTAGTGTCAGTAGTTTCTTCTACCTTAGCATCTACTCCCTTATCTTCGAGATTCTTAACTCTATCTGACAAAGTTGCTAATACCGCTTCTACATCAACCTTAGGCTTTGGTTCTCCTACTGTGTAATAGATATCCAAATATCCTTGTTGAGGTGTGTCAGGTTCAATCAATCGTGGGTCAATGAAAGTAGATGGATTGCTAGTATCATCTGACAAGTGTACCGTTACATAATCCGTATTGAAACGCTTGGCTACTGATTCAATAACCTTTTCTACTAATGCATCAGACTTAATAGCATCTTCTCCATAGTTATTGTCATACAAGTTACGTTTTAAGTCTGTTACTAGCTGTTTATCAAAGATAATACGCAAGTTACCAGTATTGCCATATCGGTGTTCTACTCGATTATCAAAAGCATTTGAGGTTAAAATAGTATTTACTAGACCCTTTGCGATATCATCAAGGGGGTTAATGTCTACTTGCTTACCTAATTCCTTTTTAGTAAATAAGCCTACTCCTAATTCTGTAATCTTTGAGTATCCTTTATCAGATATCGTAGCCGTTAACCCTGAATCCGTAATTGTCAGCCCTTTGAAATGGATTAAATTAGCCCCATCAATAATTCCTTCTTTGTCGTCATACATTATAATATTACTTCCTTTCCTTAACATGTTAAGGATAACATGTATAGTATTCATTGTCAACACTTACTTAAAATTAATTTTAGGAGTTGTCATGTGTTACTTTAGCAGCCGCCGCACTAGCAATGGCACCAACTAAATCATCAACAAAAGTATTAATTCTGGTGTCATCTGTATCCAAATCTTTGATGACGCCCGTTTTTACTTTATCTACCATTCCAAAGGAACTCACACCAATTAATCCATATAGTTGACTAATTGATACGCCCAATACTTCATCTACAGCAAAGACGCCCAAATCATTGCGAATGATAGATAATAAGGGTTCTTTAATCAAGTTATCCTGTGCTAATCGGTCTAATTCTAAGCCAGTCATAGCTAAATTTAGTATATCACGCTTGTGCATTACTGTAGTAACTGCTGTTAAACACTCATCTACAGTCAAAGTAGGGATATACTTGTATTCTAATTGGTAGGCTATATCAGCCATGTCATTTAGAGAAACACCTAGTTCGCTTAGCCTTCCTACTACAAACTTATATGCTTTTGAATCTGGATATTTCATGCCTCTATCCATTAGAACCACCAGCTGCTGGCTTATTGAGTTCTGCGTTAAGCATCCAAATTGTCTTTTCAACATACCCAAGATACTGTTCTACCTGACTGGTAGTAACCACATCACCGGCATCGCTTGCTCCGCTATGCAAGTTATTGTAAGTGTCGTCCAACACTTCAAAGATATCTACTAATTGTTTTACTGAATCGTTTGTGTCATCATTATATACTGATGGTACATCATTCATAGTTGTCTTCTGAATAACTTGGTTTAAGCTCGTAAGGGGCATTCCCCCAACTTGGATAATTCGTTCTGCAATCCAGTCCGTTTCTTCAAATAATTCTTCCAACATCCCATCAATTAATGGGTGGTCAGTTAAGAAACGAGAGCCACGCATCAGCCAATGAATAGCCCAAGCCGTTTCATGTGCCTGTTGAAGGTTGGCTTGGGTTACTTGTAGCATATTAATATATTCATTACTATAACTTTTCATTGATTATTTTCTCCAATCTTTTAACTCTGTTCATTAAATCATTATTCTCTTGCTGTAACTTGTCTATTAAATTTAGTTTGTCTACAACTTCTTTTGATAGGACTTTTTCTCCGATAATCCCATCTTCAAGAATGGTACTTTTGTCTATTACAGTTTGTTCTGGAATATCAGCAGTTCTTGTCGCTGCAATAATCCGTTCTGGAATACCAGCAGTTCTTGATGATATTAGTTTATTGTCCATAATAACACCCCTTTTTATATCTATATGTATATAAATAGCACTTAATATGTGTATGCTATTTATATGACCAAGGTTTAGATGAGAGCTGGCTAATAGTTAATTAGTTGTTGTGAATTTGATTATATGGATTATATCCAGAAAGTAAGTCTGAAATCATTTCCTTCATACCTTCTAGGTTGCTAATAACATAGTCCATATTATCATTGGATTTTAAACCGCTAACTCCTACTGATGAGAGCACAATATATATACTAGTTTTAGCCATATCTGCATACTTCTTAATCGGCTCCAGTAGCTCTGATTCACCAGCGTCTAGCTTGTATTCCTTTGAATAGCTAAACATATTGTAAATAATATCCGACAGCCGATTCTTCTCACTGTCAGTAAAAGTAATATCATATTGACTATCAGATGTTTTCGTGTTATATGCTACTAGTGTTCTTTGCACTAGCCACCCAAAGTTATAGTATATAGCCTTCAAGATGTTACAAGCACTATTTGCTTGGTCGTCGGACCTAGAGGCAACTTTGATTGCGTCTAGCTGAATATCTCTTTTTCTCGCCATCTTAAATTGAAGACTATCTAAAATTACTACTTTTTGCTTGGCTATTTTACTCATACTTACATTACCTACCTTTTATTTTTATATGCGGTACAACTCCGCTATATGTACCCTCAGCATAAAAGAACAGCTCCATAGATATGTCATGCTTATAATGCACACCTTTCAAGGGAATTACAAGACTTGTATTTAAGGTTCTAAATATAGAGGTCTCAGTATATTTACCTCGCTTTTTTAACGACTTCCGCAATGGATTTACGTAATGTCAACGACATTGGTATAGTTTACAACTGCTAAGTCCTTCGACATAACATTATTCTATGTATGCCCAACTATGGCATGGGCCAGCCGTTTTAACAGTTGCTGGTTATAAAATAACATGGAAAGAAAACACCCAGCCGTTTTACTTTATTGAAATTAAGCTACAAGCTCCCAACCAGACTCGAACTGGCATTACTAGATTGGAAATCTAGTGTGTTAGCCGATTACACTACGGGAGCATTAAACGTAAGAAAAAGCGTCCAAACCCTTTAAGTTATGTCAAACATAAAATCCTAATAAGGTTTATGTCTCATAAGCCGTTATGCCACTTACACTGGTTAGGTTGGGCGTTTACACTTAGTATATAGTAACCAACTATAAGACGCATTTTATGCCTCGTACTAGAATTGAACTAGCGACTTCTGTTTACAAGACAGATGTTTTACCACTGAACTAACGAGGCATTTTACATCAAAGCTAGGATTCGAACCTAGATATCCGGATTTGGAGTCCAGCAGTTTTCCAGTTAAGCTTACTTTGATATAGTCCCCACTTGGGCCACATTTTCAGGAGGTGCGTGGGGTGCAATTGCGTGTGGGGTCGGATAAGCAGACGTCACTTATCAGGACTAGCAGTCAGATATAAAGCCTCTGCCGGGCAATATGGCAACCCCCAACCATATTAATTCCAGTTTAGTGACTTACTTAGGTCAATGTGCTTGGTATGGATTTGCACCCTACACGACTTGTTATAGATGGCTTAGACACGGATATGGTCTTGCCAGACTAACTCCACGGCAGAATTACTATCCATCTATTTTTGAAGGGCAGTAGCTACTCGGATACATTTATGTGTCGCCATTTACCGCTACCTTATTCCAACCCTTTGTCTATCTGCCATAGCGTCTACTATTCCGCCACAAGCACACGTTAGAATGCTAAATATCCTTTGACTGTCGCTGGCCATGCCGTCTTTTCATCGCTCTCAAACTACTATTGATAGCTTCCTACACTATCTCACTAACTATAATTCGGCTTCGCAGATATATAACTGGTAGTTTATTGACTTGCCTAGGTCAATTACTAATCTTTGGTACACTTATTTATCGACCTGAATTACTTCTCCGTCCATTTCAATTTCGCCTTCTTGATGTTCATTGTAAAACAAGCTTTCTAATGAAGGATAAGTTCCATAGATATGTCATATGGTTAATGCATACCTTTCGGGGGAACTACAGAATTTGTTATAAAAACTTCTTATAATAGTGACTCCAGTATATTTACCTTGCTTTTTTAATGACTTCCGCAATGGATTTACGTAATGTCTATTGCGAGTGGCAGGAGTCGAACCTGCTATTTAAAGGTTATGAACCTTTCGTGATTTTCCGTTTCACTCCACCGCAATGTGCCCGATAGGATTCGGACCTACGACCCCCGTGGCTTCAACACAGTGCTCTACCAACTGAGCTACGGACACCTAAATTTATGAATGGACCTAGTTGGATTCGAACCAACATTTTACAGATTTTGAATCTGCTATCTCTGCCAATTGGATTACAGGTCCTTAATAAAAGAATATATACTTAGGGACAACCTATTAGGTATTTTTAGGCAGTGAAATGATACCAATTCATTTCAGTGGACTACTAAGACTAGTATAGTTCGTAGCCAGCCAAGAGTAACTTACATCATTAATTCTATGGCCTGTACAAGCCCAATTAAAGATACGTCCTACTTTTTACTAGACCTTCTTGACACTTTTAATATCCTTTTAATACCCTCTGTGGGATTCGGACCCACACTTGATAGATTTTAAGTCTATTGTCTCTGCCAGATTGGACTAAGAGGGCAATTTATAAATGCAAGCATATTAATAATTTTATTTATTTAAACCACTTATATGCATTATAATTTATCCTACCGGAGTTGAACCGGTGACATACGCTTCAATGGCGCCGCTCTTCCACCTGAGCTAAGGATAATCGGCTAGATTTAAAACAACCTCTTCGCCTGACCACGTGAATCAAGCTTTTAGAATAGTCCAGATAGATTTTAAATGGTTTGCAAGTCCACTATCACTAGTCGTCCATCTATCCACTTTTTAGTTGTCTTAATACCCTCGGTGAGATTCGAACTCACACTGGATGGATTCTAAATCCACTATCTCTGCCAATTGGACTACGAGGGCATATACGGATAGGGTAGGACTCGAACCTACAAACGCTTTTAATCGTTTCTGGTTTTCAAGACCAGAGGGGTACCATTACCTTTATACCTATCCAAAAGAATGATGTGCAAGCTACACCATCCTACTGCTCAGGCTGGACTCGAACCAGCGACCTTGACATTAACAGTGTCCTATTCTACCCGCTGAACTACTGAGCAATAACATTAATCTATAAATTTTACATAATGGAAAGTGAGGGATTTGAACCCCCGAACCGCTTAACACGATTAGCTCCTTAGCAGGGAGCCACAATCAACCACTCTGTCAACTTTCCTTATTTATAAGTTATACTTACTTCTCCTTCTAATTCAACTTCCCCGTCCTCATGCTCATTTTGAAATAGCTCATCTAACGAGTCATAATGAGGAGTTTGCTGTGCATAAGTTCCTTCTTTGCCATAATTACTAATTATAGCTAAGCTATAAGTGTTATCTTTACCTTTTGCGACTGCACATACGTCTCCATTAATTCTGTTAAAAATCATTTCGTTAGTGTATTCAGTAACTTTTTTATTCATATCTGATTTCTCCTTTTATAATATACATTGATACTCGTACCCGGGATTGAACCGGGGACCCCTCAATTATAAGTTGAATGCTCTGCCTCTGAGCTATACGAGTGTATTTACATGAATTATGCTGTTAATACTCCTAGAGGGAGTCGAACCCACATTGTTAAGTAGATTTTATACTTACCGGGTATACCGGCCACACTACCGTTGTGCTATAGGAGTGTATTAAGTGGCTAGGAAGACTCTAAGAAGGAACCACTAATAATAGTTGCTACACAAGCGGAGCTCGTGTCAGGTGGCTGGCCTTATCTTATGCACCCCACTATTACGTGGGAATCAACAACTATTCCTTTAGTCTCATTTTCAAAACCTCAGCCAGGGGGTAGAGACATCAATATTTTGCCTGCTTGAAAGGGGTGGCAATGCGTCCTGACAGAATCGAACTATCATCTCATGATTAGGAATCATGTGTCTTATCCTATTAGACTAAGAACGCATATAGGGGAGTACACCCCTACAAAGTTAGGATAATAACATATCACTTAGTTAGTTAAAATTAAAATTACCAACCATAAATTATTAATTGGTAATGCATCCTGTGAGACTCGGACTCACAACCTACGGCTTAGAAGACCGTTGCTCTATCCAGTTGAGCTAAGGATACATAATATAGATTAACTTGGTTTTCGCTAACCTATACATATTATTATACCACACTTTTTAGCATTTGCAACATTTATTTAGAATTTATTTTTATTAATTTTATCTAAAAGTGTGTCATTTCAATCATGTATACACCTTTAGCAGTTAGACTGTTTTTGAGGCTTTAGCCCCACAGGTATGTCATTTTAACCCTGTACATACCTATCGTTGAAACAGATTATCAAGACTCCTTGCTCCATAGGTATGTCATTTAGAACATTTACATACCGTACCGGACAAGCGCCAGCGTGGGAGGATAGCTCCATAAGTATGTCATTTAGAGCATGTACATACCTATTCTAAGCAATCTGCTTGAGTATTATCAGCTCCATAGGTATGTCATTTAGAGCAGGTACCTTCACGGTATACTCTTCTAAACATTTCTATGCTCCAGAGGCATGTAATTTAGAACACGTACATACCTATTGCGTCCTGCCATAATAGCAGCGGTGTGCTCCACAGACATGTCATTTAATGCATACCTTTCAAGGGAACTACAAGACTTGTATTTAAGGCTCTAAATATAGAGGTCTCAGTATATTTACCTTGCTTTTTTAATGACTTCCGCAATGGATTTACGTAGATGTCATTTGCTTATGTATTAAGAATACCATAATTGATATTCTTTGTCAACACTTATTTAAAATTTATTTTAATTATTTTTTGAAAGCTTCATCTCTAATGTTTTTAGCCGCATTGATATCACGGTCATGAATAACACCACAGTTAGGGCACGCCCATTCACGGTCTCCTAAAGTAAGTTTATCCGCTCCTTCTAACCGATATCCACAGTCATTGCACGTCTGAGATGAAGGATAGAATCTGTCAATCTTCTTGACTTCTTTATCATACCAATCAGCCTTGTACTGTAGCTGACGAGTAAATTCATATAGTGATACATCTCCAACAGCTTTAGCTAGCTTATGGTTAGCCATCATTCCCTTAACGTTCAGGTCTTCAATAGCAATTTTATCATAATTAACAATAAGATACTTGCTAATATTATGCAGATATGCCTTGCGTTGGTTTTGTAAACGTTCATATACTTTAGCACGCTTAATCTTAGCTTTAACCCTACCCATACTACCATTTTGTTTACGGGCTAAAGCTCTATCAGCTTTAATAAGCTTCTTTTCACTCTTTTTGATAGCGTGCATATTAGAAAACTTTTTACCATCACTAGTAATGACAAAGTCTTTAATTCCCAAGTCTAATCCAATGGCTTTATCAGTGTGATAATCAACATTCTTAAAATGGTCATCAGGCACTTCAAACCCAATTGATACATAGTATTCACCAGACTTTGTCATTGAGACAGTTGCTGAGATAATTCGGCAATCATCTGGTAATAGCCTGTGTAATACAATCTTAATTGGTGAAATCTTAGGAAGCTTAATATGGTCATCCTCTAGTCTAATACTTTTTTCACCTTTGTGAACTCTAGTCTTATAAGACCATGCACATTTATGATAGTTTTTAAACTTGGGGAATCCTACCTTTTGATGTTTCTTAATTCCTCTAAAGAAGTTTTGATATGCTTGGCTTAAATTTGTTCTTGCATAGTCCAAACAATTGTTATCACAGTCTTTTAAAAAGTAGTTTTCTGGCTTGTTTTTAACCCAAGTAACTAGCTTTAATTTAGACTTTCCTGTTTCTTCATATTGCTGTTTGGCATCAGCTAATAAAGTGTTATAAACAAATCTAGCTCCATTGATGTTTTTCCAAATTAGTTCTTGTTGTTCCTTATTTGGGTAAATCCTATATTTATGTGCATAATTAATCATGTAATTTCCACTCTTTTCTTTAATTGTTAATTTAATTCTATAGTTATCCCAACATTGCTCCATAGATATATCATTTAGAGCATGCATATACCTCTTTGAGGCTTTAGTTCCATAGTTATGTCATTTCAATCATGTACATACCACACAGCACTTTGGCAAGCAAGTTGTTTATGCTCCAGAGGTATGTCATTTATAGCATGTACATACCCAACCTAACAGGTAACCATTGGTTTGTACTTATAATGCATACCCTTCGAGGGAACTACAGAATTTGTTATAAAGTTTCTTATAATAGTGACTCCAGTATATTTACCTTGCTTTTTTAACGACTTCCGCAATGGATTTACGTAATGTCATTTTCTTATGTATTAAGAATATCATGATTGATATTCTTTGTCAACACTTATTTAAAACTAATTTTTATTTATGGTTTAAATCGCCCTCAAATAAATCTTTTGAGTATAGAAGTTTGGTAGCTAGCGTAGATACTTTGGTATTAGCTAAACTAACATCAGATTCGACTGATTTGAGTTGCCCCTCCAATCCAGACTTCTTTAAAGCTAGCAAATCAATCTGTTTCCGATAACTGTTAATCTCTGAATTGACTTTAGCAATGTCATCCTTAATTCCTTTAATTTTAACTCCAGACTTAGATTTAACATCTTGCTGGTTAGCTACTGCTCGTTGCAGTGCTGTGATTAGTGACCGCTTGATTGTTTCGTTTAAATCTTCATACTCAATTCCAAAGTCAACTTTAAACAAAGTAATGATAGTATCTTTTTCAAACACAAACACTAAATCATTTAATAAATAGTAATCACTTGTAGTGTGGTTCTTTCCAAGTTGACCACGAAATACGAAATCAGCGTTTGTAAAAGATTTCTTGATATCCTTAACTACCTTATCTGAGTTATCTACTAAATACCGTTTGATTTCTTTATCATCAGTAATACCATTCATCCGTTCTACCCATCGTGACTTTGCATGTTGGGATACAGTTACTTCTACGGCTTCTTCATTTGCCATATTAATTACCTCTTTCCTTATTGAATAAACTTAGTTTACTACAACCTGAGCAGGCTGTCAATATTTATTTAAGATTAATTTTATAGTCATTTATGTATTAAAAAAGAGAGCTATTATACTCTCTTTTAAGCTGGTTTTATATTTAGTAATTAGTTAACGCCCAGGGTGACATAGAATCGCCAGCATTGTGATATAATTTAACAGCATTGTCAATTTGTGATTGCACGCTACCTGTACCACCATATAATTGCTGGAATAATCCCCGAGCTGTTGAGGATGGGTTAGCAGCATCAACTTGCCAGTTTGATTCACGAGTAATAATTGCATCCCATGTTGATGCAGGGACTCCTGTGCGTGACTGCATCTGGCTCAATACTGCTTGCTTTTCACTGTCTGCTAGTGTTCCGTTAGACGTGTTTACACTAGACCCAGTATAACTAGACTTCGGTGTGCTTGAAGCACTCTTAGCAGGCTGTACAGAGCTCTGAGACGATTGTGTGGACTGTGAAGCTGAGCTAGAACTGGATTGTACTGGCTGGCTCACTGCTGAGCTCGATTGGCTTTCCTTAGAGGATTGATTAGTTTGACTAACCGGTGTCGTCTTAGCTCTAGTTTCCTTAACCGGTTGTGTATTTTCTTGCTTAACTTGTGCTGATTGAGTATTAACTACCTTACCAGCTTCGTTAACCTTAAGTTTATCCCCAACAAAGATAAGATTAACGTTTTTTAAATTGTTATCTTTCTGAATTTGACTAACAGTCGTCCCATTAGCTAAAGCAATTTCTGAAACCGTATCGCCGGCTTTAACAGTAACGGTGGATGCTTCTGCAACCGCCCCTAATGATAAACCAGCTACTACAGCACCGACTAAGCTAAGGGACTTGATACTTTTTCCAATTTTAATAATAAAAGACTTCTTTCTTTACTTATATTTGAGCACATTCCTATGCCCTTTCAACTTAATGTAACCATCTTATCACAGAAACCAATACAATGGTATAACAATATGATTACAAATGTGTTACATATGCCACAATGCCATTAAATCCACATATAAGCTCATATAGCGTATTGTAATAATGTAGGGTATAAATACACTAGGTATACTTTAAAATGCTCATATAGCTCCATATGGAGCTCACAGACACATTGTAGAGCCAACAAACGTCTATGTGTACCAATAAAACATCTAGTATGTATCGTTTACAAGTGTAAACCAGTGCCATACCTTAATATTAGTCCATATAAAAGCATATAAGTATACTATTAGGGTTAACCCTTATTTGATACCATTATACTTTACTAAAAATAATGGATATTGTTCTAATGCTATCAGCTGAAAAGCTGACAGCGCACGAGAGCGGTGCAGTCCGCTCGACTCAGGAGGCTGAAAGCCGGGGCTCTAGAGCCCAGATAAGTGGTTTTCTTATCTAGTATATACTTTCATATAGGATGAAGAAAACCACTTCATCAAATCAAAACCTATGTATTGAAGAAAACCACTTCAATCCACCAGCGAGCCAGCGCTGGAGCTGGTTACCTCCAAAGACCGGAGGCAACACATCCATAACTTTGTGATAATAAATATTCTCAAATTGGTACTTAATTTATATAAAGTTTACACAGGGTTAGCTAAGGGCTGTAGCCCGTGCTATCACTGGGTTTTGATGTATCACACTCTACAGATAAATCAGTAGACTGTAATACATACAGTTCACTGAAAAAAGTCTTGTTTCACCTACTACAAACGTTTTAATATCAACGTTTATATCACATTGGTACCCTGTGATTACTGTTTGTTATAAATTTGTTGGTAATCACAGGTATCCGTGATATAATGAAGTCATAGGAAGTGAGGAATCCAACAA